TACAGATTATGTATCGAACTGAATCAGAACCTAAAACTAGAAGTTCTAATGGTGTACTTGGTGTAGATTTCAATAAAGGATTTATAGTAGTTAGTGAAATAGACGAGACGGGTAAATTACTAAATGTTAATCGATTTCATTACATACACAAAGGAAAATCCGGTGTGACTAAGAATTCCATGCATCATCTGGTAAATGAGTTAGTTGAATTGGCAGTGAAGGCTGGAAAAGATATTGTTATCGAAGACTTAAAATCTTTGAATAAAAACAAAAAAGAGAAGACTGAACGAAAACACTACAACCGAATGATTAATACCTTAAAGTTTGGTAGATTCAGAGACTTCTTACAAACAAGATGTGATAAATTAGGTGTTGGTCTATCACTAATCAATCCATACAACACATCCAAAATAGCATCAAATAAATATTGTTACAGCATGAAGTTAAATATACATAGCGCTGCAAGTTATGTTATAGCTAGACGTTTTTATAACTTAGACTAATAATATTTAGACCTATGATACATAATGTAGACTAGATACGAAGTTATGTGAAATCAAGGTTTTAAACATTAGTGGTTTTGGTTGTAATTATTGACTAGAAATAGTTATAACTTCAAAACTTAATATATAGTAACCGTAACGCTATTTATTTGAAATAATAAGAAAGGAAAAGTTACTTATTTGAATACTATTCAAAGGTATTTGGGTAATATTAGATAAGTTTAACTTTACGGTGAAGGATAATGAGTCTCATTAAAAAGAAAGTATATGTCACGCAAGAAATGCATGACAGTATGTTGGCGTCATTTAAAAGTGCGTATATCGCGATTGGTATTGTTGCGACAATTCTCGTGCTGCTAGCATTATATTACCATATTAGGTACAAACGAGCTAGTGGTTCAGAAGATATCAACAAATACAAAGAGTTGAGGCTCAACTCAGCGCTATTTCTAATACCATGTGCTGTTGCGAGCTTCTTGAGCTTAGGCTTTTATCCAACACAAGTTGGTGGTGAAGAAGGTTACAAAGATGTGCAACTCACCGACCTTAAAGGTATCGCACACTTTGACGGACAAACACTGAAAATAGACCCTCTACCAAGTGATTACTCATATACGAATCACCGTATCGACCCTGCTTCACCACAGGTGTTTGAGGTTTATCTTGGCAAAAATGGTTCATCAAATGCGACAGTTATAGTGCTTGGTGAAGAAACAAGTGTGCCAAATAATGACCTATTATATCTCAAAGATTAGGGATACTAAGTATCCCTAATTCATCCGACTCTTGTACCCGACAATTGTGCGCCTACTGCGAACTATAGTTGGGGATTATTGTTGGAAGAAAGGAATATATGAACCACTTAATAGAAAAAAGTGAACTAATCACTAACACTATGTCTGACGAAGTAACTCAAACAGTTCTTCGTGCATGGTCACCACTCGTATATACGTGTCTCGGTGTTACAGCTCTATGCGTACTCATTTTTCTCATATCGCGAAGTTGGCAAAGCCGAGTTGAAGCAGATATCGAAAAACAAAACAGAGACACCCTGTGGTCACGTCTTGAGACCGTGCAGACTATATCACTATCTTTAGCTGTGATACCTTTTGTTTGTGCCGTTATTGTCGGTCTTGGTATTGCGGTTAAGTTGGTATTTAACCGCCCTGGTGAGTCACTTATCTCAAAACCTGCTGAACTAACGGAAATCAGAGATTACGCGGAATACAAAGGTGACCAACTCATCATTCAACCACTTCCCAAAGGTTACAGCTACAGAGAAAAGTCATACGACGCTAATTCTACGCACCATTTCTTTGTGGTAGATAGATACGATGATTATTTCATCTACGGGTCGGTTTCGTACGGCCCTAGAGCGAGCTATGAGCCTCGAGTTGTGGGGCGTGTTCCTCGCGACCAGATGGAGAGTTTACGAACCACGTCTTAGCCAATTTGTATACACAAATTGGCTTTTTACGGGGTAAACCCCGTACCCCATAAATCTCATGAAATTGAATACGAAAGGTTGTGCCAAAATGAAAGAATATAAGATATTAATCGAGTACGGTGACTACAAAACTCTTTACGTTGGAACATTACACGAATTTTGTACTTATTATAATTGCGACGCTCTGACTATTGATGAGCTCCTACCTGTTATTAAGCGTGTAGACAACGCGGATAGTGTTACACAAGTTGAGTTAGATAAAGATGTTAAATATATCGCAGATTTATTAGGTTGCGAACGTGAATATGTGAAATTCAAAACAGAATTAGACAAAATGGTGAGAGATTAGAGGTGAATAACATGATAGCATTTTACGGTAAAAACTCCCCGTACTCTAATTTCCACTATGTGGAATTTGAATATAAGGGATACAAAGTAACAAGCTCAGAACAAGCGTTTATGCTGGAAAAAGCATTGATGTTTGATAAGAGTATGGTCAAACCCATACTCGCTACAACTGACCCTAGAGCGATTAAAAGATTAGGTCGCAAGGTGAGAAACTTCGATGAGAAGAAATGGAATAAGGTCAGATATGACATTATGGTCGATATACTGCTCGCTAAATTTAGCAATGAACCATTAAAATCACAACTCCTAAGTACAGGTGACGAACTCATGGTTGAGGCGTCTCCAAACGATAAAATTTGGGGCGCAGGTCTTGCGATAGGTGACGCGAGACTTAATTACCCGAACTATTATCCGGGACAAAACCTATTAGGTAAAGCTCTAATGGAAGCTCGTACATGGCTTAGAAATATGTAATGAGGATAAACATGGAAACAATAGACAAACTTAAGAAACTATACGCTGACACTAACTACACGCCAAATAGATGGGAAAACGACCTAGGTGTGACTTATGCGTTATTTAGTGAGCGTGACAATAATTCTATTAATATAGAAAATGAAGAGACAGTAGACGCTATTGCGGATAACTTTGATGAGTTCAACACTCTGCTAGGCGTAATGCCTGAGACACCGCATTTTGTGGTCTACGATACTGCTTGGATTTTTAGGTCTCTGTCATGGTACAAATACGACACGGTCATTATTATTGTACCGACAGAAGGTAAATATGAACTTACGGTGAGTTGTGAGCTCATGGTACGTGACCACGAATCTTACAGTATTACGTATCACGATGTTGGACTAGAAGATTTGACCGAAACAATAGTCAAACTTAGAGGTCAGACCATCAGGTTTGCCAAACAAAACAGTAAAGAATTTGAAAACACATTCGGAAAACCCGAATCTGATTTTTAGAACTTGTATATACAAGTTGGAAAGGTGGAATAAAAATGGAAAATCATATACCTGGAACAATGATGTTACTAACGGTGAAGAACTCTGATAAATTTCTTAGCGAAGTCAAAAGTCTTGGCGGATGTCGCCAAGCTATAGAAGCGTGGATTGATGATATGAACAAACAATTTGAACCTTATAATTTTCAGGTGAGTTATCAACAGTTTTCAGAAAGATTACACATATCTAGAGTCGACTCTGACAAACATCCGTTTGTATATGACGGGGACACAAGAACGAGTCATCACATCATGTCTACCGTACAAGACGTATATAAACTTAGAGAGTGTCTACCAACTCTTATCGACTTATTAAAACTCGTAAAAGAACATCCAGAGATGTTCAAACATATCAAATTAGATATTCCGAACAGTTGTGTAACACTTGAAAGATGTACAAGTATCGGTAAGGTGCGAACTAAACTAACTATTATGGCTAGTCTTGATACTATGCGAGACACAGAAGCTAAATTGACACTAACCGTTGATGAGCTTGATTATAGAAATGGTAATCATGAGTTCACAACAGAGTACCTAACACCTGTTGTTGAGACGTTTTTCGAAAACGTAGAAAGCGTAGACAACCTAGCTGAGTGTGTTAAGACTCTTGCAATTAATCTGAACGAACAAGCTATGAGAGAATCAATTCTTCTACGCTTATATAAATAGAAAGGTGCGACAATGGATTTAAAAGAAATACTTGAAAAAGAAAATGAATTAAAAGACGAATTAGCTAAGCTGCAAAAATTAAAATCTAAAATCACAGACTCTAACATTGATTGGGATATGTTAAATGAAATTAACAAAAAACTTGACAAATACGGAGTTACACTAACTATTAATATCCGTGGGGAATTATATACTTTAACATTTGAGGCTCGCAAACATAGATTATACCACGACGCATATGATGAGAAAAGTCTAAATAAAATACTCGTTTACACTCACGAGAATATTGACACTCTTTGCACTATACTAGACTGTGTTAAAGACTACACGCTAACTCGCTTATGGGTGTTTTGTGTAGGTGACATATATAAAATATTCGTAACAGCCGCTGATGATGACAGAATATTAGAAGCGACTATGGAAATCGCGTACTCTGAAGGTGAGTGCAACATTAAAATACAAGACCGACGTGATTTGGTTATTGTACCTCAAGGTCGTTACGTTCGTGATGTATATCACAGCATTTTAAGTGACGCGAGTCATACTATCTCAGAGTGCTTCACATATGACAAATCAGATGTTCCTATCGATGAGTTACCCGAGGCGGTTGATATAGCACGTAAACACGTTAGCGACGTGGTCGCTGATAATGTAATCACGCACTCTAGTGCTAAATTAGAATTATTGGGGGAATTAGACTAGAACCAGTCTCGGCTGGTTCTTTTTTTACCAAGGGAGGTCTGAGAAAGCCTGGGATTTTAATCCTGGGATGAATCAGTACCGTTAGTGATTCTTACTGTTATTTCTTGACTTTATCCCTTTCTTGTGATATAATATAAGTATAATATAAGAAAGGAGAGTGTCTCATGAGAGCATCTACACCAAGTTTTGTGGTTTCGGTAAAAGTTCATTTACCTAAACAGATAGAGAATCACTTAGAGAAGAGTTTTAATATTACCAATAGTGCTTATAATGAGGTGCTCGGCTTAGGTCTACGCAGACTTAAAGCGATGCGAGCTAACCCGAGATATCAAGAGCTGTTAGAAGCTCGCAGGTCTTTAGCTGAGAGTACTCAGCGACTTAAAAAGCCCAAATGTTTAGCTTGGCAACTCAAGCTATACGATAAAGCGCTATATAATCTACGGTTAGATTACGCATTATCAGAGTTTAGTTTATCTAAACACCTCACAAATCGTAGAAATGAGCCTAACTCTCCTTACCAACATTTAAGCTCTACAGAACTTCAAGTTATCGCAAAAGATGCTTATCAAACTCTCGAGAAAGTTATATTCTATAAGGTTAAACCCCATAAGGTGCGATTTAGAAGTAAATACAACTTAAACGCGAGCTTCAGAAACAAAATGAACAACACAGGTACCCGTATTATACAATCAGAAAAGACTGGTGTAGCTTATACACTCTATCTTCATAAAAAGAGCACCTTTGTTGATATTTCTACAAAAGCATTTAATGAATATCAACAGCTAAGCTTGATGAGAGCTGAGAAAATTAAATATGTCCAAATAGTTAGAAAAACAATTCGAGGAAAGAGAATGTATTACCTACAGATAGTCTGTCAAGGATACCCTTCAGCTAAGACGACTAAAGGTAAAAATACGGTAGGGATTGACCCAGGTGTCTCAACTATTGCTTACGCTTCACAAGAAAGTGTTGAACTAGTCGATTTAGTACCTGAGAATGTCACCTCTCGTGAGAAACTCATCAAATCACTAGACAGAAGGATTGAACGGAGCCGGCGGGTAAATAACCCTGACTGTTATCACTCAAACGGTACAATTAAGCGTGGAGTCAGGTTCAAGCGACCTACAAATAGAGCTAAAAGACTAATTCTAAGACGCCAGAAAGCGTATAGAAGTTTAACTGAGGAGAGACTTAAACTCCAAGGCGAGCTTGTTAACCGAATAGTCTCTATGGCTTCTATTATTCGAATGGAAGACCTGAACGCTCGAGGACTTCAAAAGCGAAGTAAAGACATTCGTATAAATCCAAAGACTAATAGACCATATAGTAAAAAGCGCTTCGGGAAAACTATTCTTAGAGCCGCACCTAGCTATTTTAGAGAGGCTCTTAAGACCAAAGCTAACATGTTAGGTATCATCTTTGAGATTATAAATCCGAAAAAGGTAAAGCCTAGTCAATATAATCACCTAACGGAAAGTTTTGAGAAGAAAACTCTTTCAACTCGTATGTTTGACTTGTCTAGCGAATGGACAGGTGTACAGCGAGACCTCTATTCAGCATTTCTAATTGGACATATAGAAAATGGTCGATATGACCAGACTATCTCACAAGAATTCCCAAACTTCTATCTGAAGATGAAGGAATTTCTAGCAAAACAAAAACCAAGTCGTCTAGACTGGTACTTAAAATAATGTCAGGGTGTGACTTAACCCCGCGGGACTGACGCTCCTGCGTTACTGCACAAGACTTAGACTAATGTCTTTGAAACAGATAAGTTCTTAATGAAACAGACAATTTCTTATGAGCTTATCCATCTTGTGAAACTTCCAACGCTTAGACACATACCGAGATTGGGTCTTTACCCAAAGCAGGTCATTGTCATTTAGACAGTCATCTTTGTTGAAGGTGAGTTCTAAGCACACTTACTTAGTAAGTTGGAATCCTGGGATTTTAATCCCGGGAGGACGTCAACAATTTTAGTCAATTTGTATACACAAATTGACTCGATGGGGGTAGACCCCCATACCCCTTAAATCTTTTGAATTTAAACAAGCGAGGTAATTGACATGGACAACTTAAAAACTAGAGAACAAGAATTAATCAAAGAATTAGCCGACGTACAAAAACAAATTAGACTGGGAAAAGATGTGAAACAGAAAATCTATAGAATCGAAGACGTGTTCAGTAACAACGGTCTTCGCATTCGAATCGGTGAGAATGAAATCGAAATTCTAGCTGATGAATATCAAAACTACTATATGACTTATAGATGCTGTAAACTAAATAACATTATACAATTCATGGATAAATATCGTAATACTATTGATTGTGTGTTAGGTTATATGAAAGGTGACCTATTATACCCTGAAGGTTTTTATATTGATGAAGATGAATTTAGAATGAGTTGCATTATTGAACGTCGAGAATTTCGAGGCCAATACACAACTAAAGTGACGTCTACTGGTGAGGTTACTATTGCAGCATATTTAAAACGTAGCTTAGCAAAAGATACTCATAAAACACTGCCTAACGGTGTAGAATACCACCATCATATCGACACAGACGAATCTTTCGAAGAATATTCTTACGAAGTGGTAGTCGCCGAAGCAGGTGAAGGTGAAGATATGACATTGTACGATTATATGGTAGCTCTTGATGAGGTGACAGACAAATTATATGCAACAGTTGACAGAGGTGTAAAATGTTAAATATATTCAAGAAAAACGAAAAGTTAACCGAAGTACCACCAGACTTAAAACAAGAAGAACAAAGACTCCTACAACAACTAGAAGAAGTCCGCGAACGTATGAAGTTTGAGTCGGTTCAAAATAGAAATACCGACCATATCGAACAAGCATTTAAAGACGCTGGATATGAATTCAGTCTGAGTCCTCACCCAGCAATGTGGGATAAACTTTATATACTATCGATAACAAATATAGAAACACAGCGAATAATCACAAGAACACCTTATAATGCGGATAACCTAGACGCAGCTCTAAACTACTTGGAGCAAAACTTAGACGTTGTAATTTCACTATCCAAACCGCATGAGTTAGACGGTATGTATCTGAACAATGACAGTATCACAGTAGTACGTGAGATTGACTATAATTCGTCTCGAAACTCATGGTACGGTACATGTAAAGCGTCTCTTATCGATAACAAAGCTGTGATTACCATTGAACTTGAACATTATGTTCCGACGGATGAAGAGGTGAAATTTCCAAACGGTGTAGTACGCGGTATGTATACAGATGCTGGACATGCACCAATAATTGCGTATAAGATATATCGAGACGGTGTAGATACTGACAATATCAACGAAGTCATAGAAGATATGTATAAGACATTATGTGAGACAATTAAAGAAAATGATGAGTAGATGATATCTCCGACTACTCTCCCATTTTAATAAGTGAGGTGGATACGATGAATAAAAGATTACACGAGACAAGAAAATCAATTATGGAGCGACTTATGCGTGACCCGAATATTGATGTGAGTTGTAAAATAATCATAGAAGAGGTATACAACCGCTACTTGGATAGTGACAATTTATGGGAATATTTCTATACACTAGTCGAAATTGCAGAACTAAAAGTTGGTGACTATATCCCAGAAAGTTACCACGAGGCAGCTTACCCAACTACTGACGGTTACTTACTAATTTTCTGTGTCCCTGAACTTAATGACGACGGGCACGATTGTAATTTAATGTTAGAAATAGTGTGTGATGAGCGCTATAAAATTAGAGAAATATATTGTATTCATTAGACGGAGGAAATCATGCTAGACAAAAAGAAAATAAAAGAACTAGAACAAAAGTTAGAGACAATTAGTGAAGAGATGATTGCGCTTGAAGACGCCAAAATTGAAGCTGAAAAAGAACTCGACAGATTAAGTCGTGATACAAGTATCGAACTACCTGAGCCAGGAACTATGTTTTATAGTGTTCTTGATAGCGGTGAAATCTTTGAGTATGAGTACGACAGGGAATATAGTGACGGCGCTTATCTTCTCGGTAGACTATTTGAAACTGAAGACGAAGCTCATCGCGAACTAAGAGTTCGACAAATCACATTCCAAATCAAGAAATGGGCTGAGTCCCATAACGACGGTTGGACGCCAAATTGGAGTGACGGCGCAGAATACAAGTGGTACGTAATGTACGACTCAACGTATAATTATTTGACAACTCAATCTACAGTTGATGAAGCGCATAGCCCAGAGACAATTTACTTTAAAGACGGCGGAATAGCACAAAAGTGTATTGAACTATTTCGAGACGAATGGTTTGAACTATTTGGTGCTCCAAAAGTACATAGAAAAAGGTAACGTTACCTATTTTCGTAACACTTTGTATACGACAATTGTGGACTACAGATTTGGTTAGTCGACAATTGTCGTACTAACTTATATACTAGAATCTAAAATGACATAAGAAAGGAATTAGCAATGAAGACATTTGAGTTTCAAACACTCGCTAATCTGTTAGGTGAAAACATGAAGGAATTCCAAACACAAACAATGACCGACTTACTAAACGAACATCTCAGAAAAGCTGGTCTTGACTATAAATTTGAGTGTGTTGTAACAAGTACCGAAAGTGGTAGAGAGTGTACTCTGTGCCTTGTTGAAGACGTGGAGTATGTAAAACACGAAGTTATCGCCGAGTTCACTACAGAATATATCGACATAATAATCAATATGCTTTGGACAAATCTAAAACACATCGAGAAGTGGATTACCCTACTTAAAATACACGAACACTTCATGACAAGTGAGAAAGTATGTGTCATCGACCTTGGCAATATGACAATGCGATTTATACACAAAATATACAAAGGTGGTATCCATACTATCGTTCATAGTAACATTAGTTGTACTGAACAAGGTGTTGAGCTCTTTGTGGAACAAAGATATCCGTACGTTGAATTTATAAACGCGTATAAGACAATACATCCTGACGAGATTTGTCGTACACGGGCATTCTCGAGTGACTCTGCAGTTGTAACTGCCGATAACTACTGGACTGTGTACACAGTACTGATTCAACGAATACTTAAAGACGTGAAGTCATCAGACTTCTGGAAGAAATTTGAAGGTAATGTGTAGTTACTAGAATTCGATTAGGGATACTCAGTATCCCTAATTCCTCCGACTTTTGTGCCCGACAATTGTCCGCATCCTGCGAACGTTTGTCAGGTTACTTTTATGGAAACAAACGCCTCAGCCAATTTGTATACACAAATTGGCTTTTTATGGGGCTAGCCCCAAACCCCTACAATCTTTTGAATAAACTTGTGGAGGTACATTCATGACGGCAATTTGGATTATGTTAATGTTTTTATTATTAATGGACGATTCGTTCTAGTCAATTTGTATACACAAATTGACCTTGCATGGGGTAAAACCCCAAACCCCTATATTTTTTTGAATTAACCAAATTTCAATTAAACTGAATTAAATACTAAAGAAAGGATGAGAGATATGACACAGGTAACATTAGTAACTAATTGCTTATTATATGAAGATAAAAATAAGCAGTTATATGACTATTTCGCAGAAATATCACCACTCTTTACTTTCTTAGTACGTAGAACAATCCACCATTTGAAACACGGATTAAATGGTGAGACTCTTAGTCAATACAGAACGCGGTTAAAACAGGAGTACAACTTAACGAATAGATTTGCTAAAACTGTCGTTACGACAGCTCAGAACCTACTCAAACTTTCATCAGCAGCGGGTGAATATTTACATTCCACATATGCTGATAAAATCAAGAAAGTAAACGCTAAAATAATTAAAACGAAAGTAATTTTGAACAATCCGAAAACTAAGACAAATAGGATTAAGAATCTCAAAACAAAACTGTTCTGGCTTGAGATGAAAAAGAACAAACTCACCCAGCGTAAAAACAACGGAGTAAAACCTATGTTAACGTTTGGTACTAAGAAACTACTTAAAAGTGATAAGTCTAAATTCTTAGAGAAAAGGGATAATCAAATTGTTTATGTTGGTGATAAGAACGACTATAAAGGGAACCAGCAGTTTCAATTATTCTATGATAAAAAGTATAATAAATTCACTTATAAAATTAGAGTAGAAAACCAATGCATTAAGGATTCGAAATACATCTATGGTGGGTTTATTGTAAAAGATAATATCGCTAAAAGAGAAATACTCAAAACACTGAGCAATCCAAAATCAAACCCACTCTCATTTAGGATAATCCGAAAGGATAATTTATTATTCTTACAGATTATGTATCGAACGGGGTCAGAACCTAAAACTAGAAGTTCTAATGGTGTAATAGGTGTGGATTTCAATAAAGGATTTGTTACAGTTAGTGAAATAGACGAGACGGGTAAATTACTAAATATTGCGAGTATCAAGTATATACACAAAGGAAATTCTGGTGTGACTAAGAACTCTATGTACCATATGGTAAAAGATTTAGTCAATTTAGCGACAGTATCTGGTAAAGATATAGTAATCGAAGATTTAAAAACTCTGAACAAGAACAAAAAAGAGAAGACTGAACGAAAACACTATAATCGAATGATTAATACCTTAAAATTTGGTAGATTCAGAGACTTCTTACAGACAAAATGTGATAAATTAGGTGTTGGTTTATCGCTAGTGAACCCGTACAACACCTCAAAAATAGCATCAAATAAATATTGTTATGATATGAAGTTAAATATACATAGTGGAGCAAGTTACGTTATAGCTAGACGGTTTTATAACTTAGACTAATAATATTCGGACCTATGATACATAATGTAGACTAGATACAAAGTTATGTGAAATCAAGGTTTTAAACACTAGTGGTTTTGGTTGTGATTATTGACTAGAAATAGTTATAACTTCAAAACTTAATATATAGTAACCGTAACGCTATTTATTTGAAATAATAAGAAAGGAAAAGTTACTTATTTGAATACTATTCAAAGGTATTTGGGTAATATTAGATAAGTTTAACTTTACGGAAGTGTAAAATGGTAAAAATTAACACAGTGAATACCGCTGATTCGTTTCTAAATGATTATTACGAATACGGTATGCACACAATAGAAGATAGAGCTTTAGCCGATGTGCGGGATGGTCTTAAACCTGTGCATCGTAGAATTGTATACGATATGTTAGATTCGAAATTAACATCAAAAAGTAGACCAGCAAAAGTTAGTAAAATTGTAGGGCAAGTTATGGGTAAATATCACCCTCATGGTGATACAGCCATCGCTGGCGCACTTGTTGGACTCTCGACATGGTGGAAAAATCCACTACCAATCGTAAAAGTAAAAGGTAATAACGGGTCAATCTACGGTGACCCTGCAGCGCATGGTAGGTATATCGAAGCAAATCTAACACCTGCAGGAGAAAAATATGGTGAATTCCTCAAGGAAGGTATCGTCCCGTTCGTACCAAACTATGATGAAACAGAAAAGATGCCGACAGTCTTACCAGCACAACTCCCATATCTACTCATCAACGGTTCACTTGGTATTGCCGTTAGTATTTCAGGGTCAATCCCAACCCACAACCCACACGAGGCTGTTAGTGCATTTATTGCGTACGCTAAGAAGCCAAAAATTAAGACCTATGAACTACTTGAGATTATGCCAGGACCAGATTTCCCATCAAAAGGTAGAGTAATTAACCAAGAAGACCTTCTTGAAATATATGAGACGGGTGTTGGTACACTACGACTTCAGGGTCGAATACGTTATGATAAGAAGCAGCACAGCCTGCATATCTATGAGTTACCATACACATTCTCAGGGTCAATGGATAAGTTAGTCGACGAGCTGACAAAAGGGTCAATGGAACGTGTTATCAAAAAGGCAGGTAAAAAAGTTAAGCAACCATCTAAATTCCCAATGATAACCGAGGTTGCCGATAACAGTGGTCGCGACGGAATAGATATCAAGTTATCGCTCGCTAAGGGTGCAAATCCAGACGCTGTCATTCAAATGTTATTCGCAAAAACAAGATTGGAATCAACATATCGATTTGAATTTCTAGCATTAAACAATAATAAAGTCAAGCAATATTCACTAAAATCGTATTTCAAGGAATACCTGGAGTTCCAACACGAAATAGTGAAAAATGAGCACACATTAAAGCTCGCTAGTTTGCAAAAACGTATGAACATTGTCCATGGTTTGCTCATTCTGCAAAATGTTGTGGATGAAGTAATAGCATCCGCGAAAGTGTCAGCATCAAAATCAGAGTTAATCGAGGTGTTAACAACAGGAAAAGTTTTAGATGTACCTAAAAAGTACCACAAGACTATCAAAACATTCCGCTTTAATCAGGAACAAGCTGAACATATAGCAAGTATTGCCATCTACAAATTATCTCGTTTTGACCAACAAGAGCTTGTAAAAGAAGGTCAATCACTCCAAAAAGAGATAGCTCAAGTAGAAGCAATCGTAACTGATGAGAAAAAGCGTCATAAACTAATAATCAAACGTCACGAACAGATGTTACCACAACTACCATCTGAAAGACAGACTGAAATTGTGCAGGAGTCTATAACTAAAGCCCCAACTATCGAGCAAGAAGTTGTTGATGTGTTTGTTGCGATGGATAAATATCAATATGTCCGCATCGAAAATAAAGAGTTTGATGGTGCAACCAAGCTAACAACAAAAGACCGTATAGGGTTCTTTGATTCAGAGGGTGTTCTATGGAATGTACACTTAGAAAATCAGAAACCAACAAAAGACCGAGGGACACTCGCAACTGCACTAGTCGATGCTACAAACATCGTTGGTATAACTACAACGGTGTCGCAAGATAAAGAACATCTAGGATTATTCATATTTGCGAGTGGTCATGTCAGAGTGTCTGATATGCGAAAATATATGACAAAACAAAAAGCAACCAAAGTTGCATCAGGTAAAACAAAAGAACAACTCATCGCATACTATGATATTCCTGAAACGGCTAAATGTGCCATTATAAATGGTCAGGAATTCAAAATAAATGAACTCAGCCTACAAGGTGTTTCGGGATTAGGACGTAAGACAATTAAACCTACAGAGCTAGTAGATGTTGAGTTTAAGTAGGTGTGCTATGAACAAACTAAAGAAACACTTCACTCTCACGGGAGAATATCGTAAAGATGCGAAATTTATCGTGCAAAACACAAAAGGTATGCGAGGACTTGGGGTTATAAACTCACTCATAAATATAGTCGCATTCATACTCTTACTAGACCCAGGGTATGAGACACTACTACTGTTTAATAGATGGGTTCAATCACACGGTCATCTCATAATAGAACCTGATTGGACTAAAGTGACAGTCACGCTCATCGGTCTGTTCATATGGTTTGTTGCTCACACATACTGTACTCGAACATTCTATGAATTGACCACGGGTTATAGATACACGTTACCCACGCTAGTGTGGATGTATGTGAAAAAAATTGTATGGACTATCCCATCAATTATACTTAGTATTGGTTTAGGATTCATCTCACCGATATTCTACATACTCCCGGTAATTATGATGGGTATCCTTTCATATTATCAACTACGTGCGTTACAACTAGGTTCATTCCGAAAAGCATTCAGAAGTCTACCTATCACTACGCTACAGATATATGTATTCGGTGAGTTTCTAAACCTGATGACGTTGAATATCTACGGGATATATTTGAAACCGATAAAAGTGGCATATCAATATATAGTTACAAAAAAAGAAAGCCGATAGGCTTTCTTTTTATTTTCGTTCACGAACACTTGCCGTGTATTGGTTGACTCCGTTTTGAATATCAAGTTTTGTCATACAATCAGTACCACCCTCTTTAGCCATACGGTAATTTCGGGCAGTAATAATACTCTGAAGTACGTTACGCACTAATCCCCCGTTACCACCATTTGTGTAACGACCATTTGTGTCAGGTTTAGATAGATGTAGTTCTGTAACTTTTTTGAAGATAATCGGCATCACACGCTCGAGCGCAGGGTCTTCATACTCAATTTCATTTGATTTTCGCATAAGCTCGAATATTTGAGCCATCTCCTCGGGTGTATAGTCGTCGAATTCAATCCAAGCTGTACGACGCTCAATACCAATATTAGATGCCTGCAATTCTTTCATCTCTTTGGTATATCCAGCCATTATCACAATCAAATCACTACGATTATCTTCCATTTCACGAATCAAAACAGATAGTGCGTCATCGTTAAACGTGTTCTGCCCATCTTTGACAGACAATTGATACGCCTCGTCTATGAATAGCACTCCACCTCGCGCCTTATCGATAATCTCTTTGACATTCTGTGCGGTTTGGCCAACATACCCTTTAATAAGAGAGTCAACAGTCGCTTGCGTCAGTTTATTTTCAGGAATAGCTCCTATCTCAAATAACGCTTCAGCAACAATACGAGCCACAGTAGTTTTACCCGTACCAGGGTCACCCGCAAATATCATATGGTATGAGAAGTCGAAGTCTTTATTCTGATTGACTTTACGTTGTTGATTGTTGATTAGAATCTTCTCAATCTCAGTTTTAACTCGGCGTAGACCTATCAACTCGTTAAGTTTTTCAACAGCAGTCTTTTGTTTACTATTAGAATTAACTTTAGAGCGCACAAATGAGGCATTCGTCGAATCAAATTCCCAGAAATTATCATCTACAACATCCATAGCACTAAATGCTGACGATGTGAGTTTGTGGCGTAGTATTCCTTTTGGACAATTCGTGTTTTTCAGAGTAATATTACAGTTTACACCAAATATACCCACAAAGTCGGATGAGCCCGCATACAACAAGTTGTCAATCACAACATCCCCGTCCACATAAGCACACACCAATGAGCCAGTTTGATTTCCAAGAGGACCAAGCGAATGTTCTTTCTCAAGTTTGACAGATGGTTCACTATGTTCTGGTTGTAGTAGGCAACTTGTCATTATACCATCACCCAGTGTTACGAATTTATTCAACCTACAATCCTCTAAATTAAACTGGTCAAGTACTGCAGAAGACAAGTCACATCCACGAAGTTGACTAGGGCCTTGAATGAAACTTTTCTCCACACGAGTGTTAAGTTCTATATCCCCGCCGTAATACGATAAGAATATTGTATCGAATCCAGCAAACTGTACCTCAGGCTCTGTTTGAACACTCATTAGTTCACACGCTCGTACAGTGCAAGTACCTGATTTAACCCACAGTAATGGGTAGAACTCTCGTACAGGCCCCTTGATTTTGAACTTACAATTGTTAAGTTCCAGGCGACCTTCACTCACAATCGCGTTACTACGCGTCTCACTCACAAAGTTCATATCGTAAATGACAAGGTGGTTATTAGTGCTAATACCAACAACACCCTGTTCACTTAGGAATTTGTTATTATTCCCTTTAATTATCACTGCTTTCGTTATTGTGACCGATTCTTTAATTGTCTTATGTATTTCTATTATGTCATCATCTTTAGCTTTCGCAAGAGCGTCCGCTAATGTTTTACATCTATTAAGCGGATTGAATCCACCAACATGATATGTTTTAATCTTAATCACTTCCTTTATTTCATCTATCTACATTATATCACACAACAACTCAATATGGAAGTGTTTTGCGCTTTTTTTCGCTAATTTGTGTACACAAATTAGCTACTATGGGGTTAACCCCAAACCCCTATATTATCATAGATAACCTAAAAGAATCAAAAATGGTGGTGAAAAACTTGACACAATTAGAGCAAAAATTAAAAGAATTTATCGAGATAGACAAACTCTCACCGCAAGAGCTGTTACTTAAGAAAATGCGATTTGTGGGTGAAAAACAACTAAGGACTATTGTCGAGAAAAACTTAGAAATCAACATACTTCACCAAGAATACGTTAAAGGGAACAAGAACTTTGAAGACGACTTACCCTACCCGGATTCTTACTGGGAAGACTTAGCAGGTTTTGAGCAATACGGATTGGGTTACCGACCTTGTGCCTCAGATTTTAGAGCACTATTACGACATAGGGATATATCAGTTTACACGATAGATGAGGCTGTCGGTATACTCAAACTGATAACGCAACATATCATTATAGAAAGGATGGTTCAAAATGAACTATAAAGAATATCTAGAACAGAATATAAAACAAATAATTCACGAATGCGAGCAATTAGAACCACCGTATCATATATGTTTTACACATCAAGATGGAAAGCTCAAACACTTAATAAACCCTGAACCTCAGGATATCGCAATAGTAGAGCTATTCAGTATGAGCTCGATTATGGAATTGTCACAAGGTCTGGACTTTGATGCGATAGATGAAAAACTGAAAAAGCTTTCAAATATCGAACACTGCGTTGGTCAATCAATGGGAGAGTTAGTTGATGAAGTAATCACTATACAAAAGAATATGTTAACATATTTGATAGTAAATGTGAGCGACCATATTACTATATCTGTTGACTCATCGTGGATACATGAATATACATGTCTTGGTCAGGTGCACGACTTGAATTTACCAGACGGATTTTTAATCGCACACTTTACTGAAGAACAAATTGACGCGAGATGTGATGACTTTATGCGACTTGTACGTAAGCTGAAAGGGGACGAGAAAGATGGAATTTAATCTACCAAGAATAATACAAGTTGTATACTTTAAAGACACGTTTCTCATGGAAAAAGATGGATACTACCACCTGTATTATTTGAACACGCCAATAGTTACGACTGACGAAAATGAAAATGTTGTTTGGGTACACGATGAGTACGTTAAACAACACGGTGTAGTTGCTAATTTACGTCGTGCAGCGAGTATCGACCCTGACACCGAACACCATATATACTACGACAGACTGAATATTACCAAGGCGACGAAACGTCTAAATGAATACATAGACGAACGACCAGATTTCAGTGTGAATGGTGCATATTTAAGAAATATACCAAACAGAGAACGTAAGAAATTGCTAATGGAATTCTACGAAAATCAGCGTAAAGAAGAACCTAAACAAGAACAATTTAAGATTAGAGAATAGAAAAATTCTACCAGAGGTCTTGACTAACATCGCAATATACGGTACAATATAAGTGTAGTAAATTGTCAAGACCCTGATTTAACTTGAAAGGATAGATTATAACATGACAAAATATGTAAAAGTCGATTTGTTGACACTATTTGAAGCTCATCGTGTTGCGAAGCGAAGAATCAAGCATAGCTACGCAATCTATGTAACACTGACTGTGTTATGGGTTATATTCGCTATAATTCCAGGAGCGATTATGAAATATGTCGCGCTAATAACAGCTATAGTAGCTTTGATAACCATCGGATATAACACATTTGAGAAGAAACATTTGGTGGACGTAAACAACAAAATTACAGATAAATTAATAGTTGATGAATATATCAAAATTAAAAGTGAAACAATCACACACAATGAACAAACACCTAGCGTGTGGTACAAACGCGTATTCGGAGAAAAGACCTTGTCCATGTTGCGAGTACAATACCCAACACTGCACAAGGTGACTATCGAATCTGTAGAGGTTGTATGCCCAGAATTTTACGAAAATTACCAGCATATAATTAACCAACTAGGTTGGGATATATCAAATGCGACAATTACCCTATATGACCAAGATAATGTGATGATTGAACAATTCATAGTGACACACCCAGGTGGTGAGCAAGATGTGTAACTTATTAAGTTTGATAGACATTGAACGCACTATGAGTAACGTGAATCTTCACCTTATAACAGCACCTCTACTTCTAGCGTTGTTTTGGTCGTGGACTGAATCTTTAGGACGCACAATGGATATTGTAATAACCGTGTTATCATTGTGGTTCATACCCATAGTAATCACGATAACAGAGTTATACGCACACCATGCTGGTGTAGTAACGACAGATTTGATAATAGTTTACCCAGGATATTGGGCGTATTTGGTTATTGCAACCATAGTTGTAACGCCTGCCGTCCTGGTATTTAAAGAGTAGAAAGGATTATTTATGCACAAAATAACATTAAAATATTTCAAGACAATAGATAAAGACAAATTACAACAAGGTACTATCGCAAATACCCGTAAGTTATTACAACACGGCGTGTATGTAAAAGGTTTACCGCAATTAGACGACGAAGTAACAAGTGTGTTACTCGAGATGTATGGTTTTGACTTACAAAATGCTAACGCAACATTTTATAGTAGTTATGCAGAGCGTTTAGAAAAAGACTGGATAGATGTCGTGATAGACAGATTAACCCACTATTGGTCAAATGGTCTATACATCCCTAACGAAGTAGATACAGTAGTTAACGAATACGTCACTAAACACATGGTTACGATTGAATGTGTCGATAGCGTCACTATGAAGAGTATGATAACGAAATTTGTTCGCGAACCGTTCGCAATACCAACATCAGATGTTGATGATTTCGTTCAGACATTAAGAGGTTACAAAATATACTCAGTACCTGGTAACAAACAAATCATGATTAAGCTTGCGACCGATACTGGGTTTGTAATCGCCGACCCACACTTGTTTTTCAGACAACTTGTGTATTTAGTTACTGACTCAACAGAGCTAATAAAATCGAAAGCAACTATCAACCAATTTAGTTTCCTACTAAGGTGTATGAATACTGCGCAACGCGAAAAAATAGCGACATTTATCTTAGTGTACGAAGAAGAGTTAGGATTAATTGATTTGGCAAAGCACTTCCGTCCGAATAAACAACTATGGTTACTACTTCGTAAATATATCATTTCTGCAAGACCAGCCATCAACAAAATCAAGCGACTATCGGAAAAAGTCCATGTAGACCACACTCCTGAGACAATTTTCGATAAAGATGAGAGTGTTCTGCAAGAGATGAATATTTATCAACTAATAAAAGTGTTCAACTACTTACAAGAACACGTCCATATGAATGTTGTGGAGTCTGATAATTTACAACTATACAGAATCCGAAACGGTAAGGTGTTCATCAAAGAATACAACGCGGAAAATCGCACCGAAAAAGCAATCGAACTCCTACAATCAATCGCTATGGAATTTAGACGTAGATACCAAGATAAAGACGTGAGCGTATATCTAGGTGGTAACAAAGCATCTATCAAAATGCCGACATCAGGTAAAAACTTTATCGGTTCATACCCAATGTATACGTCATTTCCTATCAAAGCGAATACACAAGTAGGTTTTTATTGGGACAAAGATAAAGACTTAGACCTACACGCTAAAGGTATTGATGGTTCGCATATAGGTTTCTATTCAGAAACGTCACGTAACGTTGTATATAGCGGTGATATGGTACGATTAAATAAGCAAGGTTTGGCTGCCGAAGGTATGTTAATCCTCGACCCGACTGAGGGTAGTTATGCGTTTAATATGTCACCATTTAGCACTCGTGGTTCAAAACCAGGCTACACACTATTCGTTGGTGATGGAAAGGTTGTCCCGAAACGTGATGGGATTATCCATAAAGACCAGATAATCTTCCATAACCACATTGAGAGTGATGAACCACTAACATTTGCTGTAAGTCTGAGTGACCAACTGGTACTTACAAACTTCTCAGTGGGTGGATTTATGCCTGACGAAACAACTTCACAAGCGCTAATATCTCTTGTTGAGAGAAAAGAGCAATGCTCACTAAGCCTTCACGAGTTTTGTATGTTCGCAGGGATAGAAATTGTCAGCGAGAAGAAAGAAAACTCAATCGACTTCTCAATGGAAGGTATATCGACAAATAGTTTTATCGAGCTACTGGTGGTATAAGGCTATGTTAGAACGTATTGACACAAACAAACCGATAGAAGTGCATGTCCGTTTTCGCGACGGGCATCGCACTCACGACGATATTATCGGTGTAACAGACGACCCGACAAACGTACCAACGATTGTTGAAAAACATATCGAAAGCACTATGGGAACAGCACCCTACGTGGAATATAAGCCTAATCACAATCAAGTAATTGTAGATTACGCGTCTTATAATTCACATATCTACTGTACTAATTTACGTCTACATTTGTAGACGTAAATTAGACTAAATAATCGTCTACATTTGTAGACATCAACAAAACTAAATAGTCGTCTACACTTGTAGACATCAACAAATTAAATAGTCGTCTACATTTGTAGACGAATAACAAACAGAAGGTGAACATATGGAACTGAATAAATATTACAACGTACGAACAAAAACGCACATATTCTATAACTATAAATTGGTAGGTATGACTGATACTGATTATTCATTCGAACCCACAGAGTCGTCAAGACACAACAATCCGCTACGAATAGTTGTTGACAAAACCGCAAAAATAGAACCGGCGAGTGAACATATGAGTATGTTCGATTTAAGTAGATATGAACAAGTAGGTGAACAATAATGACCAGAATTATAATACATTTCGATAATACCAATAATCTCCCATTAGATGAGCTAGATGCCCAGTGTCTAACCAGGTTTGATGTAAAATTCGAAGATATCCCATTCCACACTATACGTGAACTATTTCATTCAGCAGGATATACCATCCAGGATGTTATCGAATTTGTTGACACTGAACTTAGACCAGAAGATTACAAGGATATGTGCGAATTATATAACACTACAGATTGTTGGTCAGCCGAAGAAATCATCGATATGTTCCTAGGCAGAACTATCGCAATATTCAATTCTATCGAAGACTATGTGCGTGAAAGATGGTACCTCCTAGAAAGCGTGCCAATCAATCGTCGTGACGAGATAACCGATTATCTCGACTTCAACAAAATAACAAGACCACTCGAGGTCGCAAATGAAATAGCTATAAGTGACAAAGGCAAAGTCTTTGTCCCAGAAAGGTGGTAAAATATGTTACCAGATAAATTACAACAAATACTAAATGGAAATGATAGTCTTGAATTGCGTGAAGACATCGCAAAAGTCTTCTTAGACTTGTGTGAAGACGATAAGATAAAAGAATTCGCACAAATCTTAATAGACAATATTGAAACGCTAGAATGCCCGGCAGGTATTTTTGAAAGCCTATTCGAAAGCGCTATTTACGACGTTGAACTTAGTGAACCAGTACCATACGATTTGGCGACTATTGAACCCGAAGCAACTAATTACACATTCTGCTTTGGTTATGATGGAAAACCACTAACACTATCAATTGACAGAAATGATGAGTACATCGTGACGAACATCGAGGTACACAATGCTCGCTAAACTAAAAGCATTTTGGAAAAACGCAAAAACCTATGACTTTAACGATTACATAAATCGCGACCCTGATTTTGTCGAAATCGAAGTTGCGGAACATAAACCACCAACTATAAAGCAAAGAGTTGCATACGGAAGTCTGTTTCTCGTGATGTTAGTCATCATAGACACCCTCTCGTACTTAAACTCTGAAATCTCAATAGCAACTATTGTCTGGAATATATTCCTGATAGTCCTACTTATCTCCACTGTAACATCGAAAAGTGTAACTATCGGAACTATCATCAAAGATGACGAGTACGCCCTCAAGTTATCCGAAAATGGAAAACGCATATACGCTAAAACGCTGCACGATACATATCCATGCCGAATTTCTATAATTAGGCGACGTCCAGAGTCCCTCCCTCGTGAAGTTAAATTAATGGGCAAAACGTTCGTGCAAGAACCAGATATAGAAGACGTGGATGACGTTATTTACAAAGAATCATGCGAATATCTCACAATTCTTGATGAAGACGATAAATTCTACTACTGTACACATATCGACTCGGAACAAGCGGACATCGATATACAAAACGCTCTTCGTTCAGAAAAACGGGGTGAACGAATCGTAGGTACTATCGCCAAGAACATAAGTGATAGCGGAATAGACTTAAAACCATTCCCATTAGAAAAATCAAAAGTAGAAAGGTAAATGATATGCTGAGAATTATCGAAATTACAACTCACGAGCAAGTCAATTGGGGCGTCACAGCAGTTGTTGCTGTGCTAGCTGGTATAGCAATGCTTCTCCTGATATTCTTGGGTATGCTCGTCATGTACGACGAAGATATAACTGACCCGCAATATAGACGTCATCGTCGCGTTGCATGTGCGATTGTAGTAGCAACAATCTGCGTGATTGTGTCAAATTTCCAACTCAAAACGACAAAAGAAGATATAAGAGTCCTGGATTCATCGGAATATAATTTACATGTGACCAAAGACAAAAGTAAACTATACCTCTCTAATCCGGATGGTCGAGACATACGCTTTGAATTAGGCGACACGAGTTACACAACCCGTGCGACAACACTTAATGTGAAATCTCACGATGGTGTAACATATACTATTGAAGTACCTGTTCCAAACCAATCAGGTGTGTCAGACATCAAACAAATCGAAGTTGTGTTCAATACTGCCGACTACAAAATTCAACACGATTAATTCGCCTAAAATATACATTTTAGGCTACAACGGGGCTCACCCCGGGCCCCGTAATTTTCTTGAATGCTAAAGAAAGGAGAAATATTATGAACCCGTCATTATCCCAATTAAACAAAACGATAGCCGAGTTTCGAAAGCAGAAAAGTTCCGAACTCGCTACATTTAAACTCACGAACCCAGAAGACGTATCTGGCACAATACTATTTGAGGTATACTCAAACTCTGATATAATCAAGTGTAGTGCCATTTACGGATATATAGAATTATCTAACGAGCGTGGTGCTGACTTAAAACAACTCTATACTAGCGCACTAGACGTACTCAAAAAGCACCAATCGTTTTTAGATAAACTGAAACAAACAGGTAGAGAAAGCCAGAATCAACTAGACTTAAATCCTGATTTTTCAAAACACTTGTACTCGTACTATCGTACAAAAACCGACGTAGATGGTTACCAATGTACGAAGTTCTCACGATACAATTGTAACAACATTTACACAATTGTCGACGAAAATGAAAATATCGGCTTCATCGTAGAGCACAAAAACACACCACTATTTTGGTATTATGGTCGTGACTTAGATGAAATGTTATCTGAGGCGTGTTCGATGATAGATGAGTATGAAGCACTATTAGACAATTTGAACCCTAAAACAACAAATAAATTATAACGAAAGAAGGCTTATAACTATGAAAATACAAATACATTATCCTAAAACTATAGAATCAGGGGACACAATCAGCACATTACCAACATATTCAATTAACGGAGTGATAATACAAGACGTCGTGACATTCGAACTTGTTAGACGCGCCTTACAACGATTCGAAATCGCCGCGGGCGTTAAAATCGGCGACCCAAATGGGAATCTTGCTACAAGCTCAATTACACAAGAAATTGTACACGAAATGATTGAGGTTATAGAGTCGGTGAATGGTAACGAGCAATTACTTGAAGATTACCTGAGTGAACACGTACTACCAGAAGATTTATCAATTCAAGAAGAACCAGAACAATTAACATGCGTAGTAATGATAGAATGTGGTGAAGACGAAACAGAAGACCAAGTATTCTACGATATAGAATCTTCAAACACACTGTACTATAACGATGAGCCAATGAGCTACTCTATGGGTGGGATTCACGCTGGCGCAGTAAGTTATTCAAGTTATCCAGAACCAGAGCTTATTGATGCGAGCAAATACTTAGATGGGGACATGGACGATATACAATGTGTTGGAATGCTAGGTGCTTATGATTTCCCAGACTTTGACACGCTTAAGAAATGTATTCAGAGCTTCAAATCAGAGACTGACGAACCTAGTAACTCAGAAGATGGTGAGTATAACGACTCGTGGGAAGCTAACCACGTATTCCGCACAGAAAATGTCAACACTAGACCAACAAGACTAGTTGACCTGAAGAAGTTCGGAATAAGAAGGTAACATTATGACAAAAGCTGACCAAATATTTAAACGAAACATAGAAAATATTCTCACAGACGGAGTAATGAGTGGTGATGCGCGCCCCGTGTATTCTGACGGGCGCAAGGCTCACTCGAAGTATATCACACAAGTATGTGACACCTACGACTTACAAAAAGGTGAATTTCCAATCACTACTTTGAGGCAAATCCCAATCAAATCAGCGATTAAAGAAATATTCTGGATATATCAAGACCAGACTAACGAGTTGAAAGTTCTGGAAGAAAAATACAATGTCAAATATTGGCGTTTATGGGCTGTAGATGGTGAAAACAATATCGGAGAACGATATGGCGCAATAGTTAGAAAACACCAAATTATCGACCGACTACTTAAGCAACTGGAAGAAAACCCGTGGAATAGACGTAATGTAATATCACTTTGGGATTACGAGGCATTTGATGCGACTGGAGGTCTACTACCATGCGCATACAATGTGATGTTTGACGTCAGACAAGTTGGTGAAACTATTTATTTAGATTGCACATTAACACAGCGTAGTAACGATATGCTGGTTGCACATCATATCAACTCAATGCAATACGTCGCACTTCAGATGATGATTGCGTGTCATTTTGGTTGGGAAGTAGGTAAATTCTGTTATTTCGTGAATAACCTACACATCTATGATAATCAATTCGAACAAGCACTAGAGTTACTAAATAGACCTGAGATAGAATGTTCACCAAAACTGGAGTTAACATGTCCGAAAGGGACTAACTTCTACGACATTAAACCTGAAGACTTTGTCCTCTCAGAATATGAATATAATACACCGCAGTTAAAATTTGACTTAGCTGTGTAGTTAGAGGTCACCGCAAAAGTGGTGACCTTGCTTTTAGAAAGGTGGGATACAGATGGTAATACTCAGACGTCCAGATTTGGACATGACAGATGAAGAATTTAAAGAATATTTAGACAAAAGTATATCCGACGAAGACATCAAGCAAATGTTCGATTGCTTAACACCCGATTACATTCTGACTGGTGACGAACTCACCGAATTACTTGAACTCTACAGTGGTACTCCGACCAGTATTTTGCGCACTTTGTCCAAATTAGACGGAGGTACAGTGAGGTTCACAAGTAACAGTCAGCGTAACTTGTTTGACACAGTGCTTCGTGACATTCAAAAATCATATTGGAACCCGACTGGTGAAAGAATCAGAACATATGTTGAACCGTCATTTCTAGACGGTAGTATTTCACAAATTCGATTAGATTATATGCTCATGAATGGCCGTGAAATGAACAGGTCATATACATTTTACGTAGAAAGTTAGGTGAAGAAATGCTAAATAATGCTGTTAAATTAAAAGAACTCTTACTATATCAAGAGATAGCATCCGCAGAAGGTGACACCCTTAAACTTAAGAATGGTACCACCATTGAACTGTATGAAGAAGACTACGACTGATGTGCTGGTGCTGACGGTCGCTGGATAGTGACTGATAATTTTCAAGGTGCAATCACAGATGTCAAGTTTGAATACAATGTTGATGTAGACGACCATTATTTGACTATAACTATATTTAACAATCAAAATAAAATTGCACAAGCAGACGCATTTGCAGATTGCGGTGGTAGTGGATACTATTGCTCTGTACTATCGGTACGTGTACGAGATATCCACCATAATATTATAGATGATTTCAGATTGCTAGACACATATTAGAAAGGATGATACTATGGAACTAAATTATACTAAAATAAAAGAATTATTTGCCCAATACGAAAACGGCGAGTGCTCATTTGAAGACGTACTAAAAGAACTACAATCGGCGAGACTTCGAGTGTCACGTGAAAACGTCAAGCAAATTAAAGACTATATACGCCGAGAGATTATAGATATAAATCTGAATCATACAGACGATTTGTGCACTCAAGTAATAACTATTGACGTACATAAACCACGCGGTCTAAAAGAAGTTGTCACTGTTAGATACCTGAAAAACTTCGAAACTATTGACCGCTCATATATTATCAATTTATAATTTTCGTCTACAATCGTAGACGAAATACCACATGTCGTCTACGATTGTAGACGACTATATTTTAGGTCTACAACTATAAATAATTATAATTTAAGTCTACAATTGTAGACGACTTAGGATGTGATTTGTATTAATTATGGAAAATTACTCTATGAATTAAAACGAGAAAAGAAAAAGGAGTGTGAGACTATGGGCTTACCAGATAATTTGAAATATGAACCAACTGCGCATTTTAGACAAAGACTTGCAGAACGATTTAATATCCACGGTATGGGTTGGCGCTTGTTTATGCGTAAACTCTATCCTAAATTACAATTCGACGCAGAACAATCTGAACGTAACCCAGAGAAAAACGACGTCTATTTAGCAAAAGACGAAGGTGTATATGTTGTAGTTGATACTAAGAATAAGAAACTAATCACCATCTATCGTGACCCGAATCAGTTCGAAGAACAATTAATCGAAAATATTGAGGCTGTCGAGACGGAGAAAATAGAAGGTGAATTCAGCTTGGCGGATTTTGCTGAGCAACTGATTGCGCAAGAAAAGAATTTGAAAATTACCAATAATTATCGCTACGCGCAACGAGTAATTCAATCTCGTGAAGAATTGATGAAAGAATATATAGAAGTGTACGAATTCATCAAAGACCATGACGCTACCCCTGAAGCTATTAACAAGATGAATCGTCTTCGAAATCTAGAGCGTAAAATACATAAATTATTCGGGCAATTAGATTTGCCAAGGGAGGATATCGATGCTAAAACAACTAATCAATAGGATGTACAATATACAAGAAGAAAGTGAGACTATTAAAACCTATAATCTAGAAGGTTTCATCGTCACGATAGGTAGTGATGATACTATTTGTAGGTTAAGTCCTAAAAATGAAATTGAGACCGGTAACGTATCTGAGTTTTACGACACTGATGATTACAGAAGACCAGCATCCCCACGATGCGGACAAGTTACCTGTGACCTAGACGAACAAATTATCGCAAACAAAGGTGAAGAATTCCGTAGCGACAATAAATACTTCCTAACAAAAAGAAGTGCGCGACTATACTTGGTGAAACAAGAATTTCTAAGAAAAATCGAAGAGATTCGTGAAGAAATTTACCGAGTTCAACTCACCGCACCTAAAAGTGGATTCGTCCTTTACTCGGATTCTCTAATCGGATGGGGCAACAAGTTCAACCCCAAATTCATTGAACGAGCAAAAACTGCTATAACCAAACTCGACGAAGACGGAATAAATTATCAAGTATGCGTCACACGTTTGATGGTAAGGTTGAAATGAATGTGACAACCGCTCTTCGAAAATTGTACACATTCAAAGCTGATGTTAACGAACTATTTGCTCAATTCAAAGAAGATGAGAAAGCACTATATTCACTTGAAATTCAAAAACAATTCGACTATATTGCACTAATCGAATTCTTTGAGTCGTTAGACAAATAACTGGTCGAAATCCACTTTCTATGATATAATAAAAGAAAAAAGTAGAAAGTAGGACAAGAATGAATATAGATGAAATGGAACAATTACTCAATGAGAGCCCGAAGAAAGTCGCCGGTATCAAATTTAAACCATCTATAAAACCGCTGGATGAATTTTATGACCTAATTGAAGATGAGTTTGATGGTACATTCCCGAAATCAGTATGGTTAAACTTAGAAGCAATAAGTTCATCATACGAATATCCAGATATGTATTATTCGCTTGCAAAAACTGAAGATAACTATCTATTACTAGAACATGTGTATCGGAAATATGAAATGGACTTTGCAACGTTTCGGGAGTTCGAGTCATTAGAAAACGTTAACGAATACATCATCAATGAATTACGTGAACGAGCTAACACTGAAGATTTAGATAAGTTTCTAGATTACGAAAATATCAAAGACCATTCAGAAACCCTATCACAAGACGATTTCGCAGGATTAGACGACTACGAAATATCAAGATAAATTATATAGTGGTGGCTAATCCCACCACTATTTCTAAGGAAGTGAAATAATGAAATTAATACTACTATCAGGAGTTGCTGGTGTGGGTAAATCAACCTATATCAAAGAGAACCTAGCTGATGCAACTGTTTTATCATCTGATGAAATCGGAGCCGAGCTTGGTGTCACAGGTGGGAATAATGCTAAAGTATTCCAAACTATGTACGATAGAGCTCGTGACTTAATGAGTCAAAAAGTAGACACTATAGTGCTCGACGCCACTATGTTAACGAGGCGTAGACGATTGGGTGCACTTTCACAAATCAATCCAAACAACTATGGTTACGAAGTTGAAGTAGTTCAATTACACAAACCTCTCGCAGACATTTTGAAACAAAACAAAATGCGTGATGCGGTCGTACCCGAACAAACAGTAAAACAAATGTACTTATCAATGCAACCAGCAAAAGTAGGAGTGGATTGTGATAAATATACACTTATCGCACCACCGTTTGAGACTTACAACAGAGAAGTAGCTAAAGGTATCAAATCACCTCATAACTCACCGTACCACAAAGAATCTATCAAAGAGCATATCGATATGACCGTAACGAAAGCAAGTGAGTTATACGGGAATGAACATCCTGTAACTACTATTGCTCGCTACCACGACCTAGGTAAATCTGTTGCTCGCACCAAACGCACACATGATGAATTAACATCAAAATTCATTGAACGAACTATCGGTGAGCATGATAGCTACAAAGGTCACGAAAATGTATCAGCAATGTATTACCATATTGCGCGTCAAAACAAAGTCGACACAGACATTTCAGACGCCATATTACATCATATGAATGCTCACGACAGTATTGATATAGCTAAGAACAAGAGTGTTATTCGCAGTGAGGTGTCACCTCAAGCGATAGACTATATGGAGAGGTTTCGAGAAATAGACTCGGTAAGTAGGGTAGTTGACGAGGATTATGTCGACATGTATAAACGTATGTTACAACTTGACAGAGAGGTGAGGTCGTATAAAGAAACACTATCAAAAGACGCTCCACTATTAATCCAACTACTAGCTCACGAAGACATTATGCTGAGTATGAATGCAGAGGACTATACCAACCCTCTGTTCACATTCAAATATATGCATCAGGGTGTCGATTTTTCGGATAATCTAATACGTAACGCACGCGGTCTAACACTGGATATGAATGGTGAAATCCTAACCATTGGATATGAGAAGTTCTTTAACTATAAACAGTTGTCTGATAAAGACTTCTATCACTATTACGATGATAAATTTAGAGAAGAATTCTCTGAATTGCACGATGACCACATCTACAATGTTTGGGAGAAACTAGATGGTACATTTCTAACTCTAGGCCTAGATGACAACAGGTTTGTAGCAGCTACGTCAGCATCAACCATGACGGAGTTTTCGAAAAACGCACAAGAATATTTCGAAAATCACCCATATTCCGATGAGATAAAACAATTTATTCGTGACGAGAATATGTGTCTATTCTTCGAGTACACATCACCAGAAAATCAGATTATCATCCCATACGATAAGGAAGAATATACATTGATTGGTGCACGTAAGAAAGACATAAACGACCACCGTATACATTTCTTATCGGAAGAAAAGTTAGACGAGCTTGGTCTATCGTCTGCTCGGCGAGAGCGAATGACTCTTGATGGACTGTTGGAATATCAACGCACGAACCGTGAAACTGAAGGGTTCGTTGTTCAAAACGAACATGGTAGACTAATTAAGTTCAAGACGGATTATTGGTTCGAAAAGCACGATAATCTGGGTAACATTTTCTTCGGAAAACCTTACTCACGAAAGAATCTTATAATGTTAATGGACGCTATACGTGATGATACGATTGATGACCTTATCGCATTTGATAATCAGCGAAAAGCTGACTTCCATCCAGTGACTACATTCAAGCGCGTCTGGGATAAGACTATCCACTACTACGAATCAAGAGTTCACGATTACGACGAGTACAGTAGACAAGAAATTGCAGGACTCGACATACCACTGTATCAAAAAGTCGCTATTTATAAGTATCGTGACGGCGAATCATTCCGTGACGTTGCACACAATCCAACTCTTCGCAAGAAACTAGCGATAGATGTTCGAGATGAAATATTAACTGACCTAGTGAGTTCTGTAGATATATCAGAGTTATTAGATGAAGAAGAATTAAAACTATAACCGTAGAGTAATCTACGGTTATTTATTTAGGGAGGTACTTATGCTAAAATTTTTCACAGGATTCTGGCAGTGTATTTTCGGTCAACTAATCTTAGTGGGTCTGATTGACTTGATATTTAGTACCGCTGGTGCTCAGTCTGCTGGATACTTCAAGTTTATGCTATTTTTACTAGTCAATTTTCACTTTCGAATTGAACCACACGGTTCCGACTATTTCAACCCGTTTTTATTTTCAATCAAATTAAGAAAGGATAGTACTGATGAAACTGAACAAATTACGAAATAATCACCTAACTAACCCTGACCATGTTCATATCTTATTTTTCACATCAAGAAATAAAGACAATCCAAATCTGCCAGATTTCAGACAACGCCACGAATCGTTTCTGATTGATAAGGAGCCTGAGTTCTACCTCAAACGATTCCAGAACTTTATCGACAAAGGTGTCCCGGGCGAGCTATCGCGAATGTACGTGACAATTACACCGAGGTCGCAAAAAGCTATCTGTAAAGCTCTACAACACGAGTTGATTGATAAAGATATCAATCTTATCAAGTTCGACTCGAAATTAGTTTCTCTAGCCTCAAAACCAAACTGTATCCCAACAGGTTGTACGCCAGGTTGGATGTTTGACTTTGATAAGGTTGAAAATATGGACGTCGTACTTAAAAACTTCTTGGTAGATTTACGACTTACCTATGAAAAGACACGTGGTAAACGTGAGGCGATTGAAGTTGACGCATATCCAACAATGTCTGGTTACGCAATTATCCCGTCTCAAAAATTTGATACACGCGAATTACTCGCGAAATACCAAAATGTTGAACTCAAAAAAGACCCACACGTCTTCTTGGGTTACAGTATTAAAGAAAGTGGTGACAAACATGAATAATCATAACGCACAAGGTACAGTTCTTATCCGTGCCGAGACGAAAGAGCGACTAATTGAACTGTTGTATATACTAAACTTCTCGTTTGCAGATACGGATAGTGGATTAAGCCTGAGGGGTGTGCCAAAATCCAGAAAGCTGTCGCATGAAGAATTTACAATAAAGTTCCTCGACAGATTTGAACCCGTTTATAACGATAATCTCGGGGTATACGAATGTGAGATAGATATCAAGTACGACACACTGAGTTATGACCCAAGGGAATATCGAAGTATCTTCGAAACACTCACTCATTGGTCAAATCCGAAAGGTTCGTATGCGCACATCAACGAATGTCGTTACGAAGCGCTATTCGATATAACTGACATCTGCGCGTGGGAAGGTCGCCTAACCCATTACGAGATATGTGATATTTGGGACAAAGGTGAAATAATAAGAGATGTTTGCACAGAAGACGAATTAGAATATACCGCAAAGAACGCCTCTAAGTTACTTGACTGGGAAAGTGCTCTCGACAAACAACTAATCGATGAAGAGTTTGAGGATGTCTATGATGTTGCATGCAAATTCACCCAGAGATATGATGAATACTCACATTTAACACGTACCCCTCATATATTCCGCGCGCACATTGATAACTTCCCTGCGGAAATTGTATATCCTAACGCTAATAAAATATGGTTCAACCTAAGAGAACTTCTCACCGACCTGAAAAATATTCACAAATACAGACTTGAGAGCGGGAATATTGATGAAGAAACTTACGACTTACACAGTGAGCTGATTGAATCACTAGAGTCGAAAGATATCGATACTAGTGTCTTAGTCAATTATCACTATCAATATGACCGTAATGATACCACATACTTGTATAAACTCTACGCCGAATATATGACTGCTGCCGGATATCCGCTAAAACAATTCACAACCTACAGAAATACCCGAGGTGAACAATTACTACCTGCAGAGTTAGGTTTCGTACACCCTAAACCCGATTGGCATATTGTAGGTTATCCTTATCTGATAGCTAAGAAAATCGTTTATACACCAGAAGGTGCTGAGATGCAACATATCATGCTTACTGCAGAAGAAAAGGGGACATTACTATGAAATCGTTAAAAGAAATAGTTCCAGAGTCGGAACGACAAGCTTATTGGGAGAATTTAGCAAATTATAAGAGAATTATATTAAGAAAAATCATTCACAGTCTTGTTGGCTATGGGGTGGTTTATCGTGTTTGCCGGTATGGCCACGCTGGTCACACTACTGGTGTCTAGTGCTGTCGATACGTTAACCCAGACAGGTACGGTGAATATCCCACTACTACTTATAGTTGTAGGTAGTGCCTCATATTTCTGCGTCAATATCTATAAAGCAACAGATTCCCTCCTACAGTTATATTGCTTTGAGGAATCTGATTACTATAAACCGGCAATGGATACATTAATCATTTTAGGTATGCAGGTAATCCTAATACCATTCATCATTGCATTGTGCAGTTATGTGTTCGCATACTCGATATTGACAGGGTTATCCATAGCTCTTAAATTACATGTGGTCGCTATCATATTTGGTGCGTTCCCATTAATATTTTATACTTATACCGACTAACCCGATTGCGTTATACTTAAATTTGTGATATAATATAGGTAGAAATACACGAAAGGTGAATTATATGGATAAACATTCTACAAACAACAGATATGCACGCTCTAACGCATTACGGTCGGTAAACCCTACAATTCGTAACAACGCTGACGATGTGCTTGATAACTTAATTGGAAAAGACGTATATGCGGTTACCAGTACTGAGTTCCCGTTTTACGGATTAGCCGAGTGGGACGTACGAGAACATAACGCGTCAAATGACGCTAGCGTTACTGATTATGCTGATATCGACGGTCTGACAGTAATCAAAGTAGTTGAAAACGGCGTACCAACTTGTCGTCATCTCGACGATAATTCTATCGTTTCAATTCCGACTATATCTGGCATCCAGGATTGTAACTCAGATGTGCTAGCACAAACCTTTAGTATGTACCAAAATTCAACGAACTTAGTAGATTTAGTGTTTGCTGGTTCTGTAGACGAACTCGATGAACCACATCACGAACTAGGTTAGAAAGGAGTGTTATGGAAAATTTACTAACACCCGGATTCTTAACGAGCGGAGCACTACTCACATTAGTAGTAATATTCCTCGCGTTTAAGATATTCCAATCAGTCATGAAGACTATAATCTCAGCGCTTGTAACCATCGCTATTGTTGGTTTAGGTTGGTTATTCTATAGTAATCATATAACAACACCCGAACACGCAGTAAACGAAGCACCTTCGTTATGGTCTACAGTCAAGGGATACTTACCCAAAAGTGTCGGAGGGTCTGACTCTGATTCTAAATCGGATACAAATAGCTCTGGATTGGTTCATCAAGTTGTTGAGCCAATAGCACCCGGTACGAAATCAAATACAACAGAAGGTTCAGTGAAATACGGAGCTACAATTATTCTTGGAGAATTGGATAATATAGGGCGCTCTACATCAGCTCATATCCTAGTTACCGACGCTCAGGAGCCTGGTCAAAACGGTGAAAAACGTAACGAACGCATTAACGTTGACCCTGTTGGTTGGCGCAATTATAAGCTCAATGGTAATTGGATAAACGATAGACTACACCTAGTAGGATATCAATTCTCAGGACTAAACGATGAACTCAGAAACCTTGTGCCAGGGTCTGCGTATCTAAATCGTGGAACCGAAGGTAAAGGGTCTGACGCCAAAAATACTGAATCAATGCTATTCTACGAACAAGAGCTTGATAACTGGTTGAGACTTCACCCGAATTACAAATTGGATTACTATGTTGCCCCAATTTATGAGGGTAATAATACTACGCCATCAGCGGTTTATATGCAATGGGTAGGTATAGATGCCAATAATCAACCAATACCTATACGTATCGGTGGGAAATCAAAACAATTACGAAATGAGATTTACGGTGTAACTCTAGAAAACAAAACGCCGTCATTCAAACTAAATTACAAGACTGGTGAGTATAAATAACTCACCAGTCCTAGTCTATCAGAAAGGACACATCATGACAAATATAGAAATAACAATTCGAAACAGGTCGGACAGAAAACGTCGACCACCAAGATGTAAACGTGAAGTTAAAGTCTGTAAGGAGTATCGTATCGAAGCCCCACGTGCAGTACAACTGGACATGGAACCTGAGGTTGAAGCGAAGTGCGAACCGAACCAAATAGACCAATCTACTCGTAAAACGGTTAAGTCACTCTTACTTATCACAGTATCAATCCTAATAGCATGCCTCTTAGTACAGCACAGTGTTGATACACTTAATATGGATATAATTAAAGAGCAAGCATTAGTACGAGCACCTCTACCAATGGTTATACTGACAACAGTTAAAACTCTCGCGTACATTATCGCTATACCATTAGCGTACACATACTGCGAGACAAAACGTGACCAAGCATCGATACTCGGTGTTGCATGTTTCGGTATTATAACTGCTTTTGCATACTATATCGATTGTAATGCTGGTTACGTATCAATCACATACCTAGTCGCATCATTCGGGTTCTTTGCGACAAGTGTACATTTCATCCTCAGAAAGACTTTTGATGCCTAATCTCATCCAGATAATCATAGGTTATCTTCATTTAAAAGACGTAGAGTTCACTGACCTCTATGAAGACGCCGCAAATATTATGTTTGCTGACGCGTCTGTACCCAACAAAGTCTTTGTGATGAATCTTCACGGCGAAGACATTAGAACACAATTAATATCGAAGAAAGGGGGTAAACTAACTTATATCCCCTTACAACGTACTATAGAACCCAAAACTCCAAAAGAATTCGCAGAGAGCCTATTCCGTATCGAATAGGTTCTTCTCATTAGAAAGCAGGTGACTTATGCGACTCATACTTAAATTCGTACTTATACCTCTAATATTTATAGCTTTACCAATTTGGCTTGCCGTTCCATGTGCCACCTTTACCCTATACTGGATTGGGTCTGACATATTCGGTTATCGTTTATTTTGGGAGAAATATACAGTCCGCAAAACTTCTCAGACTAAATCTATTCTATTCGAATCGAGAGTGAAACTCAATTCATACGCGCGTAGTAGAAATCCAAAACACGGCGAGTGTGTAGCTATCTGTAGTTTAGAAAACGGTCGTACAGTTGGTGCAAGTGTTATTTTCAGCTCAGAAACACTTCGAAATAACAAAAAACTAATAAAGAACGGCGTCATCAAACGAGATAATTATCAACGTAAACAGGTCTATGTACCTGGTCGAAATGATGTGAAAGCGGTCTATAGTACGACACGAAATGGATATAAGATGTTCCATTATAATGCGACTCACTTAATCCCGTTCAGATTATGCTTATCCGAAGAGGGTGAATTGCTATTCACCGGTACAGCGGCACTTAATACTGGCTCTAGACCGAGTAAACATTGGTTGATGAAGCCAGAAATCACTCAAAGGCGAGTGAAATATATTATGGATAAGATTAAATATCGCCCCAAATACTTCATGAAGGAGCGCTCTGTCCCTAAGTGGTGTGATGGTGAAGGTGCACCGAGTGATAACAGACTATCTCTAAACGATTTCGAATGTGTCGTAGACAGTATCGTCTTCAGCAAAGACACTCCGTACCATGCTATGTGGCAATATTCGGTTGAATGTTTCTACGAAGACAACTCCCTCATACCAACTTACGTTATTGCTGAACTTTATAATATTACTCAGCGCAAGTTGATGTTCAAAGCAAGGTTAGAAAATACCCTCTAACCTTGCTATTTCACTGTCTTTATGGTATAATATAGTAAAACATAAAGAAAGTGAGAATCAAATTGAGAAATACATTAAGTCAAGTAAATAAAGAGGAGCGTATATTTAGACTACTACAACTATTAAGACGCTCCCCAGAATTACAAACAGTACTAAAACAGTCTGAGGTTGTTCCCGCAACAACTTACAGCTACTTAAAAACAATACAGCGAGCTCAGTTCAGCGAACCAGAATATATCGAATTCTTATCGAAAGTAGAAGGTGCTGATGAGTTCCAAATTAAAGAAATCGAGTCGTGGAAAAAAGACTCTCTTAAAGACTACTCTGACAGTGTCTATGACCAATATAGAGTCAGTCCTGATGAGAAATTTTACTCCGACTTACATTACTTCTTGTTGTGCTTTAGATTCATAAGTACTAAGAAGTAAATAAATCGAAAGGTGTGATTGCTATGAACTTCAAAAAATTCTTAAATACTCCGGTTATTGACCAAATCAACAATCTGCTACACAAGTCGCCAAATCAAATGTTCGAGTTAGGTGTTAAATTTGCAGGTTATTACGCGCTTGGGTGGTTAGCTATACTCCTATGTATAATCGGATTCTTAAGCTTTATCGCGTGGGCTATACACGCTACTATACCGATATTTATCGCTGGGTTGTTAATCTTATTAATACTCCCACTGATAAATAAGAAAGGCGGTAATTAATGTTACAACAAGTAGTTAGAGAGCAGACTCTGAAAGCTCTTGGTTGGGATGAGTCTGTTTTGGAAAACTTAATACACGCTAATGATAACTCCTTACATGACCCGTTCATGTATACCAATATGGAAAGATTAATCGACAGATTGCACGAGTTTGCTGAAAAACAGAATCATGAACTTCTAGTTGTCGATACAGATTATGACACTGACGGTATTATGTCAGCTTGCGTTTTAACCGCTGCATTATCGGTTTTCGGCATCAATCATAGAGTATATATACCATCAATGAAAGACGGGTACGGTCTATCACCAAAAGCTATTGATGATATGCTATCAACATTCAGTAATGTGTCTATGATTTTGACAGCAGATAATGGTACTAACGCCGTAGAGGGTGTACAGTATGCGAAAACGAAAGGTATTCCAGTCTTAGTTACAGACCACCACTTGGGTTCAAGCGCATTAGCCCCAGCCGAAGCGATTGTCAACCCCAATGTTCAAGGTGACATTTACCCGTTCAAAGGTAATGCTGGTGCGACTGTAGCCTGGAAAACTATGATGGCTTACGCTACTAAATATCAACCACATACGCTACATCTGATTCGTGAACTAGTCGTATTTGCCGGCATCGCTAATGTCGCAGACATGATGCCGATTGTCGATGAGAACCATTATATGGTGAGACTCGCTGTTGACACGCTAAAACGTTACCGAGAAATGTCTAGTGAGGATATAAGCTATCCGCAAGTTATGTATACAGGTATTCCTGGGTACGACACAGTGTTCCACGGACTCTACGATTGCCTATACTATATGCAATCAATACGTGACGCTGAACGTGTAGCGACTGGTAAGAAACCATCTCCACTTCCAAAAGACGAAGAATTGATAGGTTGGTATTTATCACCATTACTAAATGCGCCTAGACGTGTTGTTGGTACCCCAATTTCAGCGTTCAAAGGGTTAATACATCCTGACCCGATGGTTCGTAGAACATATATCACTCAGATGATTGATGAGAATAAGCAAAAATCAGTCATGCGCGACTCAGTTCTCGCACAAGTTACCCCTGCAGATTTTGGCGTCCATTCAAACGTGCTATTCGTCAACACTCAGCATGGTATTGCAGGTCTTGTTGCCAGCGATATACTGAATAGGACTCAAAAACCAACTATAGTATTCGCTACTCCGACAGATAGAATTGAGAAAGTGTACTACTCAACCGAAGGTTTTGACTATATCGCAGGGTCTGCGCGTTCAACCGATGTTGCACCACTAGATGAGATTGTTAGGCGTATTCGTGAGAGTAACCCTGATTTAGAAATCTCAGGTGGTGGTCACGCACAAGCCGCTGGTTTTGGTATTAACGCTTGTGACCTAGAGCGTTTCACACAACTATTCGACCGTTATGCGCATGAAGTCGCAACAGAAGTCATGCTCGAATATGAGAAAGCGAAATCTGAAGGAATCGTTGATGAGTTACCACAAAATCATGTGCACTTATCGTTTTACGACGGAGTATCATCTAGTGACCAAGCGTGGTTCAATATTAACACGGTTGATTTTGGAAATCAGGTGCTTAGTGTCTTCGAATTCTGGAATCAGATAAAACCGTTTGGTAAAGGTTTTGATGCCAAAACGACATTCACTATTGACCTTGACCCTGAGAAGTTATACCAATTCGGTATTGATTTCACGTTCTGGGGAGGTAAATCATTCAAAGTGAATATTCATGGTTGTGAAATGCTAACATTCGATACTGATATTGCGAATTGTCTAAGGTCGAGAGTGGAAAATAGGGATAGAACAATTATTCCAGTAAAAGCAGAATTAAAATTAAACGAATGGATGGGGCGTGTAACACCTCAACTATTCCTGATGAAAGGGTAAATATGAATAAAAATGACGAACAAATACTCGTGATTCCACGAGAAAAATTACTAAAAGAGGACTTCTACGGATTCAAACACTTTAGTGAGTTCAAAGAGTTCTCAAACACTCTAAAATATATTGAGGTAAAACGTCGAGGAGATATGGAAATGAACCCTGAATACAAACAACTCATATCTTACATTATTGTGAGAAATGAGAGTGGAGACATCCTCACCTACAAACGCCTTAAAGGTGGTGGTGAGAGTCGACTACATTCACGTATCTCTATCGGTGTTGGTGGTCACATGAACCCACACGAGGGGCTTAGTGAGTATCCACTACTTACAGAAAACGCCAAACGTGAACTAAAAGAAGAGCTCGGTGTTGATGCCGAATTAACACTAATTGGATTTGTGAATGATGACACTAACGCTGTTGGTGAAGTACATTTCGGTGTAGTGTATCTTGCTACAGTTCAGGAAAGTGAAATACATATCACTGAGACTGATACTTTAGCAATAGAATTTACGGATGGTGTCTATTACCTTGACAACCTCGAAACTTGGAGTGAGCTAATCTTAGATAAGGTGGACCTATAATTGAAACATATAAGAACAGTTATTGGTGTCATCCTGATACTAGCTGGTATTGTGGCTCTGGCGTATAACCCCTACAAAAATTATCAATTAGGGGAAGCATCAGAAAAGTCACAAAATGTGCTACAACATTTAAGTAAAGAAGATGTGGCTCAGAATAAGTCTGAGCCCGCAACTTTTAATTACGAAGATGTGCATCCCATAACTCTATCAGCAGTTCTTGATGCCAATAAAGATAAGACAAAAATAAACGCTATCGGCGAGATAGCTATCCCAGAACTTGGGATTAATCTCCCAATCATAAACGGTGTTAGTGATTACAACATGTTACGCGGAGCGACTACACTAAGCTCCCATCAACAAATGGGTGTTGGTAATTATTCACTAGCATCACACTATTCACCCGCACAAGGTGGTAGATTATTATTCTCACCATTAGTAAATGCTAAACAAGGTATGCGTATCTATATTACCGATATGGATAAGATATATACCTACAAGATTGAGTCTATCACACTAGTTGACCCGACTGACGTGCATGTATTAGATGAAACTGGTGAAAATATAATCACACTTGTAACATGTAACGACCTAAACGGTCAAAAACGACGCATCGTGCGTGGTAGATTACTAAATATATCTGACGTAAAATCGGCGTCAGACAACATAACTAAGGTGTTCCAAACACCAATCAGAACATACTAGAAAGGATAAAACCAAATGAAAGTATACGGAAGAAAACAAAATTGCCAATTTTGCACAGCAACTAAAGCATATTTAGATATGAATAACGCAGAGTACGAATTCATCGATGTAGATGAAAACGAAGACGCAAAAGAATATGTCAAAGGTCTAGGTTTCATGTCTCTACCAGTTGTTGAAACAGAAGACGACGTATGGAGCGGGTTCGACCCAGCTCGACTAAGTAAATATGTATAATTTATGGAACGTGTGTAAGAGATTAATCGGTGGGTTGTGGGTTCTACTACTCCCGCCTATAGTTCTTGCGTTTACGTTAGATAAACCAACGTATATCAGCATCCCGCTATTGATACTTGTGACAATGTTAGCTCTATGGAAATTCAAAGCTCATAAACCGCCGTTTTCACTACAGACGCTAATAGGATTCCTGATTGTGTTCTTGTTTCTATTGATATTCCAGAATGTAACCTCAACAATACTTGAGTCTACAGGTTTGTCGATTAGTAATCAAGAAGAGACTATCAAGTTACTTAAAGACCATTACTGGGTAATGGTGGTTTATACATGTTTCACAGCTCCTATAGTGGAGGAATTGGTTTGTCGGCACCACATTATGTCGTCACTATCCAACCCACTCTGGGGATGCGCTTTGTCCGTGCTGGTGTTCGTAGCCATTCACGGATTTACAATACCCGCTCTATTAGCTTATGGTGGAATGTCACTATTCATGTTGTTCCTCTACTCCAAATATGGTGTGTGGTATTCGATAGGATTACATATGATGAATAATATACTAGCACTACTCATATTTACATTCAATATCTAAAAAAAAGACGATAGTAATTGCTATCGTCTTTTTGTTAATATTAATGGTTCAGGTCTTACTTCTGGACTCTCAAGCTCTTCGACACGTTTTTCAATCTTCTCTACTGTATCTGTGTAACCCGGTGTTGTCGCATGTTCCTCTACGATATGCATCAACTTATCTTTTGACACACTTTTACCTAATTCTTTTTCGAGTTTGGCCATGAGTAACATTTCATACTCAAACATTTCTATTAGAGGGTTGCGGGCTTGTGCCTGCTCAATCTCTTCATCTTTTTTGCCGATTTTTTCCATACTCGCTGTAACACCGATTTTCTCAACGTCTTTAAGTTCACGATATCGTGTACTATTACTATATTTATTGAATAACGGGTATCTTGAGAGTAGGTCAACACTACCGTCCGCCGAATGGTACAATCTATTTCGCATGTCTATCACACCAACCACGGGTTGTAGTTTGTACCCGAGTTTTTGCATTTTGATATTGAACGATGAGTCACGCTTCATCATGTCATACAGTGTTTTGTTATATTCTTTAACCTGCGTCATCACTATCTACCTCTTTCCTGATGTTCATCGAGTCCCGCAAAGTCTTCATCACTTAGTGTATCTTTACTGAGTTTACCTGCTTTTGCTACAACTTCTATATCTACTGTTGCTGTAAGTTCACGAATAAATTCTTCTGCATCTCTCTGACCATTCCTTAGCTCTGTAGCAATCTGTTTGATTTGCATCTCTCTATCACGAGCTTTACGTTGCTCAGTGTATTCTATCTGCCATTCAGGGCGCTTGTCATCGTTATACGCTGGTGTACCATCGAGTCTGAGTGGTACAGGTCGTTTCGCCTCTTCTAGAGGGAATAGTTGTTGAGCAGTACCGAACTTCAAGTCCATATGGTCTACAGTAATCTCGCCACGACTCATAGCGAGTAATGCATCGTCTATACCTTTTTGTTTTGGGTCCCAACTCATAACACCTATTCGACCTTTTGTATACGGTGCAAGATGAGTATACGACTGGTGAATACCTTCAGCAACACTTAAGTTTGTTCTACCATCCGCATCCATCGCGATGACCGTTTTATCAATCGGGTATTTACTATAAATTCGCCCAACTGATTCTACAAACGCTTTTGCCACACCAGGAACCTGAGCAATGATAAGACCATCGTCCCCAGCAATTCTATCCGCAAATTCCTGACAGTTTGGGTGATTTAAGTATTTTGCTGTGATTTTCCCTTTCAAAGCACCCTCTACCACAAGTACTGTGTATTTATCTCCAACCTTAGGTTGTCGCGAGATAATAAATCCAGCGTTTGACGGTGCCACCTTATTTGACATGTCAGTTGACCCAACCATATTACCTTTAGCTGGCCACATGTATTTTGCTGAACCAACAGGTCTTAATGAGTTGATAAGTTCAGGTATTTCATACCCTCGCTCAATTAGTGTTTGCTTAACATCCTTTTTCATTGGGACTACAAATTCACCAAGCACGTCCTCAAGTACAGCTTCTTTGTTATTTGCGTTCTTGACACGTAATTGTGATGGTCGACCATTAATTGTGAAGTTATATCGCTTAGAGTTCTTATCTAAATATTCACTCTTCTGAATAGAAACTCCGTTTTGAGCCCTCGCTTTAAGTAAACAACTGTATGTCTTCGTGTCAGCCCCAATTTGGAATTTAGCCATGTCTCCATTTGGGTTTCGCATCGGAATTACATATCCGTCTACCCCGCATGTTGAAAGATTAAGTGGTCTATCTGTAATAAGTTTATCTCCGTCATAAAATTCCAAGTCAGAGAATTGAACAGCCTTAATACCACTTATTCCGATAAAGTCGTCACCATATAATCCGGGTGATAATGAGACTTTGGTGTTCCACGACCACATATCCGTGATGTCTTCTTCATCTAATCCTCGCGATGGCGATGTTAATTCAGCTTTGTGATTTTCTCGACCATAAGTACCTTCATCTAACGGCATAGTCGCCGCCATTTTAGCCCAAATTACACTTTGGTGCTTCTCCCAGGCATCAGAGTTTATCGCGTTAAATCTATCATATTTACTCTCCACCTGACTGTCCGATGGGGCATATTCATCAGCTTCGTGCACATTGAACATAGTTTTGCTATATACACTTGAACCAACATTAAGTAGATATGATTTTCCTCTCTCAAGGCCTATAACAGCCTTTGAATTCTCGTTACCATACTTTGATATAGCATTTGTAAGAAGATTAAGAGTCTGGAATGTACGAGGTTCTTGTTCTAGATTTTTGTGGTCATATTGTACCGCAATCCAATCTATGTCTTGTTTATTTAGATAATTCTTAATCATATCGACGTTTCGATGATATGCATTTTTAGGCGAAACAATTAGCCAATCAGGATGTGTTGGTTGATTCGTTTCGTTTGAGAATAATATTTTCGCTGGTTTTCTGAATTTAACAGTTCCGTCCACACCAACACCCCCTATAATTGAATTGATTCGTCGAGTTCCGACAAACTTTCAGCAAGTTCATTTGCTGTTTGTTCTATTTCAAGGTCATCTACTTGAATTTGTTTTAGACCTTCCGTGTAACCTAATTTTTCATAGGCTACACGCACAAAGTCTTGTTGTTCTGGTGATAATGTTTGAAATTCCATAATTTCACCTACTAATCTAATTGAATTCCCATAACATTTAGTATTTCATCATTATCCATACTAGCAATTGTATCGTCCACAGCTTGTGCAGCATTCGTCATTTCTTGAATTGCTTCACGTGTTTGTTCAACCCTAACCTCTGGTTGTGTTGGTACATTCGCAACAATGTTATCTAACGCATCATCCTCAAACAGATTTAATGGTGCTACCTTACTTGGTGCCGAGTTTTGTGTGAATTCGATAGTATCTAAACCAAAGATTTGACGTACGTTATTCATTTTTTCAGCTAGTACCTCAAGTCTCTTATGTAATTGTTCCATTTGTTCGTTTACTTGATATGTATTTGTCATTTTCTTTTCCTTTCAGTTTTATTCTATTTAATTATATCATATCCCCGGAATTTGTGCAAATATATTCATCTCACTTGATTTTTCACTTAGACTATGATATAATATAGATATGAATGAAAAACAATATTTAGACGTTGACACGCGCCTTGTGCAACTATTATCAGACAAACCACAGTCGAAACTATCTGAATACACGTATTTATATACAGTAATCACAAAACCGCAGAGTAGGTCTAAGATATATCTCAAACATACTTGTGGTCGAATAATCCATATTGAACGCACCGATATTAAAAAAGAGAAGAACTACACTCGTCGGTGCATGTGTGAGTCTCACACCTCAGGTGTGACATTCAACGACGCCTGCGCGTCAAAAGGTATATCAGGCTGGGTGAGTGATTGTCACGGTGCTATCTTAGGTTGTCAAAACGAAACCTACACATTCACACACCATTGTGGTTATTCAGTAACCAAGACGCTTAAGTCCTTTTGGCGAAATCACAAGTGTTATAAATGTAATCCGAACGACAAGCGTAGCCACTATAGAGATTATCAACATTACTGCCAGATTAATAGCGAACGGTTTCCAGATTGGAAAGTTGATTTCCGAAAAGTCGGCGACAGTACAGTTACACACTCGTGTGGATATTCCAAAACTATCGACTTAAACCGATTTAGTGGTTTGTGTCCCATTTGTGACTCGGTTTCTGCCGGTGAGAAAATGGTTGCACAATTATTAGCGGGTAATAATGTCGAATTCATACGTGAATTCCGCATTCCAGGTACTAATTATAGGTTGGATTTCTATCTCCCACAACATAACCTCATCATTGAGTATGACGGAGCCCAACACTACCGTGACGTAGCGTATTTCAATTACCATAACACTGACGAAATCAAGTCCCAGTGGTGCGAGGATAACAATCTCGATGTACTTCGAATCCCATATTCTGCGAACACTCATCTCAAAGTCTTACGTTACTTACAGAGGGAACTCCCAGCACTAAAACTTATTGTGGCTCATCAACCAGTACGGTCAGAAGAAATCGACCAAGAGTTATTGTCCGAGTCAGCATTTCGCAGACTCTATGGGTATTCAAAAGCGACCTCTAAGTTGAAACCGAAAGTACTAGATATAATTAGCTCAGAGCGCAAATATCTACTGCGTTGTCATAGACATCATATTAGCCCGAGTCGCCTTGTTGCGCTTCTCGAAATATTCGGGTTTGACACTCCGCCCTACCTACAGAATATATCTATCGCATCACTTCAGTATACAAATATCGTGCGGTACAATCTACCAGGTTACTATCCCGTGTCAATGTGGGCTGAGATAGCTGAGTTCTACGACAAACACTCATTCGATGAAACAATTGTTAAGTACCCATACTCTCGCGGACAATTAAAATTAATATACAAGACCTGTTTTGGTCACTACAAATCATCCAAACCAATTAAAATTAATATACAAGACCTGTTTTGGTCACTACAAATCATCCAAACGAAAGGACTCATTACATGATAGAAAAAATTAAACAAATTTGCGAAGAGCGCAAAATTCCACTAAAATTACACGACCCACAAACCGTAGCACAACTTTTAGAGCTTGCTCTTTCTATGGGGTATGAGCCAATTTGTGAAGAAGTTGATGTTGATGGTAAATCAACACTAGTACCTTACGGTACTGACGACGCTATTCTAATTCAATTGCGTCAGGACATAAATAAGTACAATAACGGTGTGTATTTCTATAAACAAATCAACGACGCGTATGTCCTTGAGGTCTTAATCCCAAATACCGCCGACAAAGGCCCACTTGTACATAATGCGGTCGCATCTATAGAAAACTATATCGCAACCTTGGATGTTGCTGACCTAGACGTTTATGACGTAACTAAAGTGTTCTCACACGTCTTAGCTAATTCAGTAGCGAAACCATTAGCTAAATCACTCTTCCCAGAGTCAGAATTACGCCAACGTCATTTTGTCGACATATACTTCCCGCGGTTCTTAGCCAATATAGCACGTTACCACCTAGGGGATAGCCAGTTACGCGAAGAAACTGTAAACACAGAACCTTTCGTAGTAAAACTGATGATTGAAGGTAATGAATCTCTTGGTCTAGTCGCTAGTCCTGAGACAACCCAAAAGGATGGTGAAACTGGTGTATAGATTCAAAGAACCATCATTTGTGTGGAGAGTCGCCTTACCGTTTGCGGTAATCGCAATCGTTGCTGAAGTATTTACTATACTACTCCCGTCGTATTACATTGTGAGTATCTTATCACTAGTCTCAGCGACCAGCGCAGTTATAGCGTTACTACTTATCCTGTATATGATTGGACTTCATTTCGCTTATAGCGATGGAACTAGACGCTACTTCGTAGGGTTCACAGGTATGCTCGCGTTACTAGCACTTATAGTTGCTGTATTCCAGGCGTTCCTACTATACTTCCCTAGTATGGGGCGTTCACACGGTAATGAGTCGAAAGGTATTGAGAAGAATCAAATCTACGTGACCTACAATCCTAAATGCGAGTACTGCGAGGCTAGTGCTAAAAATGTTGCTTACGCAGTAGCAATCTATAATAGGCAACACCCTCTAAATCAAATACAAGTGGTGAATGTGGATGATAATAATCAGGATAAATTCACACCCCTACAAAAAGAGTTGTATGCAAAACAGGAGTTCTACGGGTCAATCCTAAAAGTAACAGATAATGGCGCAACTGAGACAGCTTATGTTGCAGCCGACGCTAAGACAAAAGACCCAGTAGCACGTTCATCTAAAGTTGTTTACGAAATGCTACTGAAAACAAATAAGCAAAACTAATTTCTGCGTAGACGGAAATTATCCAATATTTCTATTGCGAGGGCCTTATCGATATACATCGATAAGGCCTTTACGGGGATAAACCCCGAACCCCATACATCTCCCAATAATATTTAAAGAAAACAATTTGTATACACAAATTGTCACAACGGGGTGAACCCCGCACCCCTTAATTTTCTTGAAAAAATTTAACGAAAGGATAGTTAAAACCTAAAGAAGTTTTGACTAGGTGATTATTATGAAAACAAAAGTACAATACGCGTTCTCATTATTCTGTGCAGCTTGCGTGGTTTTAATCTATCAAAAGATTATCGGTCACCCGTTTCCAAGAGATATAATAAACTATGCAGCGTCAACGTCAAGTGAATTAACAGCAAAAACATTGCTAGATGTTGGGCCACTTACAATGGTTTCGATATTCTTTATTGGAGTTTTCCCTGGTAGTGATTTATTCACGCTTGATGAGAAAATGGAACCAAAACCGAATAAGGCTGTGTTCACAATCATCACAACACTCGTATTGGGTGCGATTTTTGCGACTATAGCGAAAACACAACTACCATTCGTGTTCAAAGCGAATTATCTATTACCATTTGGTGCAGGGATAATTGTCGGATTTGTGACACAAGCGATTGGTCTTAAAATCTACAATATACAAAATAACAGATTCTTCAACCGTGGATTCTGGCGTGTAATGGCTGTTATATTTGTGATTATAGTATATTTAACAATTGAAGGTCGATAGACCTTCAATTGTTTCAATTAGGAAAAATGAAAGTAGGTACTACACATGCAATCGTTATATTTTATAGTGGAGATGAGTTACTCAACGCATGAATTATACGTTATGCGAACACATCGCATCATCACATTGACACAAGACGAAAACGCAGCACATACATTTGTGCAAAACGAAGAGATGAGAAGGAAACAAATAATAGAAACAATCAATAAGCGACAAGGTGGTCAAGTTCAAATCATTCACCCTAAACGACCAAATGATAAACCAATGATGTTTCATGTCGTGGTCACAGGTGATGAAATAGGAATTACACCCGAAGACCAACAGATTGTCATCGACCATATCGGCGACACATTAAATGTCGTAGAACTCGGTATGTTTGACACAATAGAAGAATTAGTAGATACAATAAAAGTAAATGCGAGGTATACACAACGTGATAAAATTAAATAACAAAGAAGTGACATTTGTCACATTCCCAAATAAAGAAAGAAGATTAGATTTAAACGAAGAACACCTAAACGAAAACAACATCATAACATGGAAGTACGAAAACGACAGTTCAATCTTCGAATTACTTTTAGTGGATAATGTTATGATTCAACTGAATAATAAGTATGATTTAGTAATAACATATATGCCGTATTCAAGAATGGATAGAGTGGAGAAAACAAACACGGCATTTTCGCTGGACGCGCTAACTAGCTTATTAGCTAAGCAGTTACAAAAGGTTAAGAAAGTTTATGTGTTCGACCCTCATTCACCAGTAACATTAGATAAATTGAATGAGTACGGGTTAGACGCAGGGGAGTTAGATTACTCTTTAGCAGACGATGTCGTTTCAACCACACATGTAGACATAAATAAATCATGGATAGTATTCCCTGACCACGGGGCAGCAAAACGTTATGATGCATCGAAGTATCCAAACGTAATTATTTGCGAAAAGAAAAGAGACTTCGCTACAGGTAGAATTATCGACCTGAAAGCATCTATACATACACAAAATGGTTCTCCAAGTCAAGACTCACCAATTATCGTTATAGACGACCTGAGTTCATACGGTGGTACATTTGTACGCACATTGCAAGCAGTTAACACTTTGGGTATCACTTACGGTGAATCATGGTTAATTATAAGCCATGCAGAAGAGGCTGTGCACAAAGGTGAATTACTCAACACATACGACAAATTGTTCACAACCGACTCGTTATGGATTGCAACAGGTATGGAACTCTTAAAGTCGGAACCCCGCGCACAGATTAATATCAAACTAATAGACGATATTGTTACTAGTCAACTAAAATAATATACGAAAGGGGAAAAACATGGAACAAAATACAATCGGAGCAGTTATAGGATTTATCGAGGCATCTGGCCCACACGGTTACGATTATTTAAGACACATCGACCCGACACTGCCACAACTACAAATAGAACAAGAGATGAATGACGGTATTCTCACATCTGAAATGAAATTCTTTCAATTCGGTCAAGAAGTCGGTCATATAACTTCAAAATGGAATCAAAACGAAATGGGTAAATCAACTGTCGATATCGAATGGAATGATAGTTACGAAGAATTTGCCAATAAATCAAACAGAGCACTAGACATACTCGAAGCAAAAATGGTTGAAACCGGTATGATGAACGCAGACTCAGACCTAGAACGCTAGAAGGGAAAAGACATGGAAAATAATTCAAGACTAACAGAAGAGCAGGTATTCGAAGTGGGCCCACTCATAGATTTCCTTGAAGAAACAGGTCCAGCAGGTTATCGATACCTGAAAAAATTAGACCCCGCGTTACCCGGTCTAGAATTCACACAAGTGAACGAAGGTGGTATTATACATTCTACTATGGTATTTACCCACGAAGGTCATACTATCGGATATTTGGATGTGGAATGGGATACGGAAACGGAAAGTGAAGAGAACCACGCAATAGAATGCGAGTGGTACGGTAGATTTGACCTATTCAAAGAGCGAGCAAATACTGCCATCGAGAAACTCGAAGCTAGTTTGATGGTGGACATACTTGAAGAAGTTGTTCAAATACAAAATAGCCCGTTCGAGAATATCATCCGTATAAAAGACGATGCGGAACTATAAAATCATAGCGAAGAAAGCGAGAAACAAATGAATACACCAATATATTTAAATACAGACTTTTACAAATTATCACATAGAGAGCAGTACCCAGAAGGGACAACTGTCGTCTACTCGACACTAACACCCCGCTCTAACAAATATGCCCCGTGGGCAGAAGAGATTGTCTTTTTCGGACTACAGTACTTTATTAAAGAATATCTAATTGATAGATTCAACAAAGAATTCTTCAACGTACCTATCGAAACAATCGTGAGTAACTACACTGAATTTATTAAAAACACATTAGGTAAAGAAAACGTATCAACTGAACATCTTGTTGAGTTACATAGTTTAGGTTACTTACCGTTAGAGATTAAAGCTTTACCAGAAGGTACATTAGCGCCGATGCGTTGCCCTGTTGTAACTATTGAAAATACACATCCGTCAGCGTTTTGGTTAACAAACTTTATCGAAACTATATTATCTACAACTATATGGCAACCAATCACATCAGCAACATTAGCTCACGAATACCGTAAGAAATTAGATGAGTATGCAATTAAGACAACAGGTTCTACACTGGGTGTTGATTATCAAGGTCATGATTTCTCAATGCGAGGTATGTCGTCAGAACAATCAGCTATGTCATCAGGTATGGGGCACATTACGTCATTCAAAGGTTCGGATACAATTCCCGCTATTTTCGGAATGAATAAATATTATAATGCACCACTCACAGCGGATACAGCAACATCTATTTCAGCAACTGAGCACAGCGTAATGTGTTCTTATGGACAGACTGATGAGTTTGAATTATTCAGACATTTATTAGTTGACGTGTACCCAACTGGGCTATTCTCAGCAGTATCTGATACATGGGATTTCTGGAAAGTAGTAACAGAGTACTTACCAAAACTAAAATCAGAAATCATGAATCGTGATGGTAAACTCGTTGTACGACCTGACAGTGGTAATCCTGTTGATATTGTAGCTGGTACAAAAGTGAATGGTGCAATACCAGAAGAAAAAGGTCTTATAGAATGTCTATGGGACACGTTTGGTGGTACAGTAAACGAGCAAGGGTACAAAGTGTTAGACCCGCATATTGGAGCAATCTACGGGGACTCTATAACACTTGAGCGAGCTATTGAAATCTCAGAAAGATTAATGGAAAAAGGGTTTGCGACAACAAATATCGTATTCGGTATAGGTTCATACTCATACCAATATCACACTCGTGACACGTTCGGATTTGCGGTTAAAGCAACTGCAGCAACTGTAAACGGTGAAGAGAGAATGTTATTCAAAGACCCAAAAACTGATGACGGAACAAAACGTTCACAACGTGGTCGAGTTGCTGTTGCTTATTCACCACAACCAATCGATATTACAACATTGACAGGCGACCAATCTAACAATAGATTATTATGGATAGATGGTTTAGATACAGCATCTCAAGCTAAATACGAAAAAGACGGTTGGGACGCGTTACAAGTTGTGTTTACAAACGGTAAACTATTAGTTGACGATTCATTAGAGGTAATCAGAACAAGACTCAAATAGTTGACAACGATACTAATAGGTGCTATAATGAAATTATGCTCCTTATCTCCGTACTAATAAGTGCGGAGCTTATGGTGAGAAATCACCGCCAAACTAATTTTCTAATTTCACGACTCTTCGGAGTCGCTTAGCTCTTGTAGCTCAGAAGGTAGAGCAATTCCGTGGTAAGGAATAGGTCGCAGGTTCGAATCCTGTCGGGAGCATAACAAAGGACACCATATGGTGTCCTTCTTTTTTTTGCGGGTTTTTTTTCTAGTGCCCATGGTCTGTAGCATCACCACCTTAACTACGCGAATATTCTCCTATTTCTTGAATTTCTACGTCAACTGTCCACCGTTACCCTCCGACCGAATCTCGACTCATTTTCGTCATTTTGCGGACAAAAAAGTTGTCCGCGAGTTGTCCGCGGATTGTCCGCTACGTTGGACGTTTTATGTCCAATTTTAAGTATATTTAAGGTTCACCCCATTTTGCGGACACCCACTTGTCCGCGGGAATCCTTAAATTCGCGCATTTCACCTGTAGATTTTACCACTGTGTTCGTCACACATACTGTCCCATTCCCGTGACAACAACGTTCTTACCTGTATCCACACCCAATTATCCCACTATTTTACCCGTGTCCGCGAGCTAGCCCAGTTGTACCAAGGGATTTGAAGAGGTCGCGGACAAATTTTCCTTCAAAAATAGGTCGTTTTAAAAGTTGTCCGCGGGGTTCTAGCCTTAGAGCCCCAAGGGCTTAAGGTTGTCAGCGGACAAATCTCTATCACTTTAAAAGTTATAATAATAAAAAAAGAGAGAAAAAAAGATATATAAAGAAGTTGAAAAAATGTGTCCGCTGTGTCCGCGAAATAAGCAAATCCCTTGGCACTACTGCGTTTGTTGGACTTCGAGAGTTGTCCGCGAGCTGTCCGATTTTGTCCGATTTTGTCCGCGGGTTGTCCGCCAGGTACCACAAACCCTTGGTATAAGTGCGTTCTTTCAGCGGACAACTTTGTCCGCGAGTGTCCGCGAGGTGATTTTGCGTGTTTCTTACTTATTTTGTCCTTAGTCAATTATTTTCATGTTGTAAATTTTATTATTTCACTCAGCTACACCTATCAGACAATTTCTTGTAAATTTTTCAAATAAGCACTTGACATTTGTCTCAGAGTGTGATATCATATAATTACGATAAAAAAACTAAAGAAGGCTTATAACTGTTACCTGTAACTTATAAAACGTTATAAACCTATATTGAATTTTATAATTTAAGGTGGTGAGAAAATGATACAGTCAATTAAAGTCAGACTTAGACCAAACAACAAACAACTCACTAAGCTATTCCAATATGCCGGGACCTCTAGATTTGCTTATAATTGGGCTCTCGCAAGAGAACGAGAAAATTACAGTCAAGGAAACAAGTTCTTATCTGATAATGAACTCAGAAAGGAATTCACACAACTAAAGAAACATCCAGACTATTATTGGCTAAATACCATTAGTAATAATGTAACAAAACAAGCAATCAAAGACGCTTGTGGTGCTTATAAGAAATTCTTCAAAGGCCAATGCGAGTATCCAAAATTTAAGAGTAGAAAACACTCCACACCAGCTTTCTATCAAGATAATTTCAAGGTCAAGTTCACTAATACACATGTGAAGGTAGAAGGGTTCTCCAAAAGAAGAAACAAACAGAAACTCAACTGGATTAAGCTTTGTGAGAAAGGAAAAGTACCGTCTAATTGTAAATACCTGAATCCTAGATTCACTTACGACGGTTTGTATTGGTATGTCTCCGTGAGTATAGAGATGGCTGAAACTACAAACACTCCCCAAACCGAAGGTATAGGTATTGACCTTGGACTTAAAGACTTAGCTATATGTTCCGATGGGAATACTTATAAGAACATAAACAAAACATATAAAGTAAAGAAACTAGAGAAACGAAAACGCAGGTTACAGCGTTCGGTATCTAGAAAATATAAAATCAATAAGAAAGGAGAACGTTACTGCAAAACGAGTAACATTATAAAGAGAAAAAAAAGAACTTTTAAGAATAATAAAACGATTAACGAATATTCGTCATAATTACTTACACCAAACAACCTCTGAAATAGTGAAACGAAAACCAAGTTTCATATGTATCGAGGATTTGAATGTAAGTGGTATGATGAAGAACAGACACCTGTCCAAAGCAGTACAGGAGCAAGGATTCTATGAGTTTAGAAGACAGATAGAATACAAGTCTAACTGGAACGGTATTCCAGTAGTAATAGCTGATAGATTCTTCCCAAGCTCTAAATTATGTAGCTCTTGCGGAACCATAAAGAAAGATTTAAAACTCTCAGACAGAACCTACAAATGTGAATGTGGAAACACAATCGATAGGGACTATCAAGCGAGTATAAATCTTAAAACATATGGAGAACGTGTCTTAAATATGTAAAATAACACTTCCAAGTTATTACAGATATGTACCGAGCGTTAATCGGGAATTTACGCCTATGGAGAGTACAAGAACTTGTAAGTAGTGTCTGAATACATTCAGCATGAAAGCATACTCGATGAAGTAGGAATGGAACATAAAAGTTTATAACTTTTTATAAGTTTTCAGTAACGGACGAGGGGTTAATGCTCTTTAATGATATAGAGATTCTACATACAACTAAATTATCCAAAAAACCAGTTGAGATTATAGTCAACATCAACTACAAATGCACTACTCTGTTCATGAAGAGTACAACCAAAACTACAATCGAAGGTTTTATCCATCCAACTACAGGATTCCTAGTAACTGATACATATGACCGAAAAGACATCTTAGCCGGTGTCGACCAAAAGTCAGCTCATAGAAAATATATGGATTTGGCATTAGATTATGCCAAACTTCGCACTAGTGAATTCTTAGCCGAGATATTCAGCCTTAGCGCTGACGAATACGCGGAACGCGGATATAAAACCCCATCTACACTTCGTCTTGAAATTGAACGTGCGTTAGAAAATGATATTAAGATTGAGAAAAATATTCTGAATCAATTATCTGTGGTTCGTTCTAAAGATATGCCTGAACCAAACCAATTTATAGTCTACAAGGGCGAACCGGTTGACCATCTAGTAACTGACATAATCCCCTATGAAAAACCAGCTCCTGAAAGACATGGTGATATTGATGATTTCTTATCAGTGTTCTTTGAAGATGAAGATAAAGAATACTTCTCATGGTATATGGGTGCAATACTACATAACAAATCTATGTGTGACCACACACTACAGAAAATGATGGTTGTTACATCTGCGGTGAGTGGTGTTGGTAAAAGTTCACTCGTGAACGGATTAGTTAACCATGTTTTTACTCCAACATTTGCGAAAGCTATGGGTGAATACGATTCATTCTTCGCAACCGACTCTCGTTTTGGTACATCGAGTTTACCATCGACACGCCTATTAGTATTTAACGAAGCTGAATGGGGTAAAGAGAAGAAAGATGAACACCCGCACAACTTTACAGGTATGAATACGAGTGCTATAAAGTCTATCCTTACAGAAGGTTACTTGGACGAAGAGCCAAAATACGGCACAAGACAAACTGTTGTAAAACATAGTGGTCAAATTGTCCTATCAAACTATCTCCCGGTATTACGTACAGCGGACAGAGCTTTAGAAAGAAGAATACTTCCAGTAATTGTCAGACCAACACTAATGGTTGATAAAGTAGAGCAACTTGGTCTATTCGGACAAGCTTTTGATGACTACATTGAAGACAACGCTGAGAAATTCTGCGCGTATTTCCTAAAAGTCTATATGGATAACCCGCAATTAGTTATGAATTTCATTTACAACTACAAAACATACGATAAAATCTTGAGTGGTGAGCGTGACGAAAATTCAGCTTATGAATTTTCGGTTGAAAACAAACTTCGCTCAAAAAATAACATCACTGAAGTACTCCATCATATTCGTGATGAGTATCACGTTGATACTCCGAAATTAGAGTCAGCAATCGAGGAGCATCTTGAAGATGACACTAAACATACTGACTTAGTACGGTTTGCGGACAACACGTTATGGTTGAACTCATCAACACCTGTGTTATCGAAATATACAACTACTCCTGATAAACTAAAAGAATACCTCGGTATTAAGTACGGAGCAACCTATAAGAAATATAGTACTAGGCGATACTTAATTCCATATATGAAAGAAGGTACAACATGAAACAATGGTTAAAACGCATTGGTTACTCGATTGGTGTACTATCCATATTAGGTATAGTTTCTGTAACGCTGGTTGTATTCCTCCAGCTTCAGAAACTGCCTGATGTAGATGCTAATCACCTGAACACTCTTGGTTCTAGTCGAATAACCGATAAAAACAACAACGTAATATGGCAATCGACAGAAGTTATTTCTAATCCGATAACTCGTGAGGAAATCCCTAAATTATACGAAGACACACTAATTGCAACTGAGGACGCTAATTTCCGTGATAATCACGGTTTCTCATACAAAGCGTTAGCTACTGCGGTGTTCGGGTCTGTAAGAGCTGTTGTGGATTCATCTTATACAGCTCGTGGTGGGTCTACTATCGACCAACAATTAATTAAGAACACTTATTACGATGGTGGTCGTTCAACATCGACACTAACTCGTAAAGTTGGTGAGTTATTCCTAGCCAAACAATTAGACGAAAACTTCAATAAGGATGAAATTCTAACTTTCTATGTGAACAAATTAGAATTCGCCGAAAATGCAGTTGGTATTAGTGCCGCAATGGATATCTACTTCGGTACTAAACCTAGTGATTATAACGAGAAAACACCTGAGAAAATTGCACAAATAGCATATCTTGCAGGTCTTGGTCAATCTCCTTCGACTTATAACCTATACGCTAACCCTAAAGCAGGACATAGTCGTATGAAAGTTGTCCTCGGCATAATGAAGGACAAAGGTCTAATATCAGACTCAGAATATAACGAAGCGGTAAATATCGACCTTACTAAATCACTTAAGCCACGTTTTCACACTCAAGAGCGCATTCGTGAGCAGAACTTAAAATACAAGACTTACACTGACGCTGTAAAAGAAGAGCTACGCAACTTAGGGTATAATTATGATAAAGCTACTCTTCACGTTAAGAGTTTCTTAGACCCAGAAAAATTTGACGCAATTCGCGATACCACTCTTAAGATGAAATATCTAGATGCAAAACAACAAGTAGCTGTTACGGTAGTTGATAAGGATGGTATAGTGGTGGGTATGGTTGGTTCGCGCTATAGTGATGAATTAAACCGTGCCACACAACAAACTAGGTCATCAGGGTCATCTCTAAAACCATTCACAGCATATGGCCCACTATTTGAATACTTCGGTAATCAATACTCTACAGCAACTACAATGTCTACGGCACCGTACCAATATCCTGGTTCAAATGCGGTTATGTATAACTGGGGTAGATTATCTTACGGTAACCAAACGCTACAAGAGTCTCTACGATTATCTCTCAATACTCCTGTTGGGCGTATTGATGACGGTATTCTAGGTTCGTCACGAATGAAAACATTCCTACACGGTCTAGGACTTGATGTAAAAGACTCATATTCATCAGTTGATGGTATTGGTTTAAATGTATCGACACTACAAGCGGCGTCTGCGTATGCCGCACTAATCAACGGTGGTATGTATACTCAACCGCGATTTGTGGATGAAATCACATTTATCGATAAGTCAGTTAAGAAAATTGAGCCAAAACGTAATCGAGCTATGAAAGAATCAACAGCATTCGTCCTAACACAAATGCTAAGAGGTATACCTCAACCAAGTTCAACAGCACCACTAGCTACTATTCCTAGTTATCAAGGATACGGTGGTAAAACAGGTACAGTTGCGTTTGACGCATCAGTAAATGCTCCGGCTCCTTACGGTGCAGGTGGTTCTGACGCATGGTATAACTCATTTACAAAAGACGGTTACGCAATATCTGTCTGGACAGGGTACGATACTCCGAATAGTAGCCCACAAATTCCAGATACCTATAAAGAGTTCACTAGACTTGGAGCAAATCTCCAACAACTATTAAATGGTAATAAATCAATTCCAAACTGGCAACAGCCAGCAAATGTAAGGCATTTAGGTGGCTCTAATCTAAGTGCTCACTACCAAATTACAGACGCGAGTGATATTGGAGCAACCCTACTCAATATCCCAGCATTATCGAAATTCCCGAACATCACTTCGATTAAAGAAGAAACTAAGGTAGAAAAAGACTGGGACAAACATCTCGGTTCTGACGAAAAACTCTATAAATTATGGAAATCAAATCCAAGTATCACTGAACGTTACGGTATACTTGATGAAGAATTATATAAGGTGGTGACAAAGCGTGAAAATTAACTTAAAAGGCGAGAAAGTCAAAAAGAAAATTGGTAAATCCGTCGAATCAGTTGTGATTGGCGCGATTGTCATCACTACCATTCTCTGTATGGTTATAGTCTATATGTACCAAAGTACTAAGTCATGGAAGCATTCGAAGCTAAACACTTCTTACGCAGACGCTCCTGCAGAATTTGTTTCTAATCAAATATCCGAAGATATTGTTGGGGATATTGAAAAGCTCACCGACGTTCAACATGAGTTAGATAAGATTGCTGAGACAGGAGACATCACTTCCAAATCACAAAAGATATACGATAAGGCAGAAGAAACTCTCAAGAAACTAAGTATCTCTTCTGGTGAATCATTTGAGAATGTAAAACGACTAAAACTATATATTGATATCTCAAATTTCATCCAATCAGCCTATGATAATCCTAATTCTGAGAAACTGCAATCTCTAATTGGCACTCAAAGTCGAGAAGTATTAGACCATGACAGAGATATCGATAAAAAGTTTATGAAGAAACTCGACACAGTTGTCGAAGATTATGTTCAATTAAACGACTTCCTGAATAATACTCTAACAAAAATTGGTAAGGTTGAAGACAACAACCTAGTCATTTTCAACTACATCACTAATATTGGTGAAGTGGAAACAGGTCTGAATTCACTTAGCAAGTTCACTAAGATAAACGAACTGAGTAAACTCATCCACAAAGATATCTCTCGCGTGTTCACTAATAACCGTGAACTTAAAGAGCAACTCGACTGGTTGCAGGCTAAAGCTAAACTTGATAGATTAAACGGTGAGTACCAAAAACTCTCTGAAATCAAAACACTTCGGGACGCTAAAAGGTTAGGTTACACATTAAACCAACAGTATTCAAGAGACGGATACGAGCTTAGTGACGACTCTGAAGTGAGTTCATTCTACTATCAAGGTCGATTTGTAGATAAATCTAATTACGCATTAAAAGGATTAAAACTCACAGTTACTGTAGACGCTAAATGGGATAAATCAACAAAAGTAGTTGAGAAAGAACCATCATTTGAAGAGAAGCTCGAGCAATCTACAGATAGTGTCGACCAAGACAAAGATAAGGATAAAAATAGAACCGAAATCCCACCTAAAGAAGAAAAGTTCGAAAGAAACAATCAACGAAACACTAATCAACAGAACAATTCAAACGCTACCACAACGACTCGTCGGTAGTTGACAATTTCTCTGTAAAATTTTCTGTATTATGGTAGGATATAGATGAGGAAATAAATGACTACTATACGTCAGCGTAATATAGGAATACGTTGATACTTGGAGAAATTCTAGGATTAATCATAACAGGGGATGAATCAGTACTACCCACACTTCTTGTGGTCAACACTTGACTAATCCCCTTTCTTGTGATATAATATTACTATAACACTAAGAAAGGAGAGTGTCTCATGAGAGCATCTACACCGAGTTTTGTAGTTTCGGTAAAAGTTCATTTACCTAAACAGATAGAGAATCACTTAGAGAAGAGCTTTAATATCGCTAATAGCGCTTATAATGAGGCACTTGGTTTAAGTCTACGTAGACTTAAAGCGATGCGAGCTAACCCGCGATATCAAGAACTATTAGAAACTCGCAGGTCAATATCCGAGAGTATTGAGCGACTGAAAAAGTCTAAAGGTTTAGCGTGGCAACTCAAGCTATACGATAAAGCTCTATCTAACCTAAGACTAGCTTATGGGTTATCGGAGTTTAGTTTATCTAAATACCTCACAAATCGTAGAAATGAGCCTAATTCTCCTTACCAACACTTAAGCTCTACAGAACTTCAAGTTATCGCAAAAGAAGTTTATCAAACTCTTGAGAAAGTTATATTCTATAAGGTTAAACTCCATAAGGTACGATTTAGAAGTAAATATGGCTTAAACGCAAGTTTTAGAAATAAAGTTAACTCAGCAGGTACTCGTATTGTACCATCAGAGAAGGTGGGTGTGGCTTATATACTCTTTATTCATAAAAAGCGTACCTTTGTTGATATATCGACAAAAGCATTTAACGAATATCAACAGCTCAGTCTATTACGAGCTAAGAAAATTAAATATGTCCAAATAGTTAGAAAAACAATTAGAGGAAAGAGAATGTATTATCTCCAGATTGTCTGTGAGGGATATCCTTTAGCTAAGGTGGTTAAAGGAGATGGCGTAGTAGGTATTGACCCAGGTGTTTCGACAGTTGCTTATGTGTCTAACGATGAAGTAGCATTAGTTGATTTAGTACCTGAGAATGTCACTACGCGTGAGAAGCTCATTAAATCTTTAGACCGACGGATTGAGCGAAGTCGAAGGGTAAATAACCCAGACTGTTACCACTCAAATAGTAAGGTTAAGCGTGGAGTTAGGTTCAAGCGACCTACAAAGAGAGCTAAAAGACTAATTCTAAGACGCCGGAAAGCGTATAGAAGTCTCACTGAAGAGCGACTTAAACTCCAAGGTGAGCTTGTCAGTAGAATTGTCTCACAGGCTTCTATTATTCGAATGGAAAACCTTAATGTCAAAGGACTTCAGAAACGAAGTAAAGATATTCGTATAAATCCAACGACTAATAGACCATATAGTAAAAAGCGCTTTGGGAAAGCAATACTTAAAGCGGCACCAAGTTACTTTAGAGAGGCTCTTAAGACCAGAGCTAACACATTAGGTATCGAATTCGAGATTATAAATCCGCAAAAGACAAAACCTAGTCAATACAATCACCTTACAGAAAGTTTTGAGAAGAAAACTCTTTCAACTCGCATATTTGACCTTTCCGATGAATGGATAGGTGTACAGCGAGACCTCTATTCAGCATTTCTAATTGGACATATAGAAAATGGTCGATATGACCAGACTATCTCACAAGAATTCCCAAACTTCTATCTGAAGATGAAGGAATTTCTAGCAAAACAAAAACCAAGTCGTCTAGACTGGTACTTAAAATAATGTTAGGGTGTGACTTAACCCCGCGGGACTGACGCTCCTGCGTTACCGCACAAGACTTAGACTAATGTCTTAGAAACAGATAAGTTCTTAATGAAACAGACGAGTTCTTAAGAGCTCATCCCTCTTGTGAAACTTCCAATGCTTAGACACATACCGAGATTGGGTCTTTATCCAAAGCAGGTCATTGTCTTTTAGACAGTCATCTTTAGTTGAAGATGAGTTCTAAGCGCGTTTGACATTTGTCAAGTGGGAATTCTAGGAAATAATCCTAGGAAGACGTCAAGGGCCAACACCAGGCAAGCACTCAATAGTGGATTCGCATTGAACAATATAAGTAACGAAATGAACAAAATAACGAAACGAAAGGAATAATAAAATGACTAAAGAGACAAGATTTATAGTAACACTCCACCCATCTATGATTGATGAGTTAGATAAAGTAAAAGCAATGACAGGAATATCAAGAGCAACTCTTGTGAGACTTGTTATGGTGAAATACCTTGACAAATTACCAGGTACATTAGAAAACAATACCGATATCTCACTAAAACCAATCAGTTTACGCGAGGGTCAACGATTTCTAATCACAATCCCTGACTACATCAAACCGAAATTTGATGCGATGAAAGAACGTTCAGGACTAACCAAAGCTGCAATTGTTAGGGCGCTAATTCAGGCTCATTTAGGTGACTATTGTAAGGATATTCTCGCAGTAGATACCCAAGAGGGAGGTAAATAATGAAGATAGCATTAGATATCGGGAACTCAGCCATCAAAGGTTCGATTCTCGACAATAACAATAAATATATAGCTCCACTTGACCAACCGTCTGCAGTATTCACGGTGGAGGATAGTAAATACATGATGTTTCACGACCCTAACGACTACTATATTCAAGTCCTAGAGTCGCCATTAAAACATTATGCATATCCAACAGCTATTGGCCACGTCGCATTAGACAGACCTGGTTACGAAGAATTTGATGTATCGTCTACAACATACAAATCAAATCACGAAATCACAACAGCACTATTGTTTGGGTCTATTGCGCCACATATCGACGGGGACACTGATGCGAAACTAGCTGTCTCTGTTCCGATTGTAGAGGCGAAAACGTTAGGACTAATAGCTGAATATCAAACGCTACTTACAGGTACACACAAGATTAGAATCTTCAGACCAACAGGTACCTTTGACTGTAACGTGACATTTTCTGCTGTACGTGTATTTAATGAAGGTCAAGCTGGATTCTTCGGATTGCTTGATACTCGTGATACTAATTTCCAATTAGAAATGTCAACTGTGTATCAGTCTCTTGGTGAGGAAACTTCACCTATCGGTGACCTTGAGGATTTCCTAATTGTCGATATCGGTGAAGGTACAACTGACCTTGCGGTATTTCGTAATAAGAAGTTTAATCCAGAGTTCTCGTATTCAATCACTTCGGGATATGGTAACTTGCTCGAAGACGCCATCAAAAATGCTCAGCGTAATCATCTGACTATCGAAAGTCGAAAAGAATTACAGAAGGTATTATCAAGTACGAATAAAAGACGTCAAGCTCGTAAGGAAAAATGGGCATCGTATGTCAATCCGACTAAAGAGCGCTTCATAAAACTCGTGACTGACACTATCTTGAACGCGTATGGTACGAAGGATTATTTCGACGCGATAATATTCCTTGGCGGAGGATTTAGTGCCTTAACTGGTTATACTACCGATTTCGGGCAAGTTTCAATGGAGGATGACCAATTATTCACAACACTCAAGTCAAAACTTGAAAGTAATCATAAGGATGTAGACCTTATCTTCGGTGTTCCACGTCCATTCTCTGGACGAATAAATGAAAGAGGACTTGTACAAGTCTTAACGACAATGTAATGGTTAAGATTAAAGAACAACTAAAGCTGAACTTACCAGCACGACTTAAACGTCAACTTAAAGACATATCCGAAGATAAAAAGTTGTCGATGAACGATATTGTAATTCATGCGATTAATGACCATATCGCAAAACAAAACGCCACCTATCAGAACCCCGACTTAGTCCACGACCGACTAGGTCAGGTTCTAAATGTGCTAATGGCTCAAACCTCAGCTATTAACGATATGCAGGACACTATTTCTGAACAAACACGTACCATAGAAGACTTACGAGCCCACATCTTTGACCTCGAAAGACGACTCGGGCACTAGCCTTCAAGCGTTATTTATGGTATAATAGTACTATGAAGAAATTAACCACAATTGCTCTAGCGTCGGTTTTAGTTGGTGGTGTATCAACCGACGTTTGGGCTCAGACAAACTATAATATCAAAATAGATGGTATCGAGCATACCACAAGTACAGACTCGTCCGATACATCCGAAATCCTCCAATCAAAAGGACTCTCTACTAATAAACACGACAGAGTTGAGCGTGACGGTAATACTATTAACATATCGAAAGCCCGCCCTATCTTAATTCGTGATGGCAAGTCAGCGTACTACCGTTTTACGACCCACCTGACTGATAAGGACATCCTGAAAGAGCACAACATCACTTTAGGAACTCATGATAAGGTTGAGAAGTCAGGTTCTACACTCACTATCACTCGTGTTAAGAAAGAAACACGTACAACAACTAAAGAAATACCGTTTGAAACACGAACCGTTTCGGACTCTAGCACGTATGATGATAGTGTTTCTGAAGGTCGAAATGGTGAAAAGACAGTTGTGGAAGAAATCACATACACCAATGGTGAGAAGACTAGTTCAACCATCATTAATGAGACGGTCACTAAGAAACCAAAAACTAAAGTTATCACCAAAGGTACTAAACCATCTACACCAACTTCCGATTCAAGTATTTCCGAAGCGAATCCGTCAGTAAGATTATCGAACGGTAATACTGCAGGGACTATTGGTGCCGGTGCCGCAAAAGAAATGGAGAAACGTACTGGTGTTTCAGCAAAAACATGGGAAACAATCATAGCGCGTGAATCTAACGGTAGGCTTGACGCATATAACCCGTCAGGTGCTCGTGGCTTATTCCAAACAATGCCTGGATGGGGGCCAACCAATACGCTCGCTCAACAGTTAGACGCAGCAACCAGAGCATATAACGCTCAAGGGTTGTCTGCATGGGGATTCTAGCACCTCTTTTTTTAGACATTGGTATACACCAATGTCTAAAACGGGGTAAACCCCGAACCCCTCCAAATCCACGATATTAAACGTAAAATATTAACTGGAGAAAAATATGAAATTAAAAGAATACTACAAAGAAAAAATTGCTAAATCCAATGACGCGTGGGTACCGTTCACCAGAGCAGTACTCAAAATTATTAGTATGGCATCACTAGTTATATGGTTTTTCAAGTCAGCGTCCTACGACACAGAAACACATAAAACGTTCGGTGAAATGGCTGATAGGATTAATCAAATCGAAGAATCAAAACAATTCACAGAAGAATATGGATATCTAATGTTCAACGTAGGTATTCGTGGTATGTTGATTGTTTCACTGGTTCTGATGTTCAGCTATATCATAATTACCGCATTTGTTGACCGTAACTACCCAACAATTATCGGTATTGTGTTAGGGAGTTTGTCTCTACAATTCATACCAACAAATGTAGGTGCCGGTGGTATCGCAATACTGGTTATAGCTGTAGCAATTGCACTCAACTATATGATTAAATTGTATGAGAACGCAAAGTGGGAAATCGAAGAACAAATACGAATAAACACCGAACACGACTTACTAGCAACATATGAACCGTACTTGGATATACAAGTGACAATGAACAACGGTGAAAAAGTCCAAATCAGTGAATTAGCAAAAGCAGACATTGAGGGAATTGTCCTTCAAGAAGTATTAAATAAGCATAGACAAGGCGACCAACAATAGGTTGCTTTTTGTTTTGAGAAAGGTCGACTATGAAAAAGAGAATTAAGAAAAAACAAGCCAAAAGAAATGAACAAGAACTGAAGAAACTAAAAGAACAAATACGTGTCGTGAAAACACTGAGTAGACTACAAGACACAATCAAAAGAACATAGGTAGGTGAGACATAATGACAATACTAGTAAAAGGCCCATATAGTCGAAAAGACTATATAAATAGTCAAGATAATTTAGAAGAACAACAAGAAACCCTACGTGAACGTATAGAGCTAATTAAAAATAATGTGATAATGATAGCACTAATAGTGGGTATACTGTACTGTCTAGGTGCAATAGTATATACATTTAACACTCGATACGAAAATGACGATACAAAATTATTGTTCATAATTGGTGGTGCGGTGCCAATTGTCATAATCGCGCAAATCGTATATTACTTTAGTGTGAAACCGTATAATAAACAAATCAAAGACTTATCGGATGAGTCTGAACGACTAGAACAAGACTACCATAACAATATGGTTGAAGTACCATTATCGGAATATATTGACCGTATAGAAGTTAAGGGTGACAAAGTAACATTCCCACCATTAGATGAGATTGATGAGCGATATCTATATGATGAGTGGTCTCACAACCCATCTGACACAGACCATAGTACTCGACAAATCATGAGAATATATAAGAATTTCTATGAAAGAGACTTTCTAAATACATATTATAATAGGGAAATCCCTATAACACGCGAAGAATGTCTAATGTTAAAAGCAAAAGGTAGGTGATAAAATGACGATATTGCAAAAAGGCCCTTATACCCGAAAAGAATACAAAGAATATAGAGATGAGCTTGACAAACAAATAGGTGAACTCGACAGTAACATAGAAGACCGTGAACTCCTAAGTATAGTGTTCTCGATACCAGCAGGGATATGTTTCTTTTTCTTACTGATGAAAGGTTTGATAGTAACTGACTCGTTTAGGTTTGGATTTTCAATTGGCCCAAGTACAACACTAACAAATTCAATCAATATATCAATCGCGACAATTATAATAAACACTATATGTGTTGGTGTATATTACCTATTATGTGTTAATCCGTATAAAAATCAACTAAAACAATTGAAAAACGAAAAAGCTGAACTAGTAGACTATTACCGCACAAATCTAGACGACGTACCTCTTGACGATTATATCGAACATATTAGTGTTGTCGGGAACCAGGTGATAATCCCATCCTTAGATACTATTGACGAAAGTTACTTGTACCGTAGGTACAACCGCAGTATATCTGACGGTTATCATAAAACGTCACACACGTATGAATTATGTCCCGACAAACTCAAGGGAAGTTTGACTAACATTCTAATCACAAAAGATGAATATGCCAAACTTCGACAAAAATCAAAATGCTCACCACGTAGTACGAAACAAACCACTGTAACGAACAAAAGATTAGTGAAGATGGCTAACACTACTGAAGTTACAATTGAACACTCAGTAACGACAAAAGATGGAACTCGTACAGAGACATATAAATATACACTATAACAGAATGGTTCGTATACACGAACCATTCTCATGGGGTGAACCCCAAACCCCACAAATTTCGTGAATTATAAACAAAATATTAGAAAGGATGAAAAAAATGGAACAAGATAATGCACTATTAAAATTATCAGATAGAAGTTTTGTCAAACATTTAATGCTGAACACAGAACTATATCAAGATGAATTTAACAAAATAATCAAAGACTTCCCAGCATATGACATTTTAGTTGAATGTTATGAGACAAAGAAAATAACACCAAAACAACGCGAAGTGTTAACAGATGCGTATTTATTACTAAAAGAGAAATATTTTCGACGAAAATTTTAGAAAGGATGAGTGAAATGACAAAAATCAAATTCACAGATTTCTTAACCAAAAATGTGAGTAAGAAATCAGCGAAGAAGTTAAACAAGTTACAAAAGACATTAATCAAGAAATAAGAGAGGGTTCACCAATGGAAAAAGTAAAAGGTATATCATTCTACCAACAACCAAATGTTACAGAACTTGCGGGAGAAATTGACGAGAGCGGTGACCTACCAACATTCTACGGAAAAGCAGTCTTATACAAAGAGCCAACAAATCCATATGACGCGAACGCTGTACAAGTGCACGGTGTGAGAACAGATGGTTCATTACACGTAATGGGTCACCTAGGACGTGACGGAGAATTATATCAAAAAATGCTTGAAGGTGTAATACCAAACGGTACTGAAGTTGGATTACGTATCGTGGGATACTCTAGCATTGGGTTATCGGACTCATACCAAATAGAGTTACCAATCGATACAGTCACATATCACGCACAAGAAATCACACCATACGGTACTCAGGATAAACACTTCACAACGAAAAAAGAAATCGAGACAGTAATCCAAAACATAATGCAATTATATTCTCAGTCACCAAATGCGCAAGGTTTAGACCTAAGAGTTGTAAACCAGTTGACAAACAAAGTGGATATTAAAAAGAATAAAGATATAGCGTTAATGGACGCTGCGGGAATGAACGGGTTACGATACACTAGTAATGATAACCATGTGACACTACAACTAAAAATAGACCAACCCGCACCAACAATAATTATAATTAATACCGTATACGGAAAATCTGTATTTGGAAGACCTATAGAAGGTTAGACGCTAACCTTCTATACTAATCTAACACCAGAAAGGATGGCATCAAATGTTAAAACCAAACGAAATAAACAAGATAATAAAAAGCTACAAGTTAGAAACCATCCTGTTTGAGGACGAAGAATATATAAACTTAAATCAGGTGTGTCGAATTATCGAACACGAATACAACATTAAGTTGAACACGACAATTGTTGCGAACAAACTGCGTAAATATCGAAGTGAATTTAAGACAATTATCGTACATCGCCCGAAAGGGAGCCGATACAAATTCACAAGGTATCGACCATTGCAACACACTAGTAATTTGAAATATTACTTACTTAGTGATGTTCCAAAGTTAATCGAAAAAATCAGAAGTGAGGTGTGCAATAATGGAGTATAAATATACACGAAAAGAAATCATTGACCTTATCATTAAACATAATGAAAGAATACACCAACGCACATATTTCACAGAAAAGATTGGGACACGGTTTGATACATTCGCACGCGAAGTAGCGAAGATACGACCTGATATCCGTGTTAAGATAAATAACAGGTACTGCTACACGGAGTATTTTAAAGAACTAGCTCTGAAACACATACCCTTAGCGGGACTAAGATATAGACCTACACCAACACACGAGGATAAGGTGCGCGAAGTTTATAACGAACTCAGTGCAACCGATTACGTATACAGAGATAAGAAATATGTATCAGCACGCGACCTCAGACACTATATGGATATCTATTACCCGACTAATTATAGTAAAAACATTCACACTACACTCAAAGACAAAGTAAAATCAATAATTGTTCATCACGATGAGATACTATGGGAATTTAACCATTATGAGCGATACTATGAACTAGAGACATCAATTAAATTATTAGAAGAATTATGGGAAGGGGAATTGAATAATGTCGGTTAAAAATGTCTTAGCTGCAGTCGGTGTAGCCGTGGTCGGTGTGACTGGTGCAAAAGTATCAACAATGGATGTGTTTGCAACAACAGTCCACTCAATAAATGAGCAAGAGACTCTCACACAAACTATCACAACACAAGACACAGCGATAGTTCAATTAACACCGAAATTTGAAGATGAAAAATACACGTACAAAAGTTACGGTAGCGGAGTGTTTATCTCAGACAATGTGATACTTACCGCCGCACACGTGTTACGTGATGATAGAGCGACATTTTCACATATAGAGTTCCATCATAACGGTAAGACGTATTATGCTTATCCGCAGGATGTGACACTTTACAACGAAAGTTATAAATCATCTGATGCCGACGATATGGCGATTATTAGAGTTCGACTAGTTGATAAACATGCGAGCTTAAAACTTTCTGAAGAAACAGACAAGACAAAAGTGCACATCATAGGTTATCCGGCTGATAAAGACGAAAAACCAGATTTAAACGTTGGTAGACCGTACGAATCACACGGGGAAACTATTAAGCAACTCCACGGATTATGGTACACAACAGCTTACACACTCCCTGGTATGAGTGGTGCACCACTCCTTAACGAAAAGAATGAAATAATAGGTCTTCATGTTGGTAAAGCAACAACAGAAGATATGATTGATAGAAAAAAGAAATTCTCAACATCAATCAGACTTGATTCTAAGAGAATCGAATGGTTACAAAAACAAATCGAAGAAAACGCATCGTGGACTTATCCACAATAATATGATATAATTAAATTAAAACAATAGAAAGGCGCCCTAGAAGGGTGAAATAGTAAATTAAAATGGAAAAATTCAAGAAAACAATAGATAAATCATTATCAACAAATAAGGGTAACGAAACTCACGTATTCTTATCGTATAACCCAAACATTCTAAACGACGTAAACGTTATAGCTCGTGGTAACATGCAAGATGTAACGAGACTACTAGCTTCAGCAATCTTAAGTTTAAATGTGGAGCAACGCGTAAATGTGTATACACACCTTGTAATGCAAGATGACGATGTATTCACAGAAGTTGCACAAGAATACGCTGACAGATACGTAAACGGAGATAAAGAATAAGACCTACCAAGGTCTTAAAGGACTTGACCTGAGCATGTCATTAAACTACTTAATCTAAAGAAAACGGAGAATTATATGAATAAGAAAAAGATGCTACTAATGCTTTCTGCATTATTTACATTAGGCGCTGGAGCAAATTCAGCAAGTGCCGCAGAGGTAACAAAGAACGGGCAAGAAATCACAGTTAATAAACCAGACGTGACAGCGGTTGCCCACGGTGATAAATATTCACAAGTAACTGTTAAATACGGTGTCAAATTTGATGACCAATTAACAATTAACCAAGGTGATAAGGTTAAGTTCACGTTACCTAACGAATTAGGTTTACAGACTAACTATAACTTTGATGTTAAATCAGTTGAAGGTAATGTTGTCGGTAATGCAACAGCGGATGTTGCAACAAAAGACATCACTACAATCTTCAACGATTATTTCAGTTCACACCCAATGAATAAGACTATGAATTTAGAACTTATGACGAAATGGGATACTGAAAAGGTTAGTGGTAAAGAAACTAAAGTTTACGACCTAAACTTTAACGGTACAATTGTTCCTACAACACTAAAGAAAACTGGTACGCCAGACTCTAATGAAGTCGTTAATAAATGGGGTGGTCAAGACGAAAAAGACCCTAGTATAGTTCATTGGGGAGCTAGATTAAATTATAGAAAAGATAATCTAACAAATGTTACTATTACAGACACACTTGATAACAATCATGAATACGTTAAAGGTAGTCTTAAAGCTCGAATCATATCTAGTATTGACCCTTGGACTATAGTCAGCGAAATTGCAAAAGAAAATATTAATGAAACTGACCACGGGTTTACAATTACTTTACCTACTCTAGACCAGATTGTAAGTATAGAATATGATACAAAAGTAAAAGATTTGTCTAAAGACCCTAAGAATAATATCCGAATCCAAGCAACTAATGGATTAGATTGGGATAAAGACGTGTTAGTACAAATTGTTAGAGGTTCAGGTAATGTTTCTGGTGACCAAATCCCGCCACAACCATCAAAAGAAGAGCCTACTGAACCGGTAAAAGAAGACCCAGTGAAACCTTCGAAAGAAGAACCAACGAAACCTTCTAAAGAAGAACCAACTAAACCTTCTAAAGAAGAACCAGTGAAACCTTCTAAAGAAGAGCCAGTGAAACCTGTAAAAGAAGAGCCAGTGAAACCTTCAAAAGAAGAGCCAGTGAAACCTTCAAAAGAAGAACCTACTAAACCTTCTAAAGAAGAACATGTTAAACCTTCTAAAGAAGAGCCAACTAAACCTTCTAAAGAAGAGCCAACTAAACCTTCGAAAGAAGAGCCAACTAAGCCTTCTAAAGTACAGAGTGGAAACAAAGTGTTACCAAATACAGGTACAACAACAGACTCAACTATGCTATTAGGTTTCGGGTTATTAATCACAGCTCTAGTTGTAAGAAAATTCAAAACTAACTAGACAAATCGGAATAGACATGCTATAATTATAGTGTGTCTATCTTTTTTTGCCGTTTTGTATACACAAAACGGCACTATCGGGGTGACTACCCCGCACCCCTTCTTTTTCATGAATTAACAATCAAGGAAGGTGAACCGATTGAAAAATTTCGAAAAACAATCTAGGAAAGTCCGGGGGATACCGTATGTTTAACGTGGAAATAATCTCGACCGGGTCAGATGGAAATTGCGTTGTAATTGACGATACAATCATGATTGACCTCGGACTAACTAGAAAGAAAACAAAAGAATTATATTCAGGCGAATTGGACGAAATAAAGTGCAGTATAGTGACACATAAACATCAAGACCATTGTTCATTACCGTTTGTAAAACACCACATTGAGCAGGAGAATAAACTTATAATCCCGAACGACGTGTACCAGAAATTAGTAGAACAAGGTAAAATAGATTTAGACTATACACCGAATCTAACAGTGTTACCTAACACACCGAAAGAGGTTATAACGTATACTCTTGATGATTATATACTTACATTTTATCCTCAGAAACACTACGACATAATTAACTATGCAGTACTTATCGAACGTGGTGATGAGCGCCTATTGTACGCGACTGATTTAGATACCCTTCATGAATCGGACGTTGGTGTTGGACTATTTACCATTGAAGGTAAATTCGACATCCTAATACTTGAAGGAAATTTTGACGAAGAATGGCTACGGTCATATATTACAGAGACGATAGAGACATATGATGAATACACAGATACATCCGAATTTGACACAGACGATTTGAGTAGGTGGGTGCGCTCACATTACGCACAACTTCCAAAAGAAGTATCAGCACCACTATTTAGAGCGGTGCAAAATATGCGACACTTATCGAAACAAGAGGCGAGAAAATATGCAAAACGTAAGCTCAAACCTGGTGGCGTATATTATGAAGTCCACAGGTCATCACTGTTTTATTCTGAACCGAGCCAATGGCAGGTGGTATAATGACAAATGAAATTAAAGAATTACACGCAGTCAGTCTAAAAGCTGACCGCTCACTTTGGGAGCAAATCGCTTCTGAAGTACACACCTTATTACCTAAGGTGCAAAATGATACGCTAACATCGGACGATATTAAAAACGTTCAAGGGTTAGTGGCTCATGTAAAACAGTCATCAACTGATTATAACCGATATTTGAACGGGTTAATGGCTGGATATAAAGCAGAATTACAACAAAATTTAAACGCGATAGGTTACCCGGTTATTGAGCAATATGTGGTTCGAAAACGTACAGCTCAACAACAAGAAGTGAACAGACGAATCGCTGAGAAAAATGAGCTATTCCAACAGTACGTGAATAACGCACTTTTGGGGACATTGTATATCCACAATAGTACTTTACGAAATCATTTAATCTCATTCATGCACCCGCTGTTTCCAAAATTATCAAGTGGAGCAGAGAGTAAAATGATGACGGAAAGAGACTGGGCAAACGTCCACTCGGTGGTTAATAACTTAGTGCGAGCAATCGATAGTACTATGAATCCAGTAATCGCCCAACTCCCATTACACTCGCAAACGATGAAGTTATATGTAGACGTACTACGCACAGCGGATATCTCTAAATTACATAATATTCAAGAAGCTATCGCTGAAGATAGAATGTTCTTCATTGAATTAATTTTAACACAGAAACTACAAACTGAGGATGATGTTCTTGGCCAAATCACAGAGGTCATCAACTCAGAATCTACAGACAAAATATCACAAATCCAGTTTATACTAGATATCTGGAAGAAAGCAGGTAAATAATGACTAACTTATTCACACAATCTTTTGACTCTTTATTACAACAAGCAACTGGGCAAGTTCCAGTTCAACAACCAACTCAACAACCAACTCAACAAGCAACTCAACAACCAGTGCAAACTCAACCAGCACAAGTTCAACCAGCACAAGTTCAACCAGCACAAGTTCAACCAGCACAAGCTCAACCCGCGCAAGCTCAACCAGCTCAACAACCAGTGCAAACTCAACCTGTGAATAATACACAAGGTTATGTTGTAGATGTGTTTGGTGGAAACGATACACCTCAAACACCACCTCAAACACATTATAACGGATTCCCAACAAGCGTTGCTCCTGAGCAAACCGTAGCTCAACCAACACCTCAAGCTCAACCAACACCTCAAGCTCAACCTGTTGTTGAAACAAAAGCTGAAGAACCTAAAGTCGAACCTAAAGCAGAGGTTAAAGCTGAAGAGCCTAAAGCTGAAGAATCTAAAGTTGAAACTAAGAAAGCAACTAAGAAAGCAACTAAGAAGAAAACGACTAAATCAGAACCAAAAGTTGAAGAGCCAGCAATCACAGTTGACCACATCTTAGATGAAGAGACTAAGAAGGCTGTTGCTGACCAATTATATTCAACAATGTATGAATTAGCATTTGGTGTGATTAAAACAGCTATCACAGATGCTGCTACAGCAGCAATTAACGACTTAAAAGGTAAGTAGAAATGAACTTAAATGAAAAACAACAAACCTTAGCTGACGCCCCTGTCAAACAATTAACGATAGGGGCCGCTATGGCCGGTACAGGTAAGAGTACTACTATGGTAGCTCGAGCTAAAAAGATACTCACAATGTATCCGTCAGGTAACTTACTTATCATATCATTCACTAAGTTATCAGCTCGTGATTTACGAGAGAAATTATCTAAAACACTGACCAAGGAACAAATGAGACGTGTCATCACAGGTACTTTCCACTCGGTTATGGGTCAGATTATCAAAGATAACGCAATGACTGTTGGTCTAAATTCTAACTTTTCAATAATTGATGAGAGCTCAACACGTACTCTATATCGTCGTATTCTCGATACACATATTGGTCGTGATGAAGAATTTGACCAATTTCTATTATCATGGACAAACCCATTAGCGTGGTCTAACTGGAAACCCGGTGATGAGGTTAAATTTAAAGCATCGGACATCAACATGATAGTGTCATCAATAGGTGCACTTGTCAATATGAGTGAACCAACAGAATTGGACAAGGGTGTATTCTCTAACCAAACTATCCAACGATTCCGTAAATCTAATCGTAAAACGTTTCAGATAACGGATACCGAGAAACTTGAACGAATCGTTAACTTCTGTTATGAAGTATTCAAAGAGTCGATACTTGAGGCGCGTAAAGCGAACGTAATCACATACGACCAGATATTATTCATTATGCACCTGATGGTGAATTCAGATAAAGACATACTCGGTAAGTTTAGAAACTCACTAATACACACAATGGTGGACGAGGCGCAGGATACTAACGCTCTGCAGTTCGAGTTTATCAACAGTATAGAAAACGGGTCACTAACCTTAGTCGGTGATGTGCACCAAAGTATTTACTCATTCCGAGGTGGGAGACCTGATATATTCTTAAGTTACCTCGATAAAGGTGTGGTTTATCCGCTAGAGACAAATTATAGGTCATATCAACCAATATTAGATTATGCGAACAATCTAATCAAGTATAATACTGAGGGTGCTGACTATATGTACGATATGGTCTCAGCTATTGAAAATGATGAAGAATTTGCAGGTGTCACATATCGTGAATACGAAGATGATACCAAAGAAGCTGACGCGATTGTCAATTATATCAAAGCTATTCACGCTCACGGTATAGATTATTCGGATATAGCTATTCTGGTTCGCTCACGAATGGCGCTCCCAATTCTGAACAGAGAATTACAGGTAAATAAAATTCCAATCAACGATACAACATCATTTGCAGACTTCATGAAGTCTGAAGTCATGGTTGATATGCTAAACTTCCTGAAAATTCTCGTCAATCCTAAAGATATCTACGCGTTTATCGCGACTCTAGATAGACCTAAACGAGGAATTGGAGAGGTTGCTCTTAGAAAAATAGAGCTACTAGCTATCAAATATGATATGTCGGTAATTGAATTCATACTATCTGAAAAGATAGATGAACTAACACCAGGCTTACAGAAAAAGGTAGCCGTCTATCGCGACGTGTATCTATCACTTCTTGACCACAACAAAGACTTCACACTTGCAGAAGCTGTTGACTTCTTACTTAGGGAGACAGGTTACGAAGTCTGGACGCAAAATCTTAAGAATTCAGATAGGTATGCTAAACATATAGATACGCTCAAAGAGTTAGTGGCTACGTTTAGTGATGAGTATTACGCTACTCACACGGAATCAACTCTATTCGATGTAGTTAACGCATTCACCTTTGATATGGAATCTTTTGTCAAGGAAGAAACTCCAGAAGGTGTAACGATTGCAACAATGCATGGTGCCAAAGGGTTAGAATGGGATTATGTGTTCCTACCATCACTTGAAGAGCAATCATTTGAGCTTATGGCGCTTGACGACAGTGATTATGAGAGTGAACGACGACTGATGTACGTGGCGCTCACACGTGCCCGTAAAGGATTGTTCTGTACCAGCGCACTATCTCGAGTGACGTTTAATCACCCAGAGACATTATCTCCAGCGAACTTCCTTATTGAAGCGAAAATTCCGAGATACAACAATTAACACTTGACAAATTATCGCTACTATGGTATACTAACTATAGTAGCATCACTTAACCTATCTTGCGTAGTGATACGCAAGTTAATAGCTGATGAGCATGTAATGAATTTTGTTCACCTCCCTTTTCTTTAGTCATTACTGTAGGTGCAACTCCTACACAGCTAACCATTTACAACCCGCGTTTGCGGGTTTTTTGTTTTAATCCATACATAATTAGTGGTGCTACATTATTTTACAAAAATAACCACGGTGAAAGGATTCGTTTTTCCGAACCCAATAATTATGGTATAATATAGGTGAACAAACCAACGTGAAAGGAAAACTTTGCATGAAAAATGAGAACTTAATTAAAGCTATCACTAGCAAACAGACTAGTGACTTACTCCCAATCATGAAGGCAGCTTATCAACTAGACCCTCTGCCGAAACATGAGTTAGGTGCTTTAGCGAAACAAACTAACGATAAGTTAGGGTATAAGCTATTCGATGATTATCATTACCCTAGACTAGTTCGTGACGTATCGATGGTTACGCGTGCGATGCAACATAATGCGATTAAACCGATTGATTCGGATATTGACCTCAAAACTCAACTAGAAGCTCAAATGAGACACGCTATCGCTATCCAAAATGAAAAGTATGACAATATCGTATTACCAGCATTAGGTGACGACGCGTTATACCCAGAAGCATATAAACGATATGTGAAAGAGCTAAACGGATTTGACGCTCAAGCGTTCAGAAATGTTGTAAATAAACTGACTGAGCTAAAAGAGTCAGACCCTCAAGAGTTAGCTAACTGGTCATCACGATTCGAATACGTTGCTAAATACGTATATGAGCGCGACGCTTACAACAAACAAGCTACCGAAATGTATGAGCTTGATGCAACACCGGATGAATACGGTGATTTAATCAGACCATACGATATAGCTCGTACGAATGCGCACAATGGTCTTATTGACTTATTTAACAAACTAAATGAATTCGCATGGCGAAATAATATGAGTAAACCATATCCTGAACAACAATATTTCGATAAGAGTAACCCAATGGATAGAGCTCATGTTGCAGAAGTATTACTTCAACAAGAACCTCTACTAGAGTCTACACACCTGTTTTTGCTTAGCGAGCGAACTATGATGAGTGACACAGAAAGGTATAAACAAATGACCTTTGCCGAACAGCTCGAAGTAGCTCGCAAATATAACGACGCCAAAGAACTAGAAGAAGGTGTCAAAGAACTATACGAAAACGAACTAGAAAGGTAAAATTGAATGAGACAATTTTGGGATATGGAGTCGTACGATAACCTCTTTTGTGCAGCATTCATAGATGATAATGATTTTCTAGAAGTGCACTATCTTGTCAACAATCCATTTGATGCAAAGAAAGTTGAAAGAGCGTGTCGAGACTCAGGTTACGAATATAAACTGTATGATTTAACAAAAGATGCAACCCGGTTTGCAGAACATATGAGAATACAAGTACCTTCACTCGGTAAGGATTCACTCCTTGCTGAGTTTCTAGGTTTAGAAGAGGACGAAGTCGCACCAAAAGTAGATAAATATATCGCTTATAACTCGTTATCGTACGATATACAGATGTGGGACTTCTTTAAAAAGACAATTGTAGCTGGACGCACACACACTACTCCAGAAACGTTACGTGCGTTTTCAGACACATTAATTAATGATACAGCTAAGCGCATCAGAACTACTGATTACGAAATGTATGGTAATCAAATTGATGCGGGCTATTTGAACGAAAAGATGGTGGACAGGGGTCGTATCATCATTGGGTTAAAGACCTTAGTAGGAATGATGGGTGGTTCGATTATCGAATCAGAATCAAATAAAACAGGTCACTCAGAAGACGTCTATGCAGATATTTTATACTGTATTAACGACGTAGCGGAACTTAAAGATGTTGTTTATCTTGGTTCGAAAATGGAAATTACACAAACTGTACGTGAAAGTTTACTTCAAGCGTACGAATCATTAAGTCGTAAAAACATCACAGTAAATGCATCAAGTGCTAAATTCGTGGAAAACATCATTGCACCAGATACACCGATTGTGGATAGTCCAACTGTCACATTTATGTACCCAGCAGCTCACATCGCAAAAGAGCGCGGTATAGAACAGTTCGACATGTTAGAGTACTTTAAAGATTGGTATGTAACAAACGTTTATAACCAAGTCGCGAAACACAATCCAAAAGTGGCTAACGAACATTATGCGAAGTTTATGTCAATATACAACTTCTACGCATCTTTCCGTGGGAAAAACTGGAACGACTCAACTAATCATGTACTTAGATTTAAAATTCCAGCAGAACCGAAAACAAAACGAAGAGAATTACTCGATACATTCGGTACTTACTTACCGCTAATAGACAGATACGGTGTGGATTCAAATACTCACGTCAACTTCTCAATTGGTGGTATACATGGTGCTGAAATTTTCGGAGCTCAATTAGAGCAAGATAAAAAGAAAATTAAGAAACTTAGGAACCAATACAAATATATTTCGAAGATACCGAAAGGAGAAGTGTCACAAGCACTTCTTAATCTGATTAAAAACCAATCAAGAACGTCAGATACAGGGTATCCGACTAAACTATTACACGAGGTTCCATACCTATATAATAATTCAAAACGTACTGACGAAATCCTCCACGAGGATGATTTTTCTGTCTTCCAATGCATCCCAACCAAGGTGCGTGAAGACTTAATTTCGAGGTACAAGTATACATCAACGTGTCACACATTACACCAGGACTTCGCCGGGTATTATCCCATGTTGCTCATCAACCTCGGAGTATTCTACGACGGTAATGGTCGAGACGTATACCGAGAAATCTATAACCACCGAATCGCTGTTAAAGCAAAACTCAAGACCATTCCATTTGGAACTCCCGAGTGGCATGCGGTAAATATCGAACAGGAAGGTTATAAATTAATACTGAACTCAGCATCTGGAGTACTAGACGGGTCATTTGACACTAACGTGCGCGCAAACAACAAAGCAATTGCTATGCGTGCTATCGGGCAAATGATTACAGCAATTATTGCTATGGCTGTAGCCCTAGAAGGTGGTAAAGTACCGTCATCAAATACTGATGGTATCTACGTTTATGATATTTCAGAAGAAATCAACCAAGCAATCTTAGACCGTGAGTTACCAAAACTAATGGTTACTATTGACCCTGAACACATCTTCTTCGTATCTAAAGATACAAATAACAGAATGGAGTCGCACGACGGTCAAATAGTGTCAGCTAAAGGCGGAATGCTTACAGCATGGCAAGGTGCCCAAATCGATAGTAGATTAACGCACCCAGCATTAATCGACAGAGTTCTCACAATCTACCTACAAAATGAAGATATAGTGAACAAACCGATTGATAAGAAATTAATCAAGCAGGCCCTTGAAGAATACAAATCACAAGCATCGAAACGAGAGTTTGTACAAATGGCATCGTGGGTCATGAGACCGACATCAGGGTCTCTATTTGTTGATGATACAGACACTGTCCACAAAGGCACATTACGCTCTTGGTTAACGGGAGAAGGTATCCAAATGTCTAAATACAATGTAATGCAAATGGAGCCTGGTAAGAAATTCAATCAATTCTTAACAGAATTACCTGATGACGCACCACTCGCTGAACCTGATACACTTGTCAGATTATACAAACTTCTTGGTAAGGACGAAGTTCACAAGCATTGGCCTAACACAATGAGTGTGGCTGAATTTGAACAGTACAAAGCTGATCTACTCGAGCAAGGTGCTACAAAAATCCCTTCAGTTCCAACACTGAAGAAAGCTAAAATATCAAATCTTGGTGACAATATGAAATTACACCTTGATAACTCATCTCTTATCAAAAAGACTGACGAAGAGATAGACGAGATATACGATAAACTAAACTTAGACTCGTACGTAGACATGACCGCTGAGTTCACTGAGAAGTGGGTTAATGTACTACAAGCATCGTAGTCTACAATCAATCCCTGAAATTTTTCAGGGATTTTTATTTTCATGCTTGACAATTGCGTCGAGTTATGATATAATATAAATATAACAAGTAGAAATCACAATTGCTGTCAAAAAAAATGTGAAAAAGGACTTGACAGGTGACACACTTCATGATATAAATGATTATAACATGAGAAATATACCAAACATACCAACATACCAATATACCAAAACATACCTAAAAGTCACTTGACAATGTTCTCTTGTTGTGTTATAATTTATTTATACCGATGATATCCCGACGATATCGAATAATACAAATTGCTTGACAACGACCAAGTAATGTGGTATAATAAAACTATACGGCCCTCCCGTCTAAGAGGTTGGATGTGTGACGAGCATCTGTAAAAATGAGTTACCTAAGTAAGTAAGTCTCAAAATAAAAACTCAAAAGTAAAAACTCAAGAAAGGAACGAACCGAAGGGCGAACAGCCTAGAATCACCAATGACTGACTGGACTTAGTAGTTGCGACTACGATTCGTACAATAGTATAGGTTCAAAACAAAATATGGCAAATTCATTCACATTCGAAAGAAATATTTCAATTTACCCAGGAGAAGATTATAACGGAAAACCAATCAAGAAATTAGTATTTACAGGACACGACATCGAAAACGTACCAGCAGAATTATTCAAATTAAAAATTAGTGCATCTAAGAAACCAGAATTAGCGGGTTCAGTGATGACTAGATATGTATCATGGAAATTAAATGCTCAATTACCATGGTCAAGTAAATTACCAAACACAATTACTATGCAAACACCAGTAGAAGCGGTGAAAAATGAATTAGTAAACGTATTCCGCCAATATCCTGAAGCTGTTTTCTCAGTATCAATTAAAATGCCAGGACAATTCGGAAACATCGAAACACCTCAAGGAGCTTACTCAATCTTTGACTTCAAAGTAGACCCTATCGCAGGAAATGTGGGTTACTACCTAGTTAAAGATACTCCAGCAACTGTTACGTTAACTTTAGCAGAAAACAAAGGTAACGACTACTTCAGAGTAGCATTAGCTACAACTAAATCACCTGATGAAATCTTCAGACGTAGCGGTCACGCTAAAGTTTGGGGTGCTGAAGAAACTACAGTATCAAGTTTCGGAGCAACATCAAGTTTTGACGCACCAGCGCCAACAGGTGGATTTGCGGGTGTTGCAACTCCGACATTCGACTCACCAGTAGGTGACTTTGGAGCTCAAGGATTTGGAGCACCAGCTCAAAGTTTTGGAGCGCCTGCACAAGGATTCGGAGCACCAGCACAAAGTTTTGGAGCACCTGCACAAGGATTTGACGCACAAGGATTTGGTGCACCTGGATTCCAAAATCCAAATAACGGACAATAATACCGAACATCGGACATTCACTCTAGGGGACTTGTTCCCCTAGGTGTTTTGTCATATTCTACAGGAAAGGAATCGTCATAGACGATTGTGTCATTTATGGAACGTGTTATTATTATGACTCGCGAACTATACTTCTATGAGGTGAGATATATGAGAATGCTCACACCCCTTATTGAAGCTGGGATAGTTCGCAAATTACAAGAAAAATCAGACATATTAGAATTTGTTGTCGACTTAACTCGTGAAGCAGGAGGAGATAGAAACTTTGAAAGTTATGTCTCAGGTCTAATTCCACCGCACTCTAAACCGAGCGACATCTATGAAATGTTCTTGATGCATCACCCAGCAATCCCACCAATGTACATAGCAACGTACAATAAAGGAAAATATTACCATATAGAAAAAGCAACAACACCAGCACTTCGTGATTTTATTGAGAGAATTGACGAAGACCACATTATTCCATACTTAGGAGGCGCTTATGCAGCCAATCTTGAATAAACGTGCAAACAACAAACTTCGCAGTCTAGTGCGTAAGAAAAACGCCCACGACGCTACATTTTATCTTATCGAAAAATTCGGAGACCATCCTGTATTTAGAGTGCAAGACAGCATTCTATTAGAGTTAGTTGACACGCTCGAGTCTCTATATCATGAAGAGGATAGAGTCTACTATTGTCAAATGGCGATACCGTATTTACAGCGTAAGATTAATGATTACTACGAGACGCGAGATAAATACGCCAAAGTACTTTCGAAATTATCTCGACCATCAAACAACCCGTTATGGACTAAGACTGCGCGTAAAGAAGCCGGGTACACACCAGAATGCATCCAGAGTACGCTTGAGAGGTTAGATGCCAAATATCTTTATGCTCAGTACGATACAGGTTATTATTACGAGCAATATCTAATGTGGGAATGGCTGTTGTCACAATTTGAATATTACATTTCTGTTACATCCTAGACTTTTCTACCAAATTGTGGTATAATTAAGTTGTGGCCAAATTAATTGGTGAATAAAGGATAAGACGAAAGGAAAAATATGGCAAGAATACAACACATACAAAGACGTAAATCAGTAAGCGTTGTAGCCTTAAGTTCCCTTCTAGCTGGTGCTGCGACTCAAACTGCAAGCGCCCACGAAGGAACTCAGGAGACTACAAGCGCTTTAGCAGTAAAAAAAGAAACTCCAAAGGAAGCTGCCCCTGTAGCACCTAGTGAAACTCCAAAGGAAGCTCCAAAAGAATTAACTCGTGATGAAAAACGAGCTGAACTCAAACAACAAATCGACAAAGTTTCAGCAAAAATGAAATTAGCTGAAAACGGTGAAGTGGAAAACCATGACGCTGAAGTTGCTAAAAAAGTTCAGAAATTAAATCTGAAATCAGAGAAAACTACACTTGAAACAAAAGTGCAAGCAATTGACGACGAAATTGATAAAGAAAAAGAAGCTGAACGTAAAGCTACAGCAGAAAAAGTTGCCAAAGTAGCAAAAGAAGAAAAAGCTAAACAAGAAGCTAAGAAACAAAAAGCGACCAGTAACGCAACTGTTCGTTCAGCATCTCACAACTATAGCTACACTCCAACATCAACTTATGATGTATCCGAACCAGCTACAGCCGGGTCAATTAGACCGAATATCGTACAAACAGCGAATTCATATCCATGGGGACAATGTACATGGGGTGTTAAATGTTTAGCACCATGGGCTGGAAATTACTGGGGTAATGGTAATATGTGGGCAGCAAGTGCTGCATCACAAGGATTTAAAGTTGGTACCACACCAAAACCAGGTGCTATAGCTGTATGGAGTGGTAACCACGTAGCATATGTTACAGACGTACGTAGTAATACCGAAATTCGAGTATTAGAATCAAATTATGCCGGGAACCAAAGCATTGGAGATTACAGAGGATGGTTCAATCCTGTGAATGCTCAAGGTTCAGTATCTTATATCTACCCTCCAGGTACATAGAAAGGAATACATTATGCAAATCGTATATTACTCTTTAACAGGGAACTGTAAACGATTCGCGCTTAAATTAGATGAAAACGCCATCCCGATGAAAGAATATCAGGATGGTGATTTTGTTTTAGTTTGCCCAACTGTTGGGTTTGGAGTAGTTCCAAATGCGGTCGTGAAATTCCTAAACAAAACACACAACAATTGTAAACTAATACTGTCATCAGGTAATCGTAACTGGGGCCCAAATTTCGCAAAGGCCGCAGACATTATAGGTGAGAAGTTGAACATAGATTACTACAAATTTGAACTCGCTGGTAACTCAGACGACGTAGACAAAGTTAAACGACTAATTAATCACTATCGATAGTCACTTTACATATTTTGCTATCTATGGTATAATAGTAGTGAAGCACGGGGATAATTCCCAACGAAAATCAGAAAGGTAGGGTGGACATGAAACATAACCACATCGAATTAAATAACGCTATAACACAAACTGACCCGAAAACTGGGTTTTATAATCTAGAAAAAGACCAAGAGGCGCTAGCTGTTTTCCTTGAAGAAGTTAAGGAAAAAACTATGCATTTTCCCGATGAGATTGAGAGATTAATCTATCTTGTAGACGAAGATTTCTATTTTGACGTCTTTGAGTTTTACGAAGAGTCGTTCTTGAAGAAATTAATTAAGAAGTCTTATTCATACAATCATAAGTTCGCATCATATATGGCTGCGACCAAATTCTATCAAGACTATGCTCTGAAAACTAACGACAAGAAAATGTATCTGGAAAATATCGAGCAACACAATATTATTGTTGCCTTATATTTAGCTCAAGGTGATGAGAACTTTGCAACTGAACTACTTGACGCACTAATGCTTAGTATCTATCAACCAGCAACACCAACGTACTTAAACGCTGGTCGTACACGTCGAGGAGACCTAGCATCATGTTACTTACTACAGTTAGACGATAGTTTAAATAGTATTAACTATAACGAAGGTGTAGCGAGACAACTATCGAAAATGGGTGGTGGTGTAGCGTTAAACCTTTCTAGGTTACGAGCACGTTCTGAAAGTATCAAAGGAATCGAAGGTGTAGCTAAAGGTGTCTTACCTGTGGCAAAATCTCTAGAAATGAGTTTCCAATACGCTGACCAATTAGGTCAACGCCCTGGTGCAGGAGCTGTGTATCTAAACATCTTCCACGCGGACTTACCAGAATTCTTAGACACTAAGAAGGTGAATGCCGACGAAGGATTACGCCTTGCGACTATATCTACAGGTGTAATTGTTCCAAGTAAATTCATGGAGCTTGCCAAAGCGAATAAACCATTCTTTATGTTCTACCCACACAACGTTTATAAAGTATATGGTAAGACTCTAGACGATATAAATCTCGATGAGATGTATGATGATATGGTTGCGAACCCTAAGATTAGAAAACGCGAAGCATCAGCTCGTGATATTCTAAACCAAATAGCAAAAATGCAATTACAATCGGGTTATCCGTATCTGGTATTCAAAGATAACGCGAACAAAGTTCACCCACTCAAAAATATTGGTGAGATTAAGCAAAGTAACTTGTGTGTATCGGGTGATACTAAAATTCTTACTAGAGAATATGGATATGTCGACATTCAAACTGTATCTGGTCAAGATTTATACGTATGGAACGGTCAAGAATGGTCGTTATCACCAATTCGACAAACAGGCGAAAATCAAGAATTGGTACGTGTCACACTTTCAAACGGGATGCATTTGGATTGCACACCATATCATAAATTTTATGTGCAAAATAACCATGAAATAAAAGAGGTTCGTGCATCAGAATTGAAACAGCTTGATACGCTTATAGACTTTGATTTACCAAATGAGAACAAAAATACGGCTACACCTAAATCGGATACTCTTCAAGGCAACTTACTTGAGTTACAAGAAAGAGGAATTCATAGTTACATTAACGATGACAAACTCGTTCAAGTAAAAGCGCCAATTCACGTTACAAGCATCGACCCATTACCAGGAAAACACTACACATACTGTTTTAACGAACCAATCAGACATATGGGTATGTTCAATGGTATCTTGACTGGGCAATGCGTCGAAATTATGCAGCTACAAGAGACTTCAACAATTACTAACTACGGTCAAGAAGATGACATCAAACGAGATATAGTATGTAACTTAGGCTCAATCAACATAGTAAATATCATGGAGTCTGATGATTTCTACGCACCTATCAAGTCAGCAATGAAGGCGTTGACGACTGTTACAGACCTTTCACAAATCGAAAATGCACCAGGTGTTAGAAAAGCTAACGATGAGCTACACTCTGTAGGGCTTGGTGTAATGAACTTACACGGATTTCTAGCTAAAAATCACATAGAATATGAAAGTGAAGAGGCTAAAGAATTCGCATCGGTGTTCTTTGCGATGATGAACTATTACAGTTTACTATCGTCATGCAATATTGCAAGAACAAGACGTGTAACGTTCAAAGATTTCGACAAATCTGAATACGCAAACGGAAACTATTTCGACCAATACTTAACTCAGGAGTTTAGACCACAATCTCCTAAGATTATTAAGTTATTCGAGAAATTCCATATCCCAAGTATCGGAGACTGGGAATATCTGAAAAAACGAGTGCAGAAATATGGGCTATATCATGCATATCGCTTAGCTATCGCTCCAACACAAAGTATCTCTTATGTGCAAAATGCGACAAGTTCAGTTATGCCTGTAGTAGACCTAATCGAACGACGTAGTTATGGTAATGCGGAAACTTACTATCCAATGCCATTCCTAGACGTTATTACAGCACACTATTATAAGAGTGCATATATGATTGACCAAATGAAGTTAATTGACCTCATCTCGGTTATTCAACCTCATATTGACCAAGGTATCTCAACTATCTTGTACGTCAATAGTAACATATCAACTCGTGAGCTATCTAAGTATTATGCTTATGCTCACCACAAGGGATTAAAATCTCTATACTACACAAGAAATAAACTCTTATCAATTGAAGAGTGTACATCTTGTTCAATCTAAAACCAAACACAAGAGGGGTTTACCCTCTTGTGTCCACTACGAAAGCGAGAAACAACAATGAACACAGCAAAACAATTTAGAAACTATCACTTAAACCACGCAAAGAAATGGAATGAAAAACACCCGAGCGCGAAAGAGCCAAAACCATGTTTTGATTACTGGCACGCTATGAAAGACCCTGAAGCTAAGATACTATTCAAAAAGAACAATCGTAATGACGGGGCTCTTAGAGTATTCGTTAAAACTTTAACACAAATAGCTGAAACTAACCCAGGTGAGTGGATTCAAAAAGGTGACACTTACGTTATGAGCACAATTGTAGGTGACGATTACGTGTGGACCATTCACAACAGTGACTTCGTTGCTGTACTGACTAAACCACAAAGTCAAAACCACATCACTGCGTTCTATAATGCGACTTTAGGTTCACCTATTGATTTTAATGAGTATGTAACACTTTATAATGATATTGTCGGAGGGTCGAAATAATGCAAGCAGTAAACTGGAATAAAACTGATGACTTAATCTATATGTATTGGAACCAGAATATTCAACAATTTTGGTTAGACACTGAATTTAAAGTATCAAAAGATATCGCATCTTGGGATGCACTAAACGAAAACGAACGTGATGTGTTCAAAAAAGTTCTAGCCGGATTAACTGGATTAGACACTCAGCAAGGTAATGTCGGAATGAACGTATTAGGTATGCATGTGAACGATGATAGACTTAAAGCTGTATATGCCTATATGAGCTTTATCGAACAAGTTCACGCGAAGAGTTATTCAACAATCTTTACGTCTCTACTACCTTCTGCCGAAACAGACTATCTACTTGATGAATGGGTTCCTGGTAACAAATATCTAACTTACAAAGCTGACAGGATTCTTGCTTACTACAACAAATTAGTAACGTTAGAACCGTCTAGATATGATTTATATATGGCGCACGTCGCTAGTGTGTTCTTGGAGTCTTATCTATTCTACTCTGGATTTTTCTACCCACTATACCTTGCAGGACTAGGTAAAATGACAACTAGTGGTGAGATTATACGTAAAATTATGTTAGACGAAACTATCCATGGTTCATGTGTCGGTTATTCAGCTCAAGAGATTTATAATGAACTAACTGAGCATGAGCAAAAACGCGCCGATAAAGAAGTGTACGAGTTACTTTGGGATTTATTCGAAAACGAAGTTGCTTATACGAAAGAAATCTATTCTCAAATCGGAATGGAAGACGAGGTAATCGAATACATTAAATATAACGGGAATAGAGCATTAGCTAACCTTGGTCGACCACAGGAGTTCTCTCACGACCCTATCAACCCGATTATTGAGAACGCTCTGAATACTTCAAGTAAAAATCATGACTTCTTCTCAGTCAAAGGTGATTCATACGTAGTATCTACTAACGTTGAAGAGATGACTGATGAAGACTGGGATTTCTAATGCGTCCGCGCATTAGAAAGTGGTACCTCCTCAACTATTTTGATGATGTACCACAAAACACCATTATGTTTTACTCAGACGAAGAGTCACTAGATGATAAGTTATCAAGTATAGCGAGAGGTATACTTGATAACTATAATACTGAACCATTACGTAAAGGTCATGGTCTGTCAGCAAAATTTGACCTAGCATGTCTTTCGGTTGCAGAAAAGACACAATCAAGTGATTCTGAGTATGTTGAATATCTGACACCTCGCGATTTTAAACGCCCACGTACTAACCGCACGATATTCTTTTCAGGAAACGAACTCCCATTCGACCCTAAGGTGGATAATTGGGTGAGTATCGAGTGGACGTTAGCTAATCCTGAGGATATAAATTCAGAAATCATCGGCGAATTATTCACCAAATTGTAGTTGACAACCATTCCGCGTTGTGTTATAATTAAGAATATGTGCCAACCAAGAAAGGAAAAACCAAAACCCATGAAACCAAACCTAAATGAAAAACGAAATTTGGGGAATGAAGCGTTAAAGGAGCTAATCCGTAAACGCGAAGAGAAGCAAGCCCGCAAAGCGCGTGAAAACCTCGTTGAACCCGAAGTAACACAAATAAAAGAAAATATAAATGAACAAGTGACTGAGTCAGAACCTGAAAAGACTGATTCACTAACTACTCAAACTGATGTAGTCATTGGAGATGAGTCTAGCGAACCTACAGTTGACACCAAATCGATTATTCAAGACTTAGTGGAAGATGAAAATCCTGAAGAAGGTCGCCCAGAGTACCCTGAAGGGTACGGTGTGCAAGGTGAAAGACTAGACCTAAAAGGTACTGTCATCGAAGAAATCTTCCCTGATGAGGAACCATCAGAGTCCGGGGAAGAAGAGTCTGATGAAGAACTTGATGAAGAGTCTGATGACTTCGATTATATTGAAGAAAAACCGACCAACAAGAAGAAATGGATAGCATTCTTTATTGCAGTGTTCGCGTTAGGCGGACTAGGTGGTTGGCTGTACGCAGCTCATCAAGACAAAGCTAAAGAACCTGAACAAGTTGAGCAAAAGCAGGAAACTCCTAAACAAGAAGAGCCTAAGCAAGAACTCTCTTATAACGATAAGTTAAAAGAAGACCTTGAGAAAAAGTCTAATTCGTCAGGTTTACCTCACAAAGTTTCTATGACAACTATCGGTGGTGGATATATTCTAGGTTCTACAGTATATCACCCTGACGAACCAACAAAGCTTTATACTGATTTTGAGCTATTCGCACCTGAGACTAAACAGGATGTCGCAAACGATGCTACAGCTAAGAAAATCAAAGCTGAGTTCGAAAAGAGTCTTCCGAAACTCGGAGACACCATCGAAGTGAAAGATAAATCTAAGATAACTTTAGAGACCTATAAGATGAGTGACAATACTTATCAGACAATTGCGTTATATGATGGGAAGCCATTTGCGTATATTGTGACAGATAAAGATGGTCACCACACTAACAACGTAACATCATATTATATTTCTGATGTAGCAAAATAATTCGCATAAGTGCTTGACAAATGTCCGGTACTATGCTATACTAATAATATGAAGTAATGATTGTTTGTAATATAAACAATAATAGGCAGGTGGAAACACCTGTCTTTAATAATTTCAAAATACCACTTGACTTTTGTCTGGCGGTATGATATACTATAGTTAGTGAAAAGTCATTAATCTATTAATGTGATATTATGAGACATAACATATCACACTTAAGAAATGGTAAATACAAATTTGACCTCAGCATGTCGATAAACTGCTAGCGTATGGAACACCAAAATGCTATTTAAAATGTCTAGCATTCGACCTGAGTATGTCACTAAACTACTCACCCTTTGGGAAAGGTACTCAAGTGGTTAAGAGGGGCCTCTGCTAAGGGCCTAGGCGTGTAATAGCGTGCGTGGGTTCGACTCCCACCCTTTCCGTTGATTAATCAGAGGGGCTTGTTAATCGGGCTCTTTCTATGTGGTGCAGCGCGCTTTAGCACCACCCATGCGGATGTAGTTTAATGGTAGAACCTCAGTCTTCCAAACTGATGGTGCGGGTTCGACTCCCGCCATTCGCTCCATTTTTTTTTCGATTTTTGTATACACAAAAATCGGTATATGGGGTTACAACCCCACACCCCTTTATTTTCATGAATAATCTTAATGGTTCCGTAGTGCAATGGCTAGTACACTACCCTGTCACGGTAGAGATTGCGGGTTCGAGTCCCGTCGGAATCGCCATAATAATGCGGAATTGGTGGAATTGGCAGACACGCCAGACTTAGAATCTGGTGCTTTTAGCGTGCAAGTTCAAGTCTTGCATTCCGCACCATAATGCATCTGTAGCTCAATTGGATAGAGTCCCTGACTTCGAATCAGGTGGTTAGAGGTTCGAGTCCTCTCAGGTGCGCCATAAATAACTTGGGACATTAGCTCAATTGGGAGAGCACTTGCCTTGCAAGCAAGAGGTCGGCGGTTCGACTCCGCCATGTTCCACCATTATAATTAACGCGACTCACATGAAGTGAATCAAAGGTTAAAGTCCTTTGGTAGTTGTCAAAGACTACATACATGAAGTGTTGAGTGAGGTTGGAGTTCTCACAGTCGTGACCAACAAGGCCCGTTAGTCGAGCGGTTAAGACATCGCCCTTTCAAGGCGGTAGCATGGGTTCGAATCCCGTACGGGTCATCATAGTCGGTGTGAGACAAAAGCCTCTAGAACCTTGTTCGTCAAGGTACCGACATCAGCAGGAAGTAGCTCAGTTTGGTAGAGTGTCTGGTTTGGAGCCAGGGGGTCGGAGGTTCGAATCCTCCCTTCCTGATTGTACTATTGTGCAACACAAATTCATAAGCCGGCATCCAGAAAATAGTCAACCGAATGAATCATCATGAGGTAGATATTGAATGGTGAAGACATGTTTACCCCTGTATAATTGCCGTGGGGAACTATGAATGTTGTGAATTAATACGCTATAGTCAAGTGGTAAGACAACGGACTTTGACTCCGTGAGCCTAGGTTCGAATCCTAGTGGCGTAGTTTAACGGTGGTTTAGCATCGTCAAGATAATCCATGGTGACATGGGAAAGTTAGTGTCGACGCACTAGCGCCAGCAATGGTCTGTCTAAAAATATCTGGTCTTAATGGAATCTGTCAAAGGTTTCAGCTTTGGAAGTCGGAAAACTCAACCCAAGGGTAACTACTAAGGGTGCAGGGACACCTGTAGTTGAAGACGACAAAGTGAGGCGAGATAAGGTGTGGATATGAGGGTCGCGCCAAATATTCATATCAGATAACACGAGCCGTAGGTGGTAGCCTACACTTGTAATATCAGCTTTAGAGTATGCAGAACTCAAGGTAATAGTCGGTGGTGCGCATTTTGAACCCCAAAAGGGTCCGAAACGCAAGGCAGTGCCTATCGATAGTCAACAAGAAGATTCGTTAAACTCACATGCGGTTTAACACTATATTCCCATAATTCTGAATATAATGAAAATATTAAGCAAAAGTCATTGCCCGTTGCAATTGAAAGTACCTTTCGGTAGCTAGGCTACCCACTTGATACCCGCAAGGTTGATAGTGAAGTCAACAAGTACAGCAAAAGAGAGATTTAGCGGTCTTTCTTCGAATAGAAAAGTGGCTTAGTAGATTGTAACGTAACGAGTGGTTGGCGTAACTGACCAGGTATGAAGAGTACGACTCGGAAGAGTCGTGGATAAGATGCTAAACAATAAGGTATCGAAAGCTCTTCGAGCAAACCAGTAATCTCATGGTTTGCGGACGTAAATGGAACAGTACCCAAGTGGTTATAAGGGGGCTGCCTTGAAAGCAGCTAGGCGTGTCAAAGCGTGCGTGAGTTCGAATCTCACCTGTTCCTCCATAATATGTCGGTTCTGGTTCAGCGTAGTTGTACGTGAAAACACGGTTAGGTTCGATTCCTGACGGCCGACTCCTCCTATTTGCCGGTTTAGCTCAGCAGGCCAGAGCGACTGACTTGTAATCAGTAGGTCGTGGGTTCGATTCCTACAACCGGCACCATAAGAAAACGGAATAGTACTCAAGTGGTTATAAGAGGCCGGTTTCGAAAACCGTTAGGCGTGTCAAAGCGTGCGTGAGTTCGAATCTCACCTATTCCTCCATAAATATAGGCTGTTAGTTTAATCGGTAAAACTGTGGACTCCAAATCCACCGTCGTGAGTTCGAATCTTACACAGCCTGCCAAAATAACATTACAGCGGAGTAGCGCAGTCCGGTAGCGCGCTGGGCTCATAACCCAGAGGTCGTTGGTTCAAATCCAACCTTCCGCAATTAACAGCACAAAACAGTTCCTTTATGTAATTAAATAGGTTTAATATTGTACTGTTCGCTGTATTCTTTTCCGCAGAAAGTAGTTCCTTTAACTTCTTAAATTGGATTCAGAACGTACTACTCGCGGAATCATGGTGGTTTAGCCAAGTGGTAAGGCAAGGGCCTGCAAAGCCCTGAACCGCTGGTTCGAATCCAGCAACCATCTGTTAGCTGATTAAAAAGTTTTAGTGCGACGAAAGTCGCATTCTACGGTGTGGTAGTCAAGCGGCAACGACAGCAGACTGTAAATCTGCCCCGAATTCGGTTCGTAGGTTCAAGTCCTACCCGCACCACCATTAAAAGGATAACAATGAATTCATACCTGTGCATAGTACAGGTACCTCACGGTGACATAACGCAAATAGGTTCGCGGCTTGATTGTGGTTCAAGTGTTAGCCAGTTCGATTCTGGCATGTCACATTCTGACCTGAGCAAGTCACTAAACGGCTCCCTCCAAAAATCAAATACTAACTGAATAGTAGATAGACTTCTGGTCTATTTCCGACCTGAGTAAGTCGCAAAACTACTTCCTCCTTTGACTTCGCAGGCCGTAAGGCCTGTTTTTTTTGCCTATTTTTTAAACAAACTAAATACACTATAGTCTAAGACTATAGTGTATATTTTCTACATTTGGTATGCGTAATCATCAAACTCTGGTGGCACTTCCTGGTCATAATACGAATCGTCATACTGAGGTGCGTCCAATTCGTACATACTATTTTCAAGCTCTTCAGCATCTAAAGCGTCCTGTCTATATTGCTCATCGAAAGCTTCTTGTTCACGACGCTCGTTCTCTTCGATATCTTCAGGTGTCACAGTGTAATTATCTTTAACACCAAGTTCTGGGTTGTAGTACGCAAGCGCATCCCCTGTAACAACAGGAGCTACCACGTCAGCAAAGTGTTTCTTACCTTCTTTATGGAATTCTTCGAAGTCTTCATCAGACATCTGAGCGTTTCGTAATCTTTCAACGTCATCGGTACGCTCTTCTAGAGTTTTTTCACCAACCCCGTACTTACCAAGTTTACCATGGTCAATATCATCCATAACCTGCATATATAATGCTTTTGATACACCTTCGTCACTTACGAAGTTCTCATCATATGCAGCAACTCCTGACATGATTGACGATTTGTACTCAGTATCATGATACATCTGAGCAAATCGTGCCAGCTCAGCTTCTACTAGTGGTGGATAAACAATCTTATCATCAGAATCATCTCGCACCAACTGTGGTTCAGTAATTTGTTCAGTGAAATTAAGATTATTTCGTAACACTTCGAGTTCCTCCTCACTTGCTCCATTTTGTAGAGCTGTATTATATTGAGCCTCCGCATAACGCTTACCACTCTCGGTGAATTCCGCAAATGCTTTTTCTTCTCGCACTTCCGCAGAAACTAATCCGTATTTATCTTCGATACCAGTCATTTCTTCGGTGATTAGACCTTTGAGTTTCTCAAGTTCAGCAAGTTGCGTCTCAAGTAGTGCGTGTCTATCAATATCTTTGACAACACCTTCAGCAGTAGTTTCTGGTAGAGGTTGTTTATTTTTAAGTGTTGACCAGAAAGTTGCTATACCAAGACTTCTCGCATATTGTCCGGCAGTCACCTTATCACTCTTCGCCTTATCATCTAGTCGACCAAGCATAGTTTCAGCGCCTTCTTGTGCTTCTTTACGATTTTCGAAGTAGTATCTCGCAAAGTCGTTTACTTCGTCGTCCTCTACAACACGCTTTGCGTTTTTCTTAAGAGCACCAACCGCATCCACCATATCAATTCTATCTGGTGTTGCCTGAGCATCTCCATCTAAACCTTTGTCTGAAACTACTTCAGTATAAGATTCTTTCTCCATCGCAACTGGTGCTGATGACATATCGTGGAAAACATCTCTTACATCAGCCGTGAAGTTCATAACCCCGTCACGCATATTCTTAACAAATCGCGAACCACGGTCTTGAATATTTCGGGCCTTCTCCATTACTGCATTTTTGATACGTCCAAAGATTGGCTCACGTTCTCTATTTTTGATTTCGTTAAATTTCTCTTTTATGTCAAGAGCCCAGACACCAACCGCTGTTGAAATAGTTTTACCAGCGTCAATTGCCATACTAGTAGCTCGGCGTCCCATATCTATAGTAGTATCCGCTACTCGACGACTAGTATCTATAGTAACGTCAGCAGCTTTTCGGCTCATGTCAGCTGTAGCACCAACAACTTCTCGACCGATACTAATTGTTGTATCTAACATATCAGGGCCTAACATTTCACGCCGTGCTGCTCGAGCACGTCTATGTTCGGCGATATGTCGTCTAATATTATCTCTTCTAGCCATTTCAATTTCCTTTCATTATTCGTTACTTCTATTATATCATAAAATGCAACAATTGCCAAACGCAAAATTGTGTACACAATTTTGCTCCACGTATAATTGTGTACACAATTATACGAAACGGGGTAAACCCCAATCCCCTATATTCATTTGAACAAAACAAAAGCGAGGTATTTATTCATGAAATTATTAGTAAACACATTAGAGAAAATCAAATCTACAAGTAAAATCAGCGAAAAAACTGAAATCCTACAAGGTATACAAGACCCGCAAATTAAACGTGTCCTAAACTACTTAGGTGACCCGAACCAAGTAATCGGTCTATCAACTAAGAAAATTCAAAAAGAAGTGACACCTGTTGAACACAGTATGTCACTTGCTGAGTTATTAGACCACCTTTGTGTGAATAACACAGGTACTGACCACGAAGTTGGTATGGTTCAACACTTCATTAACCAATATGATGAAATGACAAAAGACGTGCTAGCACAAGTGATTGGTAAATCTTGGACTACAACAGTTGGGACAAGTTTATTAAACAAAGTTTACGGTGCTGGGTTCATCCCTGTATTTGATGTGCAATTAGCATTCCCATACGAGAAGAAAATTTCAAGCTACAAAGCTGATGCTAGATTTTTCGTTACTCAAAAATTAGACGGGTTCCGTGCTATTGTGGAATTTGATAACGGCAAAGTTGTGTCAATCAAGACTAGAAAAGGCAAAGTAATTGACGGACTTACTGAACTTATTGAAGATATTGAAAGCGCGATTAGCGCCGATTTCGGTCACATCATCTTAGATGGTGAGTTATTACTAGAAGACAAAGAAAACAAATGGACTAGCGGTGAACGCTTCCAAAAGACTGGCCAAATGATTTCAACAGATGGTGAGTGCGTTGGTATGGGATTCCACATCTTTGACGCTCTACCATATGACGAATTCCAAGCGGGTATTTCAAAACTAACATACGCTGAAAGACGTGCGCAATATTTAGAAAAATTCGCAGAAGGTGAGTTAGTACACGTTTTACCAATTCTAGGATGTACTGATATTGACTCTATTCCAAACTGGAGTGATTTTGCGACAGCTCAAGGTTATGAGGGTGTAATGTTAAATGACCCGCATGCAAAATATGAAACTAAACGCGCTAAAGGTTTACTTAAAGTTAAGAAAATGCACACTGCCGACCTACCTGTTGTTGGTTTTGAAGAAGCAATCGACGGTAAAAATCGTGGTGGGCTAAAATCTCTTATTATTCAATTAGATGAGAATAATACGTTTAACGTTTCATCAGGATTAACTGAAGATGAGCGCGAAGATATCTGGGCTAACCAAGACAAGTACTTAGGTAAAATTGTCGAAATCAAATATTTCGAAGAAACTACAAATAAAGACGGCGGTCGCTCTCTTAGATTCCCTGTTGTATTAGGATTTAGAGACGACAAAACAATTGAAGACGTAAACATAGACTAATATCCCGCCCAAAAGCTGTACAGCTTTTGGGCTCACGGGTTTTCCCCGAACCCCTATATTTACATGAACAATTAAGGAGGTGTCCACACATGGACTTTTTAGCAACCATTATAGAAAGAAAAAAACAAGGTCACGATAGACCCATAGAGGTCGTCCGTAGATTATTAGACGATATAATAAAATATGAGAAGCTGGCTCGTGTTGAGAAATTCAGAGACTTAAACAACCCTATAGTTCAAAAACAATGTCCGAATCTCGCTCGAGTGTTGGACACAAACACATTTGAATATGTAATCATGATAGATTTACTACCATTACTTGTTGACTTTACAGGTCGAGCTATTGGGACAATTACACTACTTGAACAGAATAAGCGTGAACGCATAATGAATAATATATTCGGCTTCCAGCTTCATATATACGACACCACAATGCTCGCGAACAATAACCCAAAAGAATTCATTGCCGTTTCGGAAGAAGTAGACGGATTAAATAAGGTGATGGTTATAACTGAAACTCGCGGACACTTAAACGCGTATGTTGGTCATACATCTGGTGGTGTTATAATTAGTGATGCGACCACGCAGTATAAACCAATCAGAGTAGCCTCTGGTCGAGACTCAATAACGATATCGAGTTTCTCAACTCTAGGGAATAACGACTATTATTTCGGTAAAATTAATGAATACCGAATTCGAATTCGCGATTCACACTTACTTGTCGATGGTCAATCACTCCCAATTGATGAAAACTATATAGCTACAACAACCAACGTCACAGAAATAGCGAAATATTTACTACAAGTGTATCAGAAAGGTGGGAATGAGTAATGAAGATAATAAACGAAATACCCGAAGAGTTGTTAGACAATATTCATACCAAGGCGTTAAAATCACTAACTCGTGACCGAGCTACCTACACAGTTGGTATGCATACAGCTAGAATGAAAATTAACGGCAAGATGCGTAAAACAATAATCCCACCAGTCAACATCTACATATCGCGTGTGACGAAACAAGGTGTTATATCAAGTGATATCGACTACCGAATTGTTTACAACGGTCAAACTTTTCCGCTAGGTCACGTGTACGGAGGTTCTGGGTACTTATGTCTTGGTAATATACCTGTCCCACCGTATGTTTCTGAGACGGATTTGATGTTGCCACTTGAAACGTTATTCTTATATAACGACAGAGTAATGCACGGAAACCCGAAACTGAACATATCTAATGACCAACATAAAGCAATGTTGTCATGGGCACTGCGTAATAACATCACTTTAAACACAACACCCAACAGGTACTTGCATGAAGACGTGTTATGGGACTTGGGTGCCCAACTACTTGAAAGATATGATATAGAAACAGCCTATAGTGAGGCTGATGTTATGTTTAAAATTGCATTTAACGTTTCTCAAGAACTGGAACGCTGGAATTAGTCTGAAACAAACATTCAGATTTCAGAACTTGTATATACAAATTGGAGGTTAAATTATGAGATTTGAAAACATTGGAGAGAAATTAATAGACCGATACGACGACCTGTACTATCTAATCACATGTGATATTACAAATGTGCGTCCACAAGATATACACCGTCGTGGTACTGAAATGGTTATTAAACCCGAATACGACTCCGATAAAATTATTGACATTGATTGGAATAACAAAATCGTATACGTTGACTACAACGGGACAACACCTGGTTCTTACGCATGTTTTAGTTATAAATTAGCACCACTACTTGATTTATTTGTTGATGACAAACAAGCAATTACAGAGTATCTAGTGAGAGCATCTTATAGACTATTAGGTGAGAAACAAAGGTTTACACAACCAAACGCTTTACACCAATATGTCGGTAATAGTGATAAGATAATACAATTCCTAAAGCGTGAGAAGAGCGTCAACGGTTTACCTTATTTGTACGCGTTCTTAAATCACTACCATGATGAATACGGTTACCACAAGCCCTACATGGACGCTGTTATCGAACTATTGGATAGAGTTGAGTCTGAAGACGGTTCAATTGAAAATTATTTAAGAGCACGTTATAGTGACTATTATGGTGACTATGAATCTCGCAGAATGAACGTGATAAATAACGTATTGACTAAGGTGGCTCATGCGTTCAGACAAATGCAAGAAGATTATCTCAACTCAGGTGAGCATACCGTACATAGCGGAGCTGATATTATCCCGAATTATCCTATTAAATTTGTGGTTGAAACACCTTTGGTAGGCGCGTAATATGAGCGAGTACAAAGACCGCTATTGCGGTATAATAACGATACTTAAAACGCTCCCATTCCCACAAGCAAGTACAACTAAACAAGGTGAATCAACATACGAAATAGTTCACTGCAAAGGTGTGTATCGTTTAACTATTGATTGGGCCAACGGTATCATTAAGGTGGAACATCAAACTCACGGTACAGTTGACTACTGGTCAAAATTCTCACCACTTCTTGAGCTATTCAAAACAAAAGAAGAACGTGAAGTACTACCAACATATCTGAACATGTTGGTAGACCTGTTACCTGAAAGAAACCATAAGGTATCAACACCCGAACAATTATTTAATTACATCTGGGCGCAAGGTGTTGATTTGAATATGAATATGGTGCGTGCACAGTTTAACGCCCCTATTCTATATGCATTTATCAAGTGGTACAGTGATGAATACGGATATCCGTACGAACTGATGAAGAAAATGGTAGAAAGACATCTGAAGTATCGTGAAAAATTTGACGATATAATCTCATTCTATCAAGATGAAGTTCGTGCAGTATATTACAATACGTATAGAATGAGAATGGGAGACGAGTTCACACGTAACTACGCGATTGTTCTAAATAAAGCATTAGACGCACTTGCCGAACTACATGAACAGTATAAGTTATCTGGCGAATGTATCATTCACAGTAACGACGAAATTGACACCAAATATCCATTAACACTACGCGTGTCAACCCCAACTATCGAAAACTAAACTTACGACACACCCGGCTAGGTTGTCTTTTATTCACGAAAATTACGAAACACTCGAATTGCAACACACCGGGCTCGGCTGTCTCATATTTATGGAACACCCGGCTCGGTTGTCTCTTATTTATAGCACACCTGGCTAGGTTGTCTATTATTTACGAAACACCTGGCTAAGTTGTCTCTCATTTACGACACACCTGGCTAGGTTGTCTAAAACTAAAAGAAAGGGAAAAATTACATGCTCCAATACCAACAACCCATATTTGAAAATATAACGGTAGTCACTACCACGGTGGTTGTTCTAGCCCTTATCACCGTCTTATACTTCGTCTTAGCAATCAGAAGTGGACGATTAGTCGCACTACTAGTTTCTACAATACTGTTACTCATTACTGGTCTTTTGACCTACACTCAAACCAAAGACCCAGAAACAAGATACTTAACAGACATTCCTGGCTTAGTACAAGTTCAAGGTACAAAAGTAGAAATAGATAAACTACCGCAAAACTACACATATACCAACAACTATAATCCGACAGTAAAACAAACATTCACCTTCAAGGATAATTCACTATATACACAGAGTGGTGCAAAAGTCCAAATCACAGAAGATGAATATAGACTAATAAAATCAAAACAAAATAGAAAGGAATAAGTTATGGCGACACTAAAGAAAAACTTTATTGACTGGAACGACGAGTTCGTATCCATAAGATACAAACTTCAACGCGAAGATATCGGTGGTAAGCGCTTATATTGTTTAAATAATAATACAAGTGTCCTTAATAGTTTCAAACTCAAATTATACGACACACCATACCTCCAACACGCTTGGGATGGATTTGGCACAGCCATCGAGTGTCTAAACCCAATACTTGACTTGTTTGAAACGAAATATCCAGACAAGAAAGAATACTTATATGAATATTTACTCAGATGTATCAAGTACACTGTCCCTCAAAATTTTCAAGCTAAGCGAAAAATCGAAAGTGATAAACAATACGTCAATTACTACACAGACTTGGTGGATATATACAATATATTTAGCTACAGTTATCAGGTCGCTTATCTACCATTCTTATATTGCGGATTATTAAAACTCAAAGAGCATGACGAATATCCAACAACGTTTGTGACAGAGTTTCTAAAGTCAAGTTTCATCGAAACTGTTGAGAAATGGGATTTCTCGAAGCGAGATTCGGTTTACAACATATACGAAGATAGGGACGAAGAAAATTACAATAGCACATGGATACGAGAAGTTCTTCCGATACTAATCGACGAAATAAGACTAATCCACAAACAATTTATGTCTAACAATATTATACCTGTATCCGACATAAACACAGCACCACTCTACGACCAGGTCAATTTTTGTGTCAGCATACCGAAAATGAAAGAAGGTGTCAAAATATGATATTTGTCAACAAATACTTTTCCAGAAACTATAACGAGATACTCGCTCAGGGTTATAGATTCGCAAAGCATGATACTAATACATATTATTTAACAATCGGTTCACAGTACAACTCCAGTTCGTACAAACTAAACTTGAACAAAAAGTTAGAGATAATATACCCGTGGGCCAATAGTGGACGTGATATTAGACACCTAAATCCACTCTTCGAGAAAGTTAGAGCTGAACATAACGATTCACTCACACACCTGTATGAATATATTCTGAGAACAATAAGATACTATGTTCCAGGTCAAAATGAAGTTAAAAGGGAACTCAAAAATATACCACACTTCACAAACTACTATAAAGAACTAATCGAGAGTTATGCTACCTTCAGCATAGCAGGTTTATTTGGATATTTACCAATATTATACTGCGGTTTAGTGCATCTTAATAACCAAAATGAATATCCGACTCAATTTGTCGCAGAATTTTTAAACTCAAATTTTGTGCAAAAAGTACGTACATGGGATTTTGAAGATGTATCATACTTGGAACCTCGTGAACCATACAGTACAACATGGTTAGTGGAAATCTCACAACTAATAATTACGTTAATTAGCGAAATGCACCAAGACATAGTTGGTCGCCTAATAGTTGCTACAACTAAACCCGAATACATAGGTGAATATAAACAGGTTGAATACCTGGTGTCAATACCTGAATTTGATTCGAAAGTCGAGGTGAGTTAGATGAGGTTGAGACATTGTTCACTAGAATACGATACAATTCGCACTAATAGACCGTCTATAGCTGATTATACAACTGAGAATGGTGTGGTTTATTGTCGACTATATGTTCCCGAACTATATAGTGACGATGACCGTTACTGCGACAACGTTACAGCTTATACCCCAGTTGACGATGAAATACGTTTTGGTTATAGGTATCCGACAAACAGCACCCCGCTCAACATATTTGAACCAATTATAGAACGCTTCGCCGGCACTCCTCACTTTCAATATTTTATGGAATATTTTGTTCGCACACAGTACCTATGTATATCCTTTCACTACGGTGTTCACAGGTCTGACCTAAATACGACTAAACTTATTGATAAATATATGAAAAAATTCTTCGCAGAAGCTGAGGCCAACAACATTTTACAAGATTGTCGAATGCTCCCATGGTTCTACATATATATTCACACGTGGGCGAATATCACTGGTGACTATCCTGAGGAGATTGTGGACAGGATTTTAAGTAATCCCATAAGTGAAAATATCATCGAGCAGGTTTGTAAGGAACAAGAATATATTCCACAAACGTACCACACTCCGAGAACTCGTGAGATTATAGCAAACCACTACAACACCGATTGGCTTAAGGTAGCAATCGAAGAAAGTCACAAAGCTCTAGTCGAGTTACACAAAAAACACGTCACAACACCTGTTGTGACAAATCCTGAGAACTTATCGATGTTCTCAAAAGCAGAGTTCCAAGTACCAATTCCGAATTACTCACGCTAAAAAAGCAGGATTAACCTGCTTTTTTTCGCTATTTGCATACACAAATAGCTCCTACGGGGTAAACCCCGAACCCCTTAAATCTCATGAATTTCAACAAACACCACATTAAAATGAATAACACATTTGCATACGCAAATATGCCCACATGGGGGGACACCCCAAGCCCCATCCATATTTTGAATAACAACGGAGGTTAAACAACATGGAAATGAATAGAGATGTGAATGCGTATCCATTATCGAAATTTGAAAAGATACCGTTATATCACAATGGAGATACGTATCAACCAGATGAAACAATCATTAACTCAATGTTTGAGCAATTAGACGCAAATGGCTTTCAAAACTGGGAACCACTTAAAGAGTCATTATTAAATCTACGATTTACTAGAGAAGAAATTGAAGCAAAAGTTAACGACGATGAACCAATCGAGTTATACGAAGCTTGGAAGAAAGAGTTTGCGCATTACACGCTAAATCAAATGTTCAATAGTGCACCAGACGAAACTATAGGTCGTATTGAACAAAATAAACGTGAGCCAAGAGTCGTACTAAACAAACGTAATCCATTTGCGGACGTAGAAATTAAAGACCAATCATTCTTATATCCGTCGAAAAATGGATACGACGTACTAGCGTTCACGACAAACAGACACTTGGTACGTAAAGAATATGACGATAAAGAAGTTCACGTCGTTGTCCCTGGATTTAAAGTTTCACGACAAAAGAGTCGCGAACACGTAAATACAATTGTCGCAAGTGACAGTGTGTCAACACCACTACCAGAGGTACAAGACGAAGTTCAATTAGTTTATATTTAACAAAGGTTTACCACAACAAATAGTGGTAAACCACTATTTGAGCGCTATTTGCGTACACAAATAGCTTAGTCATGGGGTTTACCCCAAACCCCTATCTATTTTTTGAAACAAAAGCGAGGTAAACACATGAAATTTACAAGACACAATTATGATAGAATTAAAAATGACATTATTTTAGAAAATAACACAGAGTTAAAACGTATCGGGTCAATCGATAATGTTACTCAAAGATTACACCACACTATTATTACATCACACGATTTTGTAAAACCAGAAGAATTAACAGATGAATATCAAATCAATATTCACATGGACCATTTTGGTCGTGGATTACAAGCTCAAATATTTGATTTCAGATATACTAATACAGGTATTACGACTGCACCAGAAGGTGACTTAGCGTTTGTGAAACACGTAATGAACCACCAAGGTTTGACAATTGTAAATTCTGAAGAAGACCATCACTATACTAGGTTATTACGCTTAGCTGCACTTATGTCGAGTTTCTTTAGTGCAAAGCCAGTCTACGCCAACATTATGGAAAATGGTAAATTAGTCACAATACTTGACCTTATTTTTAAATCAGAAAATGCGGACAAATATATCAGTCAAATTTTATTCACTAACGGGAACGTGAGACAGATTGTAACTGTGTGTGAACGTATCTTATCAGAAATTAAAGCTGAGAAAATCTATAACCCAATCACACAAGAAGAACAAGTAACTATGTTCTTAGAAACAGTTAAACAAAACAGCGAAAATGTCGAAGAGTTAGTATCAGATAAATTCATCGAAACGCTAAAAGAAAATGAAGCATATTCATTTATTACATCTAAACTAGACGAAGCTGGGTACAAATTATCTGAAACTCAACAATTTAACAGCTTACAGCATACAGGATTAGTGTTAAACAATAAAGCACGCATTATGTATAACCTATCAGATATGGGTGCCGGTAAAACGTTAATGACAGTACAAAGTATTATGTACGCTCAAAAATTCGCAGCACAATATACTGCGGAACAATTAAAAGATTACGACACAAGTAATTTAGTACAAATCACTCTACCAGCAATCAATATTGTCGCACCGACACTTTCACTTAAGTCATCTTGGCTAAAAACATTCGAAATCTTCGTCGATTTAGAAAAAGTTGACGATAATCAATATAAATATGAAATGCATGAAGGTGAATACACTATGGTCGGGTTTATTAACCTAGTCGGATTCACTGTAAAGAATGGTAGTGTTCACGTGACTAAAGTTGCACCAATCTCTATCTCACAAACTAATGATGATTACTTAGTTATTGACGAAATTCACCAACTTTTACACAGACCACTAAAAGCTGATAAATTTATCGCGAAAAAACCAAATACAACAATTAACATTCACAACCAATATCGTACATTTGTCTTATCTGGAACGCTAGCTAACTTAAATACAACTCAGTGGTTCAATATGGTTCAAATGTTAGGTATCCCAGATGAAGCTTGGGGTTCTACATGTTCAACAGCAGCGATGTATAGTAACACTGTAGATAGTGATGAGTCAACGTTGAAAAAGAACCTAGCTGATATGGCTGAAAATATTATCGCTCAACAAAACCGTGAATTTGATGAGGTTGAGCCTGACAATTTAGCTGTTATCACACAACCAAAATTAACTAGTCGTGAAAGATTGTTCCACTTACGTTTCGGTACATCAATCTTAAACGTGAATAGTTCATCTAAAGACTTAGCTAACACACTAATCAACAAACGTGTATCGGTTGTAAACGACCCATCAGTATTACCGACACCGAACTTTGAGTTATTCTACAAACTAGTTTCAAACTCAGTAGTGACAGCTCAATCTGTTCAAATCGCAACTGAATTATTCGGTGAACAAGCAACGCAACACAATGCACAAGTAATTAAAACTAAGTCAAGTCTTACTCAAAAAGACCTAGAGTTATTAAGACGATTACACCGTATTGTTGAAGATATGGATATCTACAAATCTCCAGTAATTGCGACAAATATCGCAAATGCAATCTTAAACCTTAATGATGGGTTAAACTCTAAGACGATTTACGATGTACTAAACGCTTCAGCGAAGAAAAGTAATCGCTTCTTAGAATATCTGACTAAGATGGACTTATCCCTATTAGAAGATATTGCATCATCAAACTTAATCCACACTCCAGAATTGGAAGAAACTGAGAAATTCAAGATTCTAAAAGACATCCTACAACGTGAAAAAGATGAAACATTCCTAATCGTTGTAAACACACCTGAAGTTGCTATTAAATTAGCAGAAACACTAGGTGTTAAGAGCTTGACAACTAAAGAGATGAAAGACGAATTAAACTATCAAGACGTAATTGACAAATTATATACGAAGCAAAACATCGCAATCGTACCACAACATATGATTAAATCATCTTTAGACTTAGTGCAAGCAAACAGATTGATACAATATCAACTAAACATTGATATTTCAGACATCATCCAAACTCAAAACCGTATCAATCGTATCGGACAAACACGCGAAACTAAAGCATACTATATCGCAACAGACGTACTTCAAGAGAATATTATCGAATTATTCTTAGAGACATACAGAAACATAAAAGTTGCCCACAAAGGTATAGTAGAGCTATTCGTCGATATGGAAAAACAAATTGATGTAATCTCAGATTACTTAGCAAACGCATTAGACAACACTGTCATCGAAGAGGTGACAGAAGAGTCTAACGCAGAGAAATTCTTCATTCAAAGTGAAAGTGTTGAGAAAACAGAAATCAATCCGAATGAAGAAGCTCTAGCAACATTTCTACAAAACGAATCAGATGTTGCAATCTGGTTCCAAAACTTCTTACTAATTCAAGGTGAGGATAACAAATCAGTTATTCTAGCGGAAATGGAAGAAAGTAAAGAAACACCGATTCAGGTGAAAGTAATTTGCGCCTAGACCTTGAATAAACGACGAAAACATGGTATAATAAATATAGGGGTCGCCTGCGTCTACACGCAGGCTCCCATGGGGTAAACCCCACACCCCTATATTCTTATGAATTCATATGGAGGTGAGCAACAATTGATTAAAATAGAAGAAATTAAAAATCCAGCAATATTCATCGTTGGTTGCGGTGGAACAGGTGGATTTACAGTGACTAATTTATTTAGACTATTAGCGGGTACAGATGTACCAATTAGATTATACGATGGTGATGAGGTAGAACCTAAGAACCTTAAGCGTCAACAATTCTCACTAGACGATGTTGGTAGAAATAAAGCTATCGCACTAGCTGAAACAGCGCGTGCTACAATTTTAGACGCCTCACCAATTTCTGTTGACGAAAACTACTTAACGTCATCTGATGATTTTGTGGTCGACATACTTGCGAACACGCCTGAAAACGGCGTACCTATCATCATCTCGGCTGTTGATAATGTAGCAACAAGAAAACTTATCAACGAAGCAATCGAAATGTTACCTGAATATGTCGCAATAGACTCAGGGAATAATGACCAAGGTGGACAAGTAGTGTTTACTACTAACTTACAGGCGACGTATAGTAAAGACGCTTTTACTCAGCCTCAAGAAATCATACTTGCGAATATGTTCGACGTTTACCCTGAATTAAATCATATTGAAGATAAAAATCCTGGAATCGACCAATCATGTGATGAGGTTGTAGAAAGCGAACCTCAAGCGATGATGGCGAATTCAAGAAATGGAGACATTATCGCTAATATAGTAATGTCGGTAATCGCAGGCAAAGAGTTAGCGGGTAACGTTTACGAAAGTTCCTTAAACGGATTTACAACACGTGTACGCACAGTAGAAAGGTAGGTCAAAATGCAAAATTTAGCAGACTACTTTAGAAGTCTACCTCAGACTCATAAAGAAACAAAACGTTGGTCTATCAAAGAAGGTATCATCTACGATAATGGTGAAATTTTAGATATATCCAACTTCGATAAAGAACTAAGAGCAATCTCTCTGTATTTTAGAGAATGGCAAAAATTTGGCAACTTGGAAGCGCAAGTATTAGTGGTAACTAAAGAAGATTACGAGAAGTACTACACCCAATTTGCCATACTTCCTGTGGAAAGTGATTTACGATTAATCATTCTACCACAGTTAAATACTCCCGTTAATACAATCGTTCAAGAAGAGTATTGGCACAAAACAATTAAAGGTGAACCTGTTATGCGAGTTCATTCGCACCATGTACTAAACGCCTATCAATCTTCTACAGATTATGAGTCATTGAATTCTGGAACACTCGAAGTTGTCTTAGGTAAAGTGCATGACGACGTGAATGAAGTAGCTTATTGGTTAACAAGGCACTCGGACATTAGTGCCAAAAATTATGTCCACCAAACAAAATTAAATTTACAGGCGCAAGACGCCAAGAAAGAGGTACTTAATGACTAAACAATTTAACTTTAACCACGAAGAACATGTAACTCATTTTGAATTAGATAACGAAACAGGTCGTGTCTCGTTTGAAGTACAAGGTATCACTCAAGAATTTGCGAGTGTTCAAGAATTAGCTGAATTTTACGCTACAGCACGTGGTGTAACACCAGACAAACTTAAAAACTGGACACTAATCGAAGATGGTGACTACTATGCATTTGTATTACGCGCAGCTACAGCAGGTAATGATTTCTTCAGTAGCAATGATTCTCACGATTTCTTTCGAGTAGACCGAAACACTTATGGAGAAGACTACGATGACGAAGACACAACAATTTGTTGGGAAGAATTAACTAATGCAGAGCGCAAAGTATTAATCGCACACACTGTTGAAGTTACTAACTATGAAGAAGTTGAAGCTGTCTTAAACGGTGAATTAGATACTGACGGATTAGAATACGCTCAAGAATCTATCTATGATAATGATTCATTATATAATGAGATTGTTGAAAAAGTAGAAGAATACACAGAATTCGGTAACGGAAACTTTGATTTAGGTTTCGCTGTTAAGTTAGAATTAACAAACATCCAGTACGCTAGCCGTTCTGAGTTATTCGAACGCACACAAGCAATTAAAGCTGAAGCTAATAAACAATTAGTAATGGCATCTGTTGCTCGTAGAGCCGATTTCCAAGTATTCAACTGCGATATAAACGACGAACGCATTGTACCTGAATTCAGACCTACAAATAGACCATTTGGTGAAAACGAATTAGTACTTAAATGTGCTGGTCGAATTGTAGTATTCAAACGCTAGAAAATCAAAGCCCTCACTTAGAGGGCTTCCTCTTTTTTTTTGCGGATTTTCTAGAAAGCACTAGACAAACTCCGCAATATGTGATATAATAAAAGTAGACAATATAATAAAGGATAGGTAATCGATATGACGACATTAATAATTATCGGTGTGATTGTCTTAATCTTAGTATTAATGTACAACTCACTTGTAAAATCAAGAAACTACTCGATTGAGGCTGAAAAACAAATCGATGTCGCTTTGCAGGATAGAGCGGAATTAATTCCAAACCTTGTAGCGACAGTTAAAGGTTATGCGAAACACGAAAGTGAAGTATTACGTGGTGTAACAGAGGCTCGTTCAGCATTTGCGAACGCAACTACTTTAGCTGAGAGAAATGAAGCTATCAACCAGTTCAATAGTAGTTTACCAGCATTCATGGCAACAGCAGAATCATACCCAGAACTTCGCGCATCAGAAAACTTTGCCAAATTACAAGATAGCTTGACAGATACGCAACAAACTGTATTCTCTATGCGTAGACATTATAATTCAACTACTAACGATTATAATACGAAAGTTCAATCGTTCCCAACAAACATACTAGCTGGAATATTTGGCTTCAAGGTACGTGAATTACTAGAAGTACCTGAAGAGCTTAAGAAAAATCCAAAAGTTGAATTCTAACGCCTATGCTCTATAAGCAAATAAGACGAAATAAATATAAGACAATCTTAGTAGTCTGCATATACTTACTCTTATTCGCAATTGTCGGAGCCTTAGTTGGATACTATACGTCAGGAGATTTCCTTTATGGAATCATCCTGGCGTCTATATTCGGTTTCTTCTATACATTGTTCATGCTCTTTCAAGGAAGTCGTGTTGTAATGTATATGAACGACGCCCACGAAGCTCCTTATGAGGAATATGAAACCCTCTATACAATTGTGAAGAATATGGCAGTATTAGCCAAAGTTCCAACCCCTAAAGTATATGTGATACAAGACGATGGTCTCAACGCATTTGCGACTGGTTCGTCACCTAAAAACTCAGCAGTTGCAGTAACAACCGGTTTGATGAAAAAGTTAAATAGATATGAGTTACAAGCTGTTATCGCACACGAAATGGGACATATCAGAAACTATGACGTAAGACTCCAAACTATCACTATCGCCTTAGCGTCGATTATGACATTTTTAGTCGATATGATGTTTAGAAGTAGACGTTCATCAGACTCAAATGCTGGGTTCGCATTAGTAGGAGCTATTTTAGCTCTAATTGTGGCTGTTGTTATCGCACCACTTGTTAATCTAGCAATTTCACGAGCAAGAGAATATCAAGCAGACGCTACAGCAGCGCGTCTTACGCGTAATCCAATGGCTCTCATATCAGCACTTAACAAAATAAGTGAGAATCCGAAATTGGACAATGTCCCAAGACAATCAGCGGGAATGTATATCGCAAGTCCATTAAGTAGTGAATGGTTTTCAACCCACCCTAAAATGGAAAAACGAATTAAACGATTAGAAGAACTATTAAAATAGGTCACTTCGGTGACCTATAATTTTATGGAAAGGAAAGTGAAAAATGTTAGGATACCTAAGTCACCCAAAAGGCAAACAAGGTGTTGCTTTTAGAAAGTCAGATAAAGAATTATTGATGACTGACGCACTTACAAAATTAGAGAAATACACGTTTTCATACAATGAGGATATATTCCGCGGTGCAATAGACGATATCGAAGATTTAGTCACAATGGTGAACGGTTATAATGACCTGGTTAACACTTACAAGTACTACAACGATATGTTGTTTGACAAAGTGGCTCCACACGGTATTACAACGAAAAGAATTGGTAAAGTTAGACGCGAGATACTACAACTAGAAGATAAAGACGCGAGAGAAGAATTTCTAGTACTTACCGATAGGGTTGATGAGCTCGCACAAACAGAACTCAACAAACGACTTGAGATTCGTAAATTGCATCGTATAATTAAAGATAAGGTGCTGTACAACCTGTACCTTAGAAAAATCAAAAAGTAGGTGAGAAAAAAATGCTACAACTAACAAAATTAGACAATCAAGAATTGCTCGTGAGACCCGAGTATATTGAGAATATCATCCCGGTCAAATCACCCGAAGCCGACTACACATTGGTAATCGTCTCTCACGGTGAAATACGTGACTTACATCGTGTCAAACAGACACCTGACGAAATCGAACAAATGATAATATAATAAAACTCTTGGAAATTTCCAAGAGTTTCGTTTTTTTTGCGGATTTTTTTCTACAACGACATTCCGTCTTGTTCGTCAAGTTCGTCAAACACGTCGCTCAGTATGTCGTCATCCTCTTTCCCTTCAACCATACGATATTCATCGACAAATTCATATATGAACTCCTCATAGTCGAAATATGCCGGTACGTTAGCTCGTTTAATTTGATTTTTTGTATGTTCAGGATTAGCCAACATGTTTTCAACATTTTCGAATATATATTCATCGTCTTCTACTTGACTTTTGATTTTCATCGCTTCTAAAGCCTTTAGTGTCTCATCAAAGTGTTCATATGCGTACTTACTACCGACTTCTTCACCGCGCAGACTTTCTTCATCCCATGGCGTCAGACCATCTCTAAAGACTTTATGTGAACCTTGTTCGTAGTCAATTTCTGAAACGAACTCACAGGTTTCGTATGTAACATTCTCTTCTGGTGGAACTATTTTGAGCGGAAACTCGAGCCCCGAACTTTCTATATTGATACCTATATTTCTAATCTCGTCATCACCAACTTCTTGTGGCGTTGGTAAGTGTTTGTTATCGTAGAACTCTTTCGCTCTACGATGAGGTTCGTCTCTATCTGACAAACTATCCGCGTTCATAACTGCGAGTAGGTCGTAGATGTCGTATTCCTTATCCCCTACCTCAATTATACCATAATCTGCGTATGTACCTACAATTGCATCTCGCTCGAAGTGCTCAGGTATTAACATTTTAATTTCATCTCCCGGACAGATATTAATTACCGGTGATGTTTCCGATGCGTATTCCCAACTAAATGAACCCATTCTTTCGTCTCCTTGATTTATATTTCAACCAATAACTATAGTATCGACTGTTCTATTCTATTATACGTCTAAATCACCTATTTGTCAATATTATTGTTACAATCGTGTGACACTACTAGACTTTCTCGCCCCAGTGTGCTATAATTATTATATAAACTGAAAGGATGGACAAATGAAATTTAAGAAACGATACCTAGCCACATTATCGATTCCGTTAGTGTCTTTAGTTTTTGCCATGCAACCACTTGCCTATACAGGTACTGGTTCGAACGCTAAAGACCCAAACACATGGAATCAGTCAGACCAAAATCAAGTCGCCACTTTTGGTCCTCAGAATATAGATTGGCGACAAGCAAGTTGTATGATTCAATCAGCAACTTTCCTAAAAGTAAAAACTGGTAGTGCACCTATCGGTTACGCCCCTTGGGATTTAAAGAAAGAACTAGATAGTTACAACGGTTACGCATCAAGTGGATACCTGAGTTATAATAAAGTAGATTGGGGTAATGATTGGGTGATTGAGAAAAACGGTGAGGAGCACGGTATGATTGGAGCAACTTACCAAGATATATTCAAATACTATGAACAAGGGTATGTTATGGTTATCCGTGTAATATCGCCAGCAGGCCCACATATGATTGCGGTTGACTACATCGATGAACAAGGAAATATCTACATATTCGACTCAGGGTTTAAAGGTCAGAAGTTCTCAGACACATACTCTCCGTCATCTGTTACGGACGTAATGCTACTCAAATCTAAGTCGGGTAAAAAAGGTAAAGACTTACCGCGAGTAATAGGTAACCCAGCAGGGCAACAACTTTACGCCCAAGTTGAAAAAGAAGGAACATACGCTCTAACAGCTAAGGACGTGGAAAAAGCTAAAGCTCAAGAGAAAACAAAAGAAAATGAGAAAAAAGTTACTGACGCCAAAAAAGCGGACGCGAGACTTAAAATGATTGCTCGTATCAAAGAAGCTAAACGTGAAGGTAACAAGGCGAAATTAACGTCAATCTTCAACGAAGTGCAAAACGACGAGTATAAAGACGAGTACATCAAATTAATACAACAAAAAGACGCCAATTAGGCGTCTTTTCTATATTCTGCGTCCAAAGATATCCATTTCTGGAAAGTCTTCATCTTCTAATACATCCCGTGCTTTATTAGTAACTATTCCAGGGTCGGAATACATCTCCATTTCTGACATATACTGGTCGTAATTATCATCAGTTAACTCTTGGTAATGTCGCTCCGTCTCTTGTGCCATTTCCCTAAATTCCTCTCGCACCTCATGTTGTGAGCGAGCAATTATAGGTGTCTCTTCGGTAAGTTTGTATTCTTTATCGATACGATTCATCTCACGTACAGCAATCTCATAATCGTGTCTCATACCAGAGACGTCCTGGTCAGTGTACTTATTCTCAGTAGTTCTATCTAACTCACGAAGTAAGTATCGTCGTTGGTTACTATAGATGCTATACTCGTCAACGTCATTCATTATCTTCGTGAGCGTATCACCCTCAAGTGTAGAGGAATATTCACCCTCGTCCACTTCAGCTTTGACAACACTGCGTTCCTCTAAGTTTAGCGATAAGTAGTGTTTCGCAAACGCTCTCACGTCTTCCAGATACTCGATATGGGATGCCGTCATCGGGTCTTGCGTCATTATAGCACCACCTCATCATCCGCAAATGGGTTATAGATTTCATCTCCAAGCTCACCCACAGGTTCACACACGATAGGTGTGTATTCCTTACCGTTTTCCTCATAAGCCATTTTTGCCGCCTCTTCCATATCTTCCGCATAAAACACATGCATATGGTCAGGCGTTGTTTTAATATACATAGGAATTGGTAGACCTGTATGGTCACTAATATCATCCCCGCCTTGTAAAACAAAAGCATATGCGTCTATACGTGTGCGCGTCTGGTCTTCACGTTTCCATACGTCTGAAGCCTCTACGTACACTTTGTCAACCCCGCCAAGTTCCATCCATTCGCATTCGATTGATGTTAATCCTTTATTGTCTATTCTGAAGTATTCTTGTTTTTCGTGTTCCATATTATGTCACATCGTAGCTTTGCTACGTCCTTTCTAATCGTTTAATTCGCCATCAGCAAGTATTTGCTCACCTATTATCCAATTTGTCTCATTCTCACTCCTTGCGCCCGCACGCGTAGTCATCTTGACCGACACTGCTGTTCGAGTAAGTCTCGAATCCATCATGTTCTCATAGTGACTTGGAGAATTCTTCCATCTTTCAAATAGTGTTTTTGCCACATATTGTTCGCTTGTGATTTGGTACGGGTTCGATAATACCGAATATGCCTGTAAGTTCTCACCTAACCCATATGGATAATTCTTAACTTTGTCTTTGAGTACCGTAACCCATTTAGTCCCGTCAGGTCTCGTATGAGCTCTACCTTCATACCGTATGTGACCATAGTCCGCCATCTCTTGCGCCCTTTCGTCCGCTGAGCTTTGGAATTTTGCCTCATACACTAGTGGTTTAATCTTATGAGCTTTTCTGTCAGCATTAACATAGTTGACAAAGTACTTATTCACAAGTGCAATGTCTAACATCTCCCCGTGATTAAAGCTCTTAACCACATCATCACTAGCTCCTAGCCACACTTGTCCATCTGACGCACCATAAGATTCTTCCATACCATCTTGCGCTCGCTTGAAGCGCTCGTCTTCTGACATACTGAGTATCTTCCTGTACGTTATGTTGAGATTTGGGACTTTCGTAATTGTTCTGTCGAATATCTTATCCCCGACTTTTAGGTCGACCACTGGTAGCTCTGATTTGTCGAATGGGTTATTCAACCCTTTTTCCTCAACCGTTTTTGTCTCTTTTGGTGACTCTTGTGGTGCTTCTTGTGGTAGTTCACTAGGTGGCTCTTGAGGTACTTCACTAGGTAGCTCATGTGGAAGTTCCTCTGGTACTTCACTAGGTAGCTCATGTGGAAACTCCTCTGGTAATTCTTCCGGTAACTCTTGTGGGAGTTCTTCCGGTAGCTCTTGTGGACGTTCCTCTGGTAGTTCTTGCGGTAATTCACTTGGAAGTTCCTGAGGTAGCTCTTGTGGTAGTTCCTCAGGTGTTTCTTGTGGAAGTTCCTTTGAAAGTTCCTCCGGTAATTCGCTAGGTAACTCTTTTGGTAACTCACTAGGGGGTTCTTGTGGAAGTTCCTTTTGTGACTCCTCTGATAGTTCTTGTGCTGTTTCACTAGGTAATTCCTCTGGTAATTCACTAGGTAATTCACTAGGTGATTCACTAGGTAAATCATTAGGTAATTCTTGTGGAAGTTCCTCTGGTAATTCCTGTGGAAGTTCCTCTGGTAAGTCGCTAGGTGATTCTTTCGGTAACTCACTTGGAAGCTCTTGAGGTATTTCTTCAGGTAATTCACCAGACACTACTTCTCGGGCCTCACTCGGTACATTCTCTTTTGGTTGTTCCTCAGGTGATTCGCTCATAGTCTCCTTCGGTGACTCTTGCAATTGCTCATCAGCAGTCTCTTCATGTGACTCCTGAGGTTGTTCTTCTACCATATCATCCAATATAGTTCGTTCCCCCGTAGGTAAATCAATACCCATTTCGCTAGACAACGATTCCAGGTGTTCCTCACTCTCGGTTCCCTCTGAAATCTCTCTATCAGCTTCTACTGGATTATGATACTCATCTATCATCCGGGAACCAATTTCACCGAGAAATGCTCGACGCATTGACTCAGCAAATTGTTCCGAGTCTTGTTTTTCTTTCTGCTCATCGTCTTCGACACTCTTAACCTTATCTCCAAGTATTGTTGTAATATTTGCCACTACAGAGGTAGTTAGAAGTGCTCCGACCACGACGCTGATTGTTCTCTTTTTCACATATCTTCGCCTTTCTAATCGTTTACTTCCTTACGTCTATTATATCACACATAATCCTAAAAAGCAAGAAAACAAGGTCTAAACCTTGTTCTCATCTTCGTTATTTAGTACGTCATCAATATCCACTTCATCAATATCCACAGATGCCTGCAAGCTGTTAATTAGAGCTTCACGTTCAAGCATTCGCTCATACATAATGTTTGCATATGCCATCCAGACATCAAATTGGTTTTCAGGAATTCGAACCTCAACTTTCGGCTCTTCTTTTTTCTTCCTATTAGGAAATAGTTTCTTCTCACTCACACTAACAGATTTCGTATTCGTAAGAGACCTGTCTATGTCGTATGCCATTTGGTGAAATGAACTCTCCTTAATGACACCTTTCTCTTCTCGTCCTCGTGTACGCGCAAGTTTTGGATAATCTTCATATACAACTAAATGTGCATGTAAATGCGTTGTGTCATGTTGTATTGCACCAACCATTTGAGCATCCCTATATCCTTCTAGGTCAACTAAACTCTGTACACCTTCCCTAATCGCATGTCTAAGTCTTACATCATCGTAGTTGTACTGGTAGTCGCTTTTTTTACGTATCACAACATCAGGGTCAACAACTCCTTGTGAGACCAGGTATTCATGGTCAAAGGACACCACCATTTGTTGTATTGCTCTATTTCCTTCAAGAAATAAATCTTCAACATGGTCGGCTAATCTTAGTACTTCGTCTCTGTCAATCGCAGTCGCATTAAGTGTGAAACCTACTCCGTCACCTTGTACTGGAACTTTCATCCTGTCTGGTACATAACTTGTTGACGCATCACATGCTGAGTCCCTAGATACGTAGTCAGAGATAAATCCTTTAACGGACTTACCTCTCGAACCACCGATATTGAATTGTGATTTGATTACGATATTTCTATCTCTACTCGCAATCACCTTATTCCCACCTCAACTTGTCTTGATTAACCGCCTTAAGCACCAGTTTAATGAATCCTGATACGAATTCCTTTGGAATCGAATCAATCGGAATATCTTTATGTCTCTGTGTGAAGTTATCTACCATCGCCTGATGTAGCTTGTCTAACACCACTCTATCCATCGCATGATTAACCACACAGAAGTCAATTACTTCTTCGACGTTTTTGAATTTACTCTCATTATCCACAAGTGAATCTTTTGGATGTTTCCTTACTTCTACCTTTGGTTCTTCAACCTTTTTAATTACTGGTTTCGGTGCAACCTCAACCGGTTTAGCTTTCGAACCATCTTTAAATTCTGGTCTATATGCTTTAACGTCCTGAGCGTCAGCATCATTATATTCCGCAGACATTATCCTAGTAATTTGGAACGACAACTCCTCGGACAAATCAGGTACTGTTTTCATCGGGGGTAATAAGTCTCGAACCAAATGCTTCATCGCACCCGACTCAATTTTACGACCCTTGAAAGAATCATCCGTGAAGAACTTCTTCGTACATTCCAATTCAAGTAGTCCAAAAGAGTCATCGAATAGTTTTTCGACATCAGGGAACAATACCAATCTTGGAGGCTCCCCAATATCGCTTTTGTATGCAATAATTGTATGTTTCGACATCCCGATTAATGCAAATCCGCTAATATCCGGTGAGTCATGGTGTACTTCGAATCCGTATATACCGTCACCTTCGCGCAAATACGCTAATGCTTCATCACGTTGTAGTAGTCGAAATAGTGCAGCGGGTACCGATGGGTCTACTAATTTAATTTGGTCTATAGCTACCATGATTATTCACCTGGAATTTCGATACGTTCTGACGGTTTACTATTTTGCGCATTTTGTCTAGCTGATTCTAATTGAGCTCTAAGTTGGTCACGCTCTGATTTAAGTGAGTTGTAATCCTTATTGATTGATTCAACTTTCTTGTTAGCATCCTCAAGTTTCTTATTGTATTCTTCCACAACACTCTTAGTTGCTCGTTCTAATCCTTCTTGAACTTTCTTATCTACTTCTTGTTTAATTTGTTCGTTAGATTTCTTATCGGCGTCAGCTTTGTCTTCAGCTTCACGTTTAGCTTTCTCATCAGCTTTTGTTTGCTCTTCTTGTTTAGCTTTGTCTTCAGCTTCTTTCTTGGCTTTGTCTTCAGCTTCTTGTTTCGCTTTATCTTCGTCCATCTGCGCTTGGTCATCTTGTTTAGGTGACTCCACTTTCTGTGCTGGTTGTTCTTTTTTCTCAAGAACTCCAGATTGCGCTAACATTGTAGCACCGGCACCGAATATCATCGCTGCGATTACTGAATAAATCACTACGTTCTTGATACGTTTTTTTCTGGCTTTCGTGTGTTTATCCGCAAATGTCATCTCCGCAGGGTCTTCTTCCTTACTTCCGAATAGTCCTTTAAGTTTACTCTTAAATCCAGATTCCTCGTCCATATCCTCATCTGAGTCTTCAACCATATCATATATAGTTTCGGTCGACCCGTCTTCCTCAAAAGTACCTCTTGCCTCTAACCCTGGTTTGTCACTCTCAACCGCGTCCACGTCTGGTAATTGTGGTACTTCCTCAGGTGTTTCCGGTATATCTGGTGAGTCAACCGTTGGTTTCTTTTCTTCTTTAATCTTGTTGAAATCTAGTTTCATCGCGTCCTACCTTTCCTACATTATCTTTTTACCGACCACTGCCGATTTCGTAAACGACCCAACTGCACGTGAGTCCTTTGATACATCCCTATTGTCTCCAAGTACGAAGTAGTGTTCCTCTGGAACTTTAATTTCCCAACTTTCGTTCTTGAATCGTTTTATGTTGTCCCCGTTTAGATATGGCTCTTCATATTCCTCGCCGTTTATGAATAAACGTCCTTTCTTGACTGTAACTGTATCTCCAGGTTTTCCTATCACTCGTTTGATGATATTCTTTGTTTCCCCGCCATCTACTTCTCGCTCTTTTAGTACGACAATATCGAATCGCTCAATATTATCCGATTTAGCAAGAAGTGCTATCTGACCACTATGAAGAGTTGGGTCCATTGAAGGCCCATCAACTCTCATAATTGTCATAAAGATGTTGAATACGAATACCAACACCAAGATTATTGTCGTATAGACTATATAGGGAAACCATGTTTCCACATATCCTATGGTTGGTCTTGGTTTATATTCTACTTCTATACCTAAAGACTCACTCAGTCGTTTGTGACGTTCGTAGTCGTAATTCGTTTTCATATGTTATTCTTAAGCATCCTTAATTTTTTCTGGGTTGAGTGGTTTATCACTGTTTTCTTTGGCTTTTTCGTTATCTACCTGCTTTCCACCAGTTGGTGATGAAGCTTTTGATGAATCAAGCGGAATTAGTTCCCCTTTCATCACAGCAAGTTCTGCTTGGTCTGTTGCTGGAACATAGTTACCAGCAAATGCAAGTATCTTGTCGTCTTTATTCTTCATTTTGAATGTAAACTGGATAACGTTATCCGCTGAAGCTTTGTAGACAGCAATCGAGTCGTAATCGACCTCATAACCACCGTCTAATGCTGTTCTAAAGTTAGATAGCATCGAATAACCTGTTAGTGATAGTCCACCGTCTTGGTTGTTTTTGAATTTGTCTTTTTCTTCTTTAAGTTTTTCTACCGACGCTTTGATACGTTTTGTAACAGCTTCTTTATCAGCATTTGTCCCGTAAACGTCAGGTTTTTCTAGTGTGTTCTTAGCCGCTTCTTCTTCACGACCCAATCCTTTTGACACTGAGATTTCCTGTTCTTTCGACGGAGCTTGTTCCTTCGTCTCCTCCGACTTTTTTTCGACTTGCTCCTGCTTCGGTTCCTCTTGTTTTTGTTCTTCCTTCTTATCGTCTTTTGAGCAAGCACGAACACCCACCGCAAGTACTATGATAGCTAGGAGACCAGCGCCGATTTGTATGGCACGTTTTTTAAAACTAGATTCACCACGTGATTTTGAGCGAGGCTCATCTTCGTCTTCATCCTCATCTTCATCGTCATCGTAGTCATAATCATCTTCGTCGTAGTCATAATCATCTTCGTCGTAGTCATAATCGTCTTCATCGTCGAAATCTTCATCATAAAAATCGTCATCTTCATAGATGTCGTCTTCTTCCTCTTCTTCATAGCGTCGTTTCTTTGGCGCTTGTTTTCGAGGTGCTTGTTTTCGTTTTGGCTTCGCTTTCGAGCGAGCCTTGTTTAGGTTCACTTTAACCATCAATCTTCCTCATTTCATTTTATTCTTTCGTTATATATTATAATTATACCACAACCGAGTGCGAAAGTCTAGTCCTAGTTGGATTTTTTTACGAAAAAGTAGCGGGGTTATTCCCCGCCACCTCTTTTGTGCAATTTCATCATTCGTTCACGAAGAACTTGTTTGTATTCTTCACTAAGCTCTATGCGTTTTCGCGGGCGTCTACTGAAGGTAAATCCATTTGTCAACTCCCCTTCTACAGCAACTACCACACCATCATGTTCAATCTTACGTGTTATCTCAACTCCGTCTGATTGCAAGTATCGTCTCACATCTGGAGCATAATTACTGTAGAATGTTGTCTTACCTGTTTGTACGTCGTAATGGATTATTGTTTCTTGTTCATTCTTCTTGTACATATTATCCTTTCTAACCTACTGCTTTTGCATCTTCAACTATTGAGTACCCTTGCGTTTCAGGGTCATAATATTTCCATTTCTTAGCGTCACTCGCACTAACCATACGATAGTTCCATGTGAATGTTTGTCCTACCGCAGCACCAGATTTTCCAGCGTAGTTTTGTTCGATAATTAGTATCGACCCGTCTTCAAATACGTGAGATACAATACCAGTGTGTCCATATTCACTACCTTCAGCATTTGAGAAGATTGAACCCGCTTTTGGTTCATTAGACACATCACCACCGAATGTCGCAGCCCAGTTGTCCGCCACATTTACTCCGTTACCACGAGCCTGTTTAGGGTGTTTCCCATCTTTTGCCCACAGTTTATACGCAAGCGATGCAGTCAAGTCTGTACATTGGTTACCAACATATGCTAGACATTCCCAACCATCTTTAGATGAGAATTTCATTCCAAGTGACTCAGGGTCTAACGCATAAGGTTTAAGTCCATCAGGTAAACTTTCTTTTGTCCACGCACCAACTGATGGGTCAGCCTTACCATCTTTGTGTTTGTACCAACCTTTTCCGCCACCTTTTGATTTAGTGTTTTTACAACGCGTTTTCGAATCTTCAGGTTCTGGTGAACTTGATGAACTACCTCCACCACTTGATTTCCCGAAGTTTTCGTTAAACTTCGCTTCATCGAACTTAATATTATCTTTGTTGAATACCTCGTTGGCTTTTTGCCCGTCCTTGATTTTCTTATCTTTTGGAATATATCTAGGGTCACCTTTTTCGTAAGCGTTCCACGCTAATGTTGCATCAGCAATATCTGTTTGCTTAGCAAACTGTTCTAACGATTGGTTTTTCCCAGATAAGTCATGTCCAGGGTTCCAATCAGACGGAAGCGATTTAACTACAAATGCCGTCATTTTGTCTATATCTTCCCATGCAGGGTCTGACAATGGTGCATATTTTGTGTACGGTGTAAACTGATAGATACCTCCACCACCTACACTGTATCCTTGTCCTGATACTAATGGTACAGCACCGAATTTCAGTGACGACTCTTCCAATACGTTTGAGTGGCGCCCTTCAGCACGCCCTACCATGTAGAATCCACCTTCTGACTCAACCCATCCAACTATACCTGCTGCCGCAGTACCTGATAGACCTTTAGATGTCCACGACTCAAATGTTTTCTTCGCATTTGTATGAGCTCTGGTTCCCTCTTTAGTCCAGTCTGACTCAGAAGCATTACCAGACGCTACAGAATCTGATGTTGATTTCTCACCTTCATCTCCGTGCTTACAGTCAATTAAGACTATATTCCCTTCGGCACTTAAGGTGTCGTTTTTACTCTGGTTACCGATTCTATTCCTGTTTCCGTGATATGTATCACGAGTCAGGTCTCCTCCCATATTTCCCATACCTTTCAGCGCGTCTGCACTATTGTATAGAATTACTCCAAGTAGTATTCCACAAACCCATCCTATAGGGTTTGACACTATGAACATCACAAATCGAATTGCTCGTCCAGCCATTTTGGCCATCTTTTTCGCTTTCGCAAGTGACTGTTGAGCTTTATCCATCGCTTTGTACGCTTTAGTGTTCTTAACAGCTCTAGATGCTTTATTCTTCGCTGCCTGTTCAGCCTTATCCTTGGCCATACTTCCTAGCTTGCGCAATCTGCTCACTAACAATTTCTCCTCTCTTAATATCGTCTACCCATATAGCCTCTCCGACTACGAATGTTTTCAGGTCTCGACTACCAGCTTTAAGAGCATCAGCAACTTGACTCGCAAACTTGTTACCTGTCCAATCATTCGGAACGAATATTCCGTGATTTCTAACAGTAATACCTGTTTGTTGAGCGACTTGACTAAGCCAAGACTCGACTTTTTCTATTGGGTGACATTCTTTATGTTCTACTTTTCCGCTCCAAGGGTCTAACACCCCTTCGGTTGCGAATCGTGGTTTCCCTCCGATATAAACTATTAGTGGCACTTCATCAGGTTCTTCGGCTAAGTAGTTTGCAACATGCTGAATAATGATATTCTTCATGTTACGCTTAACGTCCCTAGCTCCCCCACTCTCTACATCATTACTTGTATGGTCTTCAACCACATACGGTAGTATGTCGGGTGATGTTAACACTCGTCTGTGTTGTGTTTCCATTATAGCTATATTTGTATCAAGCTCGCGTTTTGCGATACGTTTAAGTGTATGTGGCGATAACCCCATAAATGGAACTATAACGTCAATACGACCAAGAACAGCTTGTTCAAATCTATCATCTTCTCTAAGCGCGTTATAGATTAAGCTCACGTCCACTGTTTGGCCATCAATCTTACCATCCGCATCTTTTCGTGCGTGTTTTTGTAAGTGTTGATAGATATCCGAACCAACGTTTGTTGTGATGAAAATTATTGTCCCCGCAAACGATATTACGTTATTCGAGTTAGTTGCTGACGTCAATCTCGCATCGTCAAGTACTTGTAGTAACGTGTTAATCGCTTGTCTTGAACTTTTCTCAATCTCGTCTATTAGGATAACACCGTTTGGTGCTGACCAACCAGCGTGAGCTAATTCGTCCGCAAATCTCACCGAGTCTTCTGCACGTGGATATCTAGACATATCGAAACGTTTGAGTGGAACTTTAAGTGTTTCGGCAACAACCTTAACTAGCTCCGTTTTACCTGTCCCTGTTGGACCAGTCATTAGAATAGAAACTTTCGGACGTGTCGGGTCATTAAACCCAGCCATCATCATCTTGAACCTATTCATAACTGTAGATATCGCAAAATCTTGGTCAAAGATTCGTGTACGTAGTGCTTCTTCGAGCTCTTTTGCCGATACTCTGTTATCTATATCTACACCATACGTTCGTCTAATTACCTTATTAAGTATTGGACGTGACAATACTTTATTCCCTGGAATATTAAGGTCTTCGCACGTACTATACTCACGTATCAGTTGTCCATCTTCCATATATTCGTTCTTAACGATGTTACCTATCATGTTGTTAAGAATATCTATCGACGCCCTAGGTTGTGCGTTAGATATCAGTAACTGTTTAGACGTATCGTATATATCATTATAGATATTTTCCTCCGCTAGGTCGTGTACACTATACAATCTCGCTCTTGACTCTAGTATCTGCATAACAGCTTCGCGTGTTAACTCCGGGATTGTAAATCTCAGTAACCTTTGGTCTAGGGCTCTGTTCGGCGCAATCCATTCTTCATACTCTTCAAATGTTGTAGCCCCAACAACCCTAAATCCGTTGTACGCCGATTTCTCAAGTATTGGTTTTAGAGCCTCAACTGACGCTTTTGACACCATCGCTATCCTGTGAAACTCATCTATAAAGAGTATGAGGATAATATCGAACCTGCGAGTGTACTGACTAGCTTCATCTACTAAGTCCTGTAAGCCATTCGCCATCTCAATGTCTTTATCGCTATTATTATCAACGATGAGTCGCTCCGTATTGACTGATAATACCAAGTATTGTGTCGAGTCCGGGTGATACGCCAGACCCTGCATGATTGCGGTCTTACCTGTACCAGCTTCCCCTAGTAATGCAACGTTAGCTTTCTCTGGGTTTCTAAGAGCTTCTCTAAGTTCACTCATGTCCCTACCAAGTATCGGTGCTGACGGGCGACCTAGAGGTATTGCTGCGCGTTGTAATGCTGGGTATTCATGAACGTTCGCATAATACGTAGCGATGTTATCGTCTATTATTTGATTGTAATCTCTTGTATCCCTCATTTTACATAAAATCATCGATAAGTGTGTTTGTCACCACTACTTCACCGATTCCCTCTCTTAAGTTTTCTGCAACCTTACTTCGTCTAGTTGATTTAACCTCAGGTTTTGTTTCAACATTCTCAGGTTCAACCTTTGTTTCGACTTTCGTCTCAACCGTCTTAGCTTCAACAACAGGCTTAACCTCCACTTTCGGTTTAGGTTTAGTCATCTTTGGTTTCGCTTCTGGTTTAACCTTAGTTTCTACTTTTGGTTCAACCTCAGTCTCAATAACCTTTGGTTTGACTTGAGTGTCGAAGTTGTCTTCACCGAATAGTTGTCTACGTATCAGCCCAATTTGACCGATAAACCCAAGTAGTGTAGACTCACTTCTTAGAACCATATCCATAATAGTTGCGACCATGAATCTACCACTTCCAACACCTTGCGCGAATCTTTTTTGTTCCTCATTCAGATTGACATATATCTTAACTAACGCATCTTCGCGCTCATACGTTCCCTGAATTTGTGAATCTATTAGACTCACAACCTCTAACGGTGTTAGATTAAGGTCTTCTGACATCTTAATCATTGAATTAATTATTTGTCTGATAAGCATTGACGTGCCTTCTTCAGGCTTCACATCATTGAACTTACCGTATTGTTTTGTGTATCTGTAAGTTGGCACTTTCCTTACCTATACGCTTTCGCGTCCTTTCGTCATATTCTATCTCTATTATACCACAAAAAAAGAAAAAGGTGAAGTGTTTCTCACCTTTTCCCCTCTATTTTATTACAGTAGAGACTTGATTATATCAGCTACGCTTGGTGCTAACTTGAGTTCCGCTCCCGGTAACTCTAATTTAGAACCTTTGCGTCCGTCTACTTTCTCTTCGCCTTTAGTTTCTGAACCTGGTAATTCAATTTTCTCTCCAGTTTTTCCTGGTGTGAATTCCGCTCTTGGCTCCTCTGATACTACTGTTTTTGGAGTATCTACTTGTTCACCAGCTTTTCCTGGTTCAACTTCCGCTTTCGGAGTATCTACTTGCTCACCAGCTTTTCCTGGTTCTACTTCAGCTTTGGGTACAACTACTGTTTCACCAGCTTGCCCTAAGTCTACGATTGCTGTGAATTTATCACCTTCAGCTTTGATGTCTTTAATTCTCTCACCAGCGTATCCATAATCAGCTAACGCTTTACGTACATCACTTTCTGATTTAAGCGTGTAGAACTCATATTTGCTGAAGCGTTCAGGTTGAGATTTCTTGATTTTCTCAATGTTCTCTTCGTTCACAGTCGCTTCTTTCGAACCATTAACTGCTTTAATGTTTGCATTATATTTAACTACGAAGTGACCTTTATCATCAAGTGTAATCGACTTAATAGATGCCGGTGCCACACCGTGGTTTACTGCATAGTTGAATGCTAATGTATCAGTCACAACTTCATCTACATAGATTGTGATAGTTGATAACTCTTCTTTAACTTTCTCAGCTACTTCGTTGATACGTTTTTCTTGTGTATCTTGGATTTTACTGATTACGCTAAGAGCATCTGAGTGTAGGTTTACGATTTGGTCGTGTTTTTCTACCACACCTTCAACTTTATCCACACGTGTTGTTAGGTTCTTGATTGATAGTGAGTTCTTAGCCACTTCGTCAGCTAGTGATGTTCTGTTAGCTTCTAACTCTTTACGTACGTTCGCTAGGTTTTCTAGCACTTCTTTATTCTTGTTGTTGACGTTTTCTTCCACTTTAGTCACTTCTTTTTCAAGTTGTGTTTTTCCAGTGTTTGTCTTAGTCTCATTTGAACCAAATGAAGTTCCGTTGATAACTTCTTCAACAATGTTTGTCACACCTTGCACGTCTTTAACACGTTTAACTTGGAAGAATGTATCCACTGAGAATTTAGTCTTAGTGAAGTCGATTTGTGCTAGGAAATCAGCATCGAAATCTAATTCAACTTTTGTAACACGCGTGTCTGCAGCGTCCACTAATCCTGGAGCTGAGTTCTCATCTACCGATACATTACGTGCAATTTTTTGTGTTGTGAACTTAGTAATGTCTGAGTTAGCCGGCATAATACCTTTGTTCGCTTTATAGCGGTTGTATAATGCTGAACCTTCTTTGAAGTGAATGTCTAAGTTAGTTTCTGTGTAGTACACACCATCGTATTGGTCAGCTTCATGGAATGTGTCCTTAACTGTGTAAGAATCCATTGTGAAGTCGTGAATTTCTTTACCGTCTAACACTGAACTTTTAGCTCTGTATTGGAAGTAAGTACCTTTCTCGATTGTTGCTGTTGGGTTATTCTTAAGGTCCATTGATGTTAAGTCACTTACAGCTACAACTGCATCTTTACGAGGGTCTGTAATAGGTGTGCGGTTGACTACTTCATTTGTTTTGTAAACATTTCCGAAGTCGCTTTGGTAAGCTACGTTTTTATACTCTTGCCCACCGTAAGTTCCACCTTGTTCTTCAGGTGTGTTGTCAATTACTTTAGCTTTCATTGGTAGTAACACTTCTAGGTTAACACCTTTTTCCACGTATTCTTTGTACCATGGGTGGTCAAATCCAGTAATTCCAACTTTGATTGCTGAACCTTTCTCCTCAATACCTTCAATTGAGTCTACTTTAGCCCATGTTAATCCTTCAATTTTCTTACCTGTCGCATCTACAAATGAACCATCATCTTCACCTGTTGCGATAACTTCGCCATTATGTTTGATAGTTGGGTTTCCAGCCATCTCTAACACGTCAAATGGTGCATAGTCAGCGATGAATAGTCCTTTTTCTTGCATTTTCTTATCAACGTTCACACCTTTGTATTGGTCAAAGTCCCAAGAGATGTGATAGTTATTTGTAGTTCCAAACCACACAGTCTTACCATCAATAACTACCCCTTTAGTGTCCTTATTGTGTTTTTCTGGTGTTGCAGCATTTGTTTGAATCACGATATCTTTCGCATTTGTTGCGTATTCATCGTTAATCATTGTTGTTGATTTAACAACGTATTGTTTGTCGTCTTCCGTTGCTTTAAGGAAGATTCCTGGTGTTGTGTAGTGCCATTCTCCAGCTACAGTTCCAGAGATTACTCCGTTACGAACATTTTGTTTGTTGTTAACTTGCAGTAAATATCTGTTTGTTGCTTCGTATCTAGCTACTCTACGTTCTTTATCGTATGAGAATTTCCACTCATCTGTAGATTTACTAAGAGTTTCGTCTAGTTCAACACCTTCTGGAAGTGTGAACTCTGTGATGATGTTGTGGATTTTGTCAAATCTACCATCTGGTAGAGGTTCGTTTTCACCAACTACACCTACAGTTTGGTTCTTAAGTGCTTGATACACTTTAGTTCCGTCTTCTTTAGTCTCTTTAGTAGTTACTACTTCAGTATCGGCGTTAACCACTCCGTTTTTCGATACAGGAGTACTTCTGATGTCGAAGTATTTGTACTCTAAAGTTGGTTTTTCAACAGGTTCAACCGGAGCTGGTGTCCATGTTGGAATCTCAACTGGTTTACCAACTTCAGTAACTAACGCATCATCCACTACGATATCGTATAGTGTGAAAGTTGGTTTTTGAGACTCTTCAATTGTTCCTGACGCTGAATTTAATCCACGAATATACGTTTGTAGGTCGTTATATGCTTTGTCAATTTTCTCCATATAACTTGTTGTATCCCCTACATTTGACACTCTTACTGTTTCACGTTGTAATTTAATATTACCAGCATCAGCTTGTGATTGGAAACTTGTGTAAGCGTTTTGGTGTGTATTGAAATCAGCAATTTCGTTTTTCACTGAACGGTATTTACGTCCAACTTCTAGTGATGCTTTAATGCTTGATACTGATTTGTCGTACTCAGCTTTACTATATTCTTTCGAAGTGGCAGTTGCTGTTTGACCATATACTGCTAGGTTACTACGTAACGCGCTCATCACTCCGTTAGCGTTTTCCACATCTTGTTTGTTTTGTTTAGCTTTTTGTTCAGCTTCAGCGTTTCCAGCTTGAGCTTTTTGAGCTTCAGCTTCAATTTTCTCAGCTTGTGATTTGTAATATTCTTTTGCTTTAGCGATGTTTTCAGCAGTTTTGTTCGCATCTCCCGTCAACACTTCAGTCTCTGTACGAACTACTTTAATCCCAGCACTTTGTGCGTGTGATACTGCTTCATCTAAATTTGAATGGTCTACTGATACATCGAGATGTCCTGTTGTCTCTGTATCCGCACTAGCTTGTTGGATACCAAATAAAGATGTAAGACCCATCCCCATTGTTGTTCCACCAACGACCATAGATTTCTTGATAATTGCCATGTATTGTAATCTCACTTTCTTATATAATCTTCTACTATTGTAGATATAATTCTGATTAACTTTATTATATCATAGGGTTAAACGTTTGTCAAGACTTCACCAGAAATTCAGCATTAGATTTGTCCTGACAAAAGAAAGAAGCACTAGTCGCCTAGCGCTTCCTTAGACTATCAGTCTATTATTCAGATTTTTTACGACGTCCCATTGCGAACAGTCCAGCGATAATTGCTGCAAGTCCAGCTAGAGCTCCTACACCAGCAGTGTCTCCTGTATCAGGAAGTTTCTTAGATGGTGTTGATGCTTTAGGTGTCTCTTTAGCAGGTGTTGCTTTTTTGTCTGGAGCGTACACATAGTACATTTGTTTACCGTCTTTAGATTTACGAGTGTCTTTAAGTTTGTAGTCTTTGAACTCTTTTTGTTTACCGAATTCTTTACCAACTTCGTCGTCACTTAAACGTACTCCATTTTCATCTACCCAGTGAGTGATTAATTTAGACTCTTCAGCGTAAACGTTTGTCACGTTACCGTCTTTGTCTTTATCAACTCGTACTAATTGGTATCCATCGATATCTGACTTACCGTCTTCGTCTGGGAATGAACCTTCTACTTTGTTTTTAAGCACTTTACCAGTTTCGTGTTCAACCCATACAGTTGTAACTTTCTTAGGTTCTTGTGCTTTTTCGTAGATGTTTGTTACGTTACCGTCTTGGTCTTTTTCCACAGCTACAATGTTGTAACCTTTGATATCTGACTCACCGTCATTATCTGGGAATGTACCTTTAGTAGTTTCTTTAAGTTCTTTGTTAGTACCTCTTTCAATCCAACGTGTTGTAGGTTCTTTGATTTTCTCGTAAACGTTCTTAACGTTTCCGTCTTTATCAGTTGTAGTTGTAACTAATCTATATCCATCGATATCTGATTTACCATCGTTATCTGGGAATGAACCTTCAGTTTTCTCTTTAAGCACTTTGTTAGTGTCTTTTTCTACCCATTCAGTTGAAGGGATTTTTTTGTACACGTTAGTTGTGTTACCTTTCTCATCAGTAACTGTACGTACTAATTTGTATCCTGGAACGTCTGATTTACCGTCGTTATCAGGGTGTGTACCGTCTTGAGTTTCTTTCAGTTGTTTGTTAGTTCCGTCTTCAACCCATTTAGTTACTACTTTAGTTTTTGGTTTTTCAGGCTCTACTTGTGGAGCATCTTTTTTATAGATGTTAATTGTGTCTCCAACTTTGAATGCCGAACCTGCAAATTTACCTTTGTCAGCTAAGTCAGCTTCAGTTACTGTGTAAACTTTAATTACTTTGTAACCTTCAATGTCTGATTTACCATCAGTATCAGGTAATGTTTGCCCTACAGCTTTCTCTTTAAGAGTATTACCTTCTTCATCGAACCAGTAAGTATCAGGTTTGATTACGTCTTTTTTGTATTTGTTTACTACTTTAACGTTTCCATCACTGTCTTTCTCAGTTTTTGTTTCGATTAAAGTGTAACCTTTAATGTCTGATTTACCGTCGTTATCTGGGAATTCCCCGTTTTTATCTTCTTGCAGCTTGTTACCTTGTTCGTCTACCCATGAAGTGATAGCTTTAGGTTCTTTTTTCTTACTGTAGTAGTGAGTACGTACTCCGTTTTCTGTTTTCTCGTGAGTGTAAGTGTACCCGTTGAAGTCTTTCTTACCTTTGTACTCTTTACCAGTTTCTGGGTCAGTTAAGTCTTTACCACTTTCGTCTACCCAACGTGTTTTAACGTCTTTTTGTTCAGGTGTATTTTGGTTAGTATTACCACCATCACTATTGTCAACACGTCCAGTAATTACTGCTGATTCGAAGAATGCTACCGCAGCTTCTGTTGAGTTAGTTTGGTTAAGGATTGTTTTACGGATTTCCGCAGCACCTTTAGCGTACATTCCTTCGTAAGCATCTAATACAGGTTTAAGTTCGTTGTACTCACTTAATTTTGCGATATCGGCATTTGGAGCATTAACTTTTGCTTTATAGTCTTCAAATGCTTTTTTGAATCCGTCAGATACACCTGGTACGTAGCTATCTAAAGCTTTCATTACGTCACCAGTTGTTTTAACTGAACCAAATTTCTCTTGTACTAATTTAGAAGCTTCTGGTGATTTGTCTTTTGCAAATCCTACAGCGATTGTATTAATCGGTTGCTCTAAATTCTCTACCGTATATTCAGCTCCAGCTTGTGTTGTAATTTTAGTTCCACCTAATGTGTTATACCAGTTGATTAATTTAACGATTGTAGCTCTAGCTGTCGCACTTGTGTTAGCGTCTGAGCTTAACGCATCTGTTAATAATCGGTTCATTTTAGCACCATCAGCTAATTCTGGAACAGCTTTAACTGCTGATTTGTATAATTCAGCGTCTGAACCAAGTGAGCGAATAGCTCCAGATAACGCAGCAGCGTTAACTCCTGATGGTCTATCGAACATTACTGGAAACGGTGCTGTTGTAGCTTGTTTCGTTAAGTCGTATCCTTCTGCAGTTTGGTTAGTTGTCTCAGCTAATGCTGTTTGACTAACGTATTGAACAGCTAAAGTACTCACTGTACTAATGCTCATTAATCCTGCAAGGGCCTTCGATGTTGATTTTCTAAGTTGCATATTTGTCCTAATCCTCTTTCTTAAATTTGTAGGGTTCATCCCTCATTAGTTTAATTATATCACACTCATCGCACAAATGCAAGTGTTCGTCCTAATTTATTTGCGAAATTAGTTCCATGCGTGCTTGCTCGCTTTGAGAGTAATCTTGTTTAAGTTGTTCGTTCTCTTGTTGTAGTAACATATACTTGGTTCCGAACTCTCGCACTAGTTTATCGAACTTTTGTTTAAGAGCTTCGTAATCAGCTTCCGTTTTCGCAAGTTTCTCTTGTGTTTCACCAAGTTCTTGCCTTACGTCTGTAAGTATTCTATGTTGTGCATGCCCGTGTTCTGATACACCTTTAAGTATTTGGTTAAAGTCAACAAAGACTTTCTCTACGTCATGTGCTTTGTAGTACTTACCTTTAACGACCGGAATGCCTACTTGTTTTTGGTATATATCGTTGTATGAGATTTTCGACCCAGCTACTAATAATTGGTTTTGTTCAAATGTTAATTCGCTAGGTGTTGTGTTTGCTTGTGTTTGTATCACCATCTAACCTGCTTTCCTTCTATTTGTCTTCAGCGGACTCTGTCTCGAACTCTTGTATGAATTCTTTACCGATAGTTTCCAGAAACTCTGTGTAGTCATCGTAGTACTCTGCTGATTTTTGGATAACAAAGTCTGACTTCTCTTTAGCGACCTTGTATTGTTGTATTTGTGAAGACATCGACCTAATTCGCTCGTCTTGGTCTTTGATATGAGCTAGTTGGTCTCTAACTTGTTCTTCCAATTTATCTTTGCGCTCCACCACAATTTTAAGTTGCTCGTTTAGTCCGTGAATCTTGTCTTTGTATCCAGATTTCACTTTATCGAAATTAATTGCTCGTTCTTCGTGAGCTTTTGTGATATTTTGAATTTGTACTTCAAACGCTGACTCCACTTTTCTAAGACGCTCCACTTCAGCCTTGAGTGAAGCGATGAGTTCATTCTCACCTGATTTATACTCAGCAAGTTCCTTATCCTTAAGCTCAAGTGCTGACTCATAGTGCTCTTGTAACTCACTCACGTGAATAGTGTGAGTTTCTTCTATTTGTTGTAACTCTTCTCCGTGTTTTGCGTTTAAGTGATTAATCACACCTTCTAACTCAGTTACTTTCGCTCTAATTTCTTCAACTTCCAACATAGCTCTACGAGCTGTTGCTAGTTCGACTTTGAGCTTGTTAATTATTTGTTGTTTATCTTCAACTTTCTTCGTAAGTGACGCGCGCTTTTTGGCTACAAGTTCTTTATAACACTCTTCGTCCACCACGATATTGTCTCGTGTTCGCACTTCTAATTCACGCTCTAGTAGTTTATCACACTCTTCAATTGTTGTGATTTTGTTGAACTCATTTACGTCTACTAGGTATCCTTTCTCACCAATGTTAATTAGTTTCATTCGCTTTGTCACCTCCGTATAGACCGATAAGTGCACTTACTGATTCGTTCAGCTTGATTAGTAGTTCACGAATTTCTTCATTATTAGGACTCGCTACTACCTGTTTTGTTTCCACTTCTTTGTTGTCTAATTCCACTACGGCGTTAAACTCCATTCGTTTTACCTGCTTTCCTGATTTATTACTGTTGTCGTGCTTATTTTTGTTGGTGTCTTCATATCTACCGTTGGTTCAGTACTACTGTCCCTCATTAAGAAGTAGCCAAGTATTGACACCATTACCAATAAGCAACCGACGAATATTATCACATATTCTTTGTAGATTGGTTTTTCCATATTATAATTATACCACAACCCCACGCAAATTGCAAGGGGTGTGGTCTATTTTCCTTTCTGATTTGTCTTAGTTAATTCCTTCTATATGAATTACGAATTCATCTTCGATTTCTCTCATAAAGTCGAGCATGAGGCGAGACATATAGTCTTCAGGCTTAACTTCCATTTTCGAAATACCTGTCATACGCGCTGTTCTCATAGCACCTTCTGAGTACTCCCTAATCATTTGAATTACTTCATTTGTTAGGTGCTGAATGTGACTGTAGAGAATTTGTTGTAAGTCCGCAAACGGAATATGTTGGATTTCGCCAACACGTGAATGCACTTTGTATTTTGTACGTTCTTTTTCTGGGAGTGTGAGCTTCGCGACTAACTCTCTTATCTCAACTTCACTTTGCGTTTCGATAGAGTCTTTAAGCACTTGTCTATATTCATCGAGCTTCGCTACTGTCGCAACCTGAATTAAGTCCGTAATTGACGACATCTTATATTCTTGTACACGCTGACTACTATGGCTTGACTCACTCCATTTAAGTGCTTCATCTATCTCGCCGACAACCTCGTCATAATAACTTGCCTGAGCGTCCATAAGGATATCCCCATTATAAACATTTGCGATGTATTGCCTATGTTCGCGCTCATAATCTCTTATTTTCTTAAGTTGACTCTCAAATAGTCCCATATCTTCAAGCTCTGGTACACAAAGCATTCTGTGATACTTTCCTGGTTCGCCTTGCCTTGCTGCACGACCTGCAAATTGTCTTTCAACTCGCGAATTCGGTCTAGCACCAACTTGTAGTACCACAAGTCCACGTTGAAGTTGTGTATCCTCTACCTTAATATCCGTACCACGACCCATAATATCAGTTGTTACTACTACTGATTTTGGTCGCCCTGCACGTTCAACTATCACTTCCTCATCTTTGTCTGTTGACACTAAGAGGTGGTGTTTCACCGTGTGTGATTTCAGAATGTCTGAGACCATTCTTGCTACGTTGTCCGATGGGCACCCGATAAGTACTGGGTTCTTACATGCTTGGTAGTACTCGACTTTTCTCACAACATCCGCCATTAAGTGGTGATGTGTCACATACAGGTTAGTGTATTGCTTAAGTTGATTCGGGAATCTGTCAGGAATCACTACAACCCCTGTCTCATAGATGTCATAGAACTCTTTATAAGAAGTTCCGAGTGTACCTGTCACACCAGCAATGTTTTCAAAGAGCCCAAAGAGTATTTGATAGGTAATTTGAATTGAACTCTCATTCCCACTACCTGTGAATACACCTTCTTTAATTTCAACAAACGCGTGCATATTGTCTGATAATGTTCGCCCGTGACTAAGTCGCCCTGTAGCCTTATCTATCAGAACCACTCTACTCCCGCTATCAAGGTCAGGCTCAGGCATCACAACATAGTCTTCGAATGCTTTGTGTTTATAAATCGCATCACACGCCCCTTGAATTATATGGATAAATTTCTCATTCGCGAATAATGAGTCGTCTACACCAAATAGTTCTTGGATTTCGTCCCAAGCTTTCTCACCGATAATAAGTCCACCGCGAGGGTCTTCTTCGTCACGTTCCATATAGCGTAGTGTTTTAAGTTTTTCTACTATATCTTTCGTCTCGTATCTGCGACCCTTGTGTTCCACATATGTGAGCTCATCCGTTGTATCAACACTTTTTGCGATAATAAGTGGATTTCTAGCATCATCCATTAGGATTTCATCCACCTCATCAATAATTGCTGAGTGTAATGGACGCTCTATAATTTTAACATCCTCACCAATACCTGTCGCTAGATTGGAATTGAGGTATGCAAACCCTAAAGTGCTATTTGTACTATATGTAATATCACAAGCAAATGCTTGTTGTTGTTCGCGCGGACTTGCATCTGTATTTGTGTACGCATTTGTAATACCAAAGAAGTCATAGACCGGTTTTGTTTCCTTCCAGTCACGCTCACTTAGGTATTCGTTAACTGTCAACACGTTACAACCCTTCCCTGTCATACCATAAGCTACTACAGGTAGTATCAGTGTGATTGTCTTACCCGAACCTGTCGACATTTGTATCATCTTCCTCTCAAGTGCCGCGAGTCCCCCGAGTACCTGCACATCGTATTGGAACTTCCCAAGAAGTCTAAAAGTAACCTCACGCACCATCGCGTAAAGTCTTACGATATGTTCTTTGTTCTTAATGTTGAAATGGGGACGTAATCTCTCGATTTCATCCTTGATTTGTTCGTCTGTTTTATTTCTATAATGTTCTGTCAATTTGTTAATTTTCTTAAGTTGTTTACGAGCACGTCTAAGTGTTCCACGTGACTCATATTCTACTGATTCATAAATCGATACTAATCTCATTTGACAATTCCTTTCGTCAATTTGTTGTTACCTTAATTATATCATATTCCAAAACAAAAATCAAGAGCCAGCCTAGGCTGACTCTTATATTTTATTCACCGTAGTTGACGGTTGTTTGTTTAGCGTAGTTAACGCGTAATACCGGTTTATGTTTTTGTTTAACAGGTTTAACTTTACCTGTACATGTCGCGCAGTCACAGAACTTACCGTGACGGATATTGTCCGCCGCAAGTGAAGCATCTTTTTCTGTAATTTCTCCAGTAAAGATAGGGTCACTGTAGTAAGTTGTCATCAGACTATCACTATTGTCATGCTCAAGTCCAAATACATGTCCTAGTTCGTGCTTAAGCACTTTTTCAATTTCTTTATCTGATTTAAGTGCTTCTGTATTCACTTGCACTATGTATTTCGCTTTCTTAAGCAGTCCAGCTTCCGTGATTGAATTGTCTTTAACTAATTTATCGTCTTTATCGACGTTGACTAGTTCCATACCTACCGTTGAAACTGTTAGCCCACCAAGTTCCTTCATTTCAAAGTCACTATCATTGGCAACATCAACTGTATCCGATGTTCTATCAAGTCTAGTTGTCACATTATCTGCATCCAGTATTGCGATTCCTACACCGTTTTCTAATTTTTCGTATTTAACTTCAAGGTCAACACCGTGTTTACTCAACGCTTGTTTCCAAGAGTTGATAGCGTTGTTCCCAACGCTTTTCAGCGCTGGGTCAACGTATATTGTAGTTTTCACGATGTTGTTCGTTACTTTACCGGCTTTTCTGGTGTTGTAACTACTAATGAGTTACCACTTCCTGATAATTTCGCAGTAGGCTCAAGTGTACGTACCACAAAGCTATTTCCACTAGCTGAACGTTGGTTCTTATCGATAACTCGAACTACTAATGAGTTACCTGAAGCACTCACTTTAGCTTTATCTGCAGTTTTCACTACAAATGAGTTACCTGAACCACTCTTACGAATGTCATCTCCAACTTTACGTACAACTAGAGATGTATTAGACGCTACACGTTTATCTGGAGCTTCTTCAGCTACTGCACGAGCTAATTTCGCTTCGTATTTAACGTTTGTGATTTCAGCTTTGTTGTTAGTAGGTGGAGATACTAAGTTAGCTATGATGTTTTTCACAGCGTAAGTACCTTCAGTGTGAGCTTTAGCTGTCGGAGTAGTGATATTGAATGTATCCACTTCTTCGTTAATTTTCTTAACGCTTAGTGATGGTGCACCACCGATGATTCCCCACGGGTTGAATAGTGATACGTCGATAGATTGATACCATCCGCCGTGACCAATACCAACTGTGCTTTGCCCAGTAATCATAACTGAGTTTTCATCTAGGTTTGCACCTGCGGCTAAACCATTACTTTTCGGTACATGTGTATCTAAAGCGTAGTATCCATATTCGCCTCCGTCACGAATTTGTGGCGCATCGTTACCTGATAGGATAATATCAGTATTAGTTCCATGCGTGTCTTTGTACACATATAATGTTTGGTTATCATCAATATCCCCTATAAATAGTGGTGAATGTTTCGCACCTTCTCCAGCACCTTCGTCAACACGTACGTCAAATGTTGTCCATAAACCTACTTTTGTATATGGGTTCGATGCTTGGTTAGCATAAGCTATAGGTGATAATAGGCTTTGGTCTCTTAAGGTGATTGAGTCATTATATTCACCAGCATTACCTTCGTTAACACCTAAACGTAGCTCACCGCGTGAACCACCACCTCCGTTGTGTCCAGTCGCACTTTGAATGTGTCGGTAGTAACCTACACCAGTTAACACTTTACCCGTTTTAGGGTCTACTGATAAGTAGTACAGGAACATAAGTCTGCTGTTTCCTGGTAAGTCGTTTGGCCACTTACTTCCGCTAAATGGCATAGCGTGCATTGTTAATGATAGTGGATAAGTTTTTGGCTTACCATTCGCGTCATATGTTACGTACGAATCTTTAAAGTCGAATGTTACATGGTCTTGATAAGACGCTACTAAGAACACATTCTCATTACCTACGTAATCAATATGTTGGTTCTTAATATCCGCAAACACAGCTTCTCTATAGATGTTGTGTCGTTGTGTACTTGAAACCCACGCTTTAGATGCGATATGGTTTAAGATACCTTGAGCCCCACCTTTGAATTTTTGTGAGTTCGCAGCTTTTGTACCACGCACTGTTACGAAGTCGTTGATGTTTTTACTTGGCACCATTACTGAACCAAATGCACCATCTAGACCTTTCTTACTGTCATCCATCCATTGTGCAGCCGCAATATTCGCAATTGTTTTACCTTCTTTAGCGTATTTAAGCGACATGTTTGGAGTTAACTCCTGTGTACCAGTGAATACCCCTTCAGTGCTCTCTGCTGTTTGTTTAAGCGCAGCTTCTACGTATTTTTTGTATTCACCTGAAGTGTCTCCGTTATAGATTGGTCGAGTGTTTAACCATTCTTGGTCAATTTGTGAACCACCTGAACCTTTACCGCTAAGCACACCGTCGATGAATGTTTTAATAGCCGATTTGTTTGAGTCGACTTCAGTTTTAATCTTAGTCATTACCCCAGTATTAGCATTAGCTAATTTATTAGTTGCATCTTTAATTACATTGTCGATTTCTTTCGATTTTTGAGTCATTAAAGCTTCAACTTCTTTAGGGTTACGACCGATATTACCAAAATCTACTTCACCGATTGATTGTACAGTTGTTCCAGCAGTTTCTTTAGGTCTAACTGTAGACTCATTAATGTTCTTGATTGCTTCATCAATCTTCTCAATCAATTTCGCTTTCTCATCAGCCGTACGAGTAGAGTCTGTTACAGCTTTCTTAGCTTTTTCTAACTCAGCAACTTGTGCTGTTTTATAGTCATTAAAGTCTTTGATTGCTGTAGAGTTTTTCTCAATTTCGCTCAGTACATTTTTTGCTTTATTTTGTTCTGATTTAATCCAGTTGCTGATTGACTCAATATTTTTGATACTATTGTCTTTGTACGTTTTAGCTTTATCTATCTCTTTAGAGTTCTCTGCAGCTACAGTTTTGATTTTCGCTAATATTTGGTCTCTTGTTTTTGAGATGTCTGTCTCGTTAACTTGTTTGTTTTTGATAGTTTCTACTGTAGTTTCGGATACGATAAATCTACTTACATTTAGCTGATTGCTAAACTAATACATTCATCCATTGTTCATGCTTCATAGTTCCCCTGTAACTCACCAATCACTCAGTGAGACAGGTTGGTATAGAACTCCACATCTAGGAGGTATCCTCTCCCGCTATACTCTACTTGCTATTGTAATACCACTTCAAGTTGAGTGCCGCATTCAAGTCTCGGTCGTGAGTCTCACCGCAGTGAGTACATCGCCAGTTTCTAATGTCTAGACCCCAAGTTCTCTTTTGAGCTACCGTGTCAAACCTTTCGTGACAGTTAGAGCATAGTTGTGAGCTTGGAAAACTTGTTGGTGCTAAGACTATTTCAGTACCTTGTCGTTCAGCTTTATAAGTTATATATAACCTAAGCTTGTACCATGAGGCGTCTTGTATTGCCCGAGATAGTCTGCGATTTTTCAAGAGATTTCGAATTTGCAAGTCTTCAAGCACGATTACTTTTGGTTTGGTTTTCACCAAAGCGCTCGATACTTGATGAAGATGATTATCTCTGATGTTACTAAGTCTTCGGCAAACTTTAAGATGTTCGCGTTTGGCTCTCAGATAATTCTTTGAGTCCTTAACTCGTCTACCCATCTGTCTTTGACATGCTTTTCGTTTCTTCTCTAACTTTCGTACAGTCTTAGTCTTATTGATATTCTGGTGAATATCCCCATTAGACACGTGAGCTAAGTTCTTAAGCCCTAGGTCTATACCCAGTATTTCCTCAGTCAAATCCACTGGCTCTGGTGTAATCTCCATACCTAGTGTGAGGTGCCAGTACATACCATCGAATATTACTCTAGGGTTCTTGTATAACCGTTTCTTTGGAGTCTGATTTACAGAAATCCAACCTATCTTTGGTAAATAGACTTTACCTCTAAACTTGAGCTTTCTAGCATCG